AACTATAATACCATACTCATCAAAATTGCTATATTTACAAAACATTTCAATAAATTGACTCTATGTCTCGGTTTTAGCTCCTAATATCAGTACAATATCGTTTTCTTGTTCTCCAATTGAACGCAACTTGCTGTTAGATATAAAATCAGCTATCATATATGATTTACCACTACGTGGAACCGCTCCCCAAATAAATAGCTTATGTCCAGCCTTGTTATATTCAACTGTTGTATTTGTAAAATATTGTTGATGAAATCTAGGATATAATACTGGTCGTTCAGTTTGTTTACCTAATTTTGATTCGATAAAATGGTCTATATCAGATGAAGTCGATAAATCGTGCAATAACCTGCGAAACCAATCCTCCAATTGTTTTACACCATAAACATTTTTATCGTAATCACCTATCAATTCTCTAGATCGATATAATTTGCTATCTAATGCTTCTTTGTTATTAACCATCAATACGATTTGTTTTTCTAAATCTATTTCTATATTCGTCAAAGCTTGTGATTTAGCATATATTTTAGCAATATCATATTCATCTTTGTTATTTGTTTTTTCTGCGTCGTAATATTTATTTTGTATCATTATTAATTTTGGTATTTTAGAAGGTAATATAGTTGCAGTAGAACTTTGTAAATTATCCACACAATCACACTCCCAATCATCTTTACAATTTGTTTTTGAAATGTCAATTTCTGTTTTAAACAATATATCTACCACGCCACCCGCTGAACTTTCATTCACTTTAAAATTCAAAACTTCTTGTTTCGTTAATGGTTTCATTTTTGGATTTTCAACGAGTTCTTCTAAAGATGAGTAAAATTGTTTATTCATACCTAATTCACCATTATCATAATTTAAAAGCAACATTATTTTACACATAGCTTCAAATACATGCTGACGTTTAAACTTCAATGTTTCCATAGTGGATTTAGCAAACATTTGTATAAAATCGTGAAATGTCAATAAATATTCAGGGTTCTCTTTCTTACTTTCTTTATACAAGTGCATTAACGCATTTAATAAATCACGGTTTGTTTTTCCTTCTTTATTAAAATATTTTTGTATTGTTGAATACATTATTTCTTCACACTTTCTATTTTTCTCGGCTAATTCTTTGTTTAAGTCTCGTCTTTTACTTAATAGTGTTTGATATTCATCGCACGGATCATTGTTTTTTACTATTACCTCACTAGAATGTGATATATCAGATGGTTCTTTTATATCAACATTTAATTCATTTGATAAATTAGAAACCGGAAGTTTTTTAATAGATTGGTTTATAGGTCTATTTGAAATAACAAGTTTTCTGCATTTTCGGGTCGCTGTAAATAAACAATCTTTACGTGATTTACATTCTTTCTCTTGAGTTATAGAAGAACAATTTGGTATATTATTCATATATATTACTGAAACATATTTAAACAATATATATTCTACAATAATTTACCACATTTTACCAAATTGCTGTTTTCTGAATAGCCATTCTTTGTCTAAATCTAACATCAATCCGCTATAATTTACCTTTCTACCTTCTATATCACTATAATTATCTACTTGCACAACTGTTGGTGGCGTTATCATATACCATTTTCCACTTGTTTGCAAATTCTTCCAGTAAATATCTAGGGCATACTGTTTGCGTTTGCTAGGTTCTCTCAATAAATAACTAGCACTCTCTTTGAAGTTCGCAATAAGAGTATCATAGTAATGCGACTTCACAATATACCCGGTGGTTGTCTGGTTATTGGACACTCTAATACAGTAGTCGGCAATGCGCTCATATGGTGGACAGTTGTTTCCTCCGATAATAATAACATTCCAATCTATTTCTCGGTTTTCGGAGAACTTTAGCAAGTTCTCTTTTAAAACATCGGGGTTTAGAAAAAGTATATCATCTTCGCAAATAAATACGTAGGGCCATCCTCTAGCTTTAGCCAATTCTAAACATTTGATATGACTCATTGTGCATCCAACTGCGCCGTCTGGCATCTTAATTGCAGAAACACGTTCTCCTTTAATCTGCAATTTATCCATTTCGGTTTGAACGTGTTTTAGGCGATCGGGTCTCCCGTCTAAATTAATATACAATATGTATTTCAATAAATCCGGAATATTTAGGGAATTATTAGTGGGCGTTTCACTATTCGAGATACTTATATTTTTTGTTATAGAAATGTTTGAAAAGTTCATTGTCGGTGGTATATGTTTTTCGTATAATAAATTATTATACGAAAATCTTTAGGTATATTTAGGAATAACAACAATTGTTATAAATGGTTCATATAAGAATGCCATCAATATTATCTAGATATAACTATTGGTAGTTTTTTGTGGATTTTATTTATTTGTCGTTTCGTCCATTTTTGTGTTTTTTTATAAGATTTACATTTTCTCTGAACAACCCCTCTTTTATTTCGGTCTAAACATTTATCCGATGATTTTGAAATCAACTGTTTGGTCGTTTTATTGTGATAAAACTTTTGATTCGACCCTTTATGACAAGGGTACCCAATAACTCGCGCATTTTCACAACAATTACCGCCTTCAATATCTACGCAATATTTTGTTTTATTTTTACCGCGACCGGAGTTTTTCACTACCGGAATCTGTCTATATTTCTTCGTGTTATTTGACATATATATATTTGGTCAATATTTTTTGGATAACATTCGTTCCCACGCATTCATTCGCGACAACGCTTTGCATTTTAAATATGGATAATATCGTTTAGCATAATCAGTAGTAAAAAGTCCATCCGCATCGTGTTTTAATACACGCGTTCGAAACAATTCTTTTGCATTGCTAAATGCTTGTTCAGTCGTAGAACCACTGTTATACATATGATATATCATACTACGGTCGAAATCATATGCCGACAACAAATCCGACTCTCTTACAATATGATATGCGGGCATATATGGTCCTAAATCCGGAAACCCGTGTTTTTTCACTTTCGAATAAGACATAGTTGAAACGATTTGTTTAGTAGTATCTATTTCCAATGATGTAAGTTTATCGCCTAAATATTCTTCTATTTCAGCAACGCCATCTTTTTCATTCATATACTTTTTATCACACATATCGTGTACAATTGCGGATACATATATAAGTCGTTCTTGCGAAACCAATTCGGGATTTTTGAAAATCTCGTCGTTATAAATGTTGTGCGCAAAGTGTAATACATTCATACTATGTGAAATGCCGTGGGAATCGTCTATTTTGTGTCGCGCGGTAATCAACATAACAAACTGAAACAATTTGGAGAATAATGTCATTTTTTTGAAAATTGGGATATAGCTAAACTAAATATATATATCGACATAGTTTTATATGTATTTAGGGAAAATGTTTATTAAATGTTTTGATAATTGTGTTGCGGATAAATAGTTATACTTCAACTCCAGGCAATTCAATTTCGTCATTCTTCTTTAGTACTGGTTTTATATGAGTGGTCTCTTTGAGAACTCGTATTTCTTCTTTTAATTCCGTCAATTGTTTAGCAAGTTCTCGTATTGCCGTCATAACATCCGTACTAACTGTATTGTTAGATTTAGACAATGATTGCGCCTCTTCTGCGACATTTGCATCCACAGAAAGGGCCGGTGGCGGCGGTCGGACCATAGCGACATCATATTCTCTCTGTTTTATTTGTTGTTGCAATAACTCATCCATATTTGTTATAGCATCATCTTCCACTTTTTCGCTAAAATTGGCTATAGGAGGAGCCAGGGGTTTTCCCATAGTTGCATATTCTTGTTGCCGGGCATTGAATTGGTCAGTATATATACTCATCCGGGTTTGGGGGGTTTCATAGTTTAGTTGAGTAATAGATGTATTTTGATAGGGGGGTGATTGTGGAGTGGTGGGTATAGTACTCGGTGGTACTTTATGCAAAGACTCAATACGTTTTAAATCCCCTATCATATATGAAATCGTCTGTTGATTCAGGGCTTTCAATTCGGCTATAGACATTTTAGGGGATTTTATATTTTCATAAAACTGTTTTATTATACTACTGAACCATTGTTCTCTATTAATGGCTATAGTATTGTTTGAGAATTGCGGAGAACGTTGTATTGTTTTCCATAATAATGTCTGATTTTCTACTGTTATATATTGATTTGTCATAAACATATTTATAGAAGACGTTTAAATCCTTTTTAGCCATATGCATAAATACTATACACAAAACTTATGATTATGGACTAGGCTATGTATAATACTAAGGACCCCGGGCCGGAGGCGGTGGAACGGGTTGTAATCCAAACTTAGAATCGACCGTCAACTTTTTCAAAATAGATTCTTTCAATTTAGCAGGATATTCGTTTTGTTTCATTTCGGATTTTATTAGTGCAAACATTTCATTGACATCATATGTCGTTTCATATCCATCTTTTCTACGAATAACATCTAAATGAGGCATTTTATTTGTTATTCGTTTTTTTAGTATGAAATCGGTATTATCGGTCAGTTCAATTTCATTTATAAAATAAAGTACCACTTTGTTTATAAGCTTTTGTATTTGATGGATTCCTTTTGTAAATATAGACATACCATTGGTTTCATCAATGATTTGTATTGCCAGTTTTTGTATAATTGCCAAATCATCCGCGGTTAATTGTGAGACATCCTTTTTATTTATAACTTTGTAATTGTCTATATCTGCTTTAAGTTTTTTGTATTTCGGTGATTCTGGAGAACCTGACCGTATTTTTCCTTCTTCTGCGGCAATATATTTAGATATAATATTTTGTAAATCTTTAATTTGATCCTTATTCGATATATTCAATCCACCGCTATACCGTCCGTATTTACGAGAACCTTGTTTGCGCGATTTCTTGCTGTACACATACTTTTTTGGTGCTTTACGATATTTACGTGTATATTTTTTTTCCGTCTCTTTTTGCATATATATACAATACATAAAATATTTAGGTATTGTATAAGATGGTAGACCCCGATATTGTAAAAACAGTTTTTAAATCTGTTTTTCTGGTATTACTATTGTTGAGTTTTTATATTTTTATAGTTGTCCTATTATACAAAGACAATAATTATAAAGACGTATTTTCAGCCTGGCAATTTCCGATGATTTTAGCATTAATTGTTGATCTTTATGTAATAGTATAATTATTTGTATCGGCAATTTTGCGAAACCTATTCCGGTTTGTTAAAATATTTATGTCTATATAATTCAACGTATTTGTCCGGTATAGTTGCGTCTCTAAATAATGCGATTTTTTCATTAAATCCCAATTCAAGTTCTCCATTTGGCGTTTCTTTATCTTCTAATTTGTTTGTCAACATCGTAATAATGAAAAACAGAGAATACATTCCGCATTCTGTATTACTCTTTTGGTGGTCTCGACCATTGTTGTTATAGGACTGTATTTTTTTAGGTAGGCTCAATTTATTATATTGTTCTTCAATGCGTTGTATTAAGGCCTTTATTTCAGCCGGGGCTTCTCTACCGGTGCTATCAAAATAAAATATAAATGGACCTTCGACCTCTTTTTTATGTTTTTTAGAACCACCGGCAGGGTCCGAAAATGATGGGGGCCATTGAATGGAAACATTTGGTGTTCCTCCAATTGTTTTTGTGGATTTCATCTTTCCGGGTTCTCCTAAACTAACATATAAAGATACCCAATGAGAACCAGGTTCGTCATATCTATCTAAATTGAATACCATCCCAATTTGTGTTATACCGCTCTTTAATAATTTAGCAATATCCAAATGGCACAATTCTTCCCATACGCAAACTTTGTAGTTTTCGTTTCCCTGGTCAGCCCAAGGAATTTTTGAACGCTCTACTCTGCTATCAAAATCAATTGGGGACGGACCAATAAACTTGAAATTGGAATATGTTTTTTCGTATTGTTTCATAACATTGGATATATCCAAATCCGTCAACCATTCATTTGGATTCTTTAGCCATTCTGGTGGATGTTCCGGTGCAAAAATAACGTCTTTTAACTCTTGTGCTAATTGTTTATCTTTAATGGTAGATAGCCAACAGTCTTCTTTAGCGCAATTTACTAGACGTTTATTTAGAGTTATCCATATTTCTTGTGGATTAGACCAAGGAATGTATTTGTCTTTACTATGGCTTTTGTTATATGCATCCTTTATTTTTATGAGAACATCGGGTGTATAACACGTAGACGAATTGACGGTTTTATTTTCGACAACTGGGCTACAATTTGGTTTTTGTACTCCGCCTCGTTTATGCGTTTTTCTGAGACGACGATTTTTACGGTTTGTTTTATGCATTTTTTATATAATATATTATAAAATATACATATACTATATATATTACAAAAAATGAAAATCCATACAAGACGAAACCTAAAACAGTCTAACAAATCTAGGATTTTTTTGTCTGAACATAACTATCCATTGTATATTTAGGCATATAAGTGGATACACCTCCCGTTTTATTTATTTTAGTTCCCCAAAATGAAGACGATGGTTGCGATGATGACTGTTCCTTAACATTATCTATATCGCCAAATAATGTTTCATTGTCTATTGGGTCGCCATTATGGTCTTCCGTTATTTCTTTCAATTCGAAATACTGAATACAAGTCTTGACAAAATGTGTAAAATCTCGGTTTATATCTGTAGTTATTTGTTTGTCGGGATTTTCCAATAAAGAGGAGAACAATTGTTCGATTTTATAGCGATACCGTTCCATTTTTCCTAAATATACTTGGTTCTCCGAATATTTAACAGGATCGGTTTTTTGCACATATTTTTTGTATTGCGATTTGTTTATTAAAAGTTCCAGAGTAAGTTTGTCTATACTATTCATTGGTTCTTGTACAGGTAATTCTGTGGGGTCATTGGGTTCTTCAGAATCAGACATTTATATAAATATTTATATGTTTTTTATGTGGAAATCATACATATATATGTATAACCGTTTTATTCCAGGGCTTTGTTTAGCCGTTTCTTCAACCACCCTTAGTTTTCAGCTTTTTGTTGTATATCCAAATCAAAAAAAACTACATAAAGAACTTTTTGCTATACGAGAACTTTTACAAAAAGAATATTTAGGAAAATAATAAAGGGTTCATATTACAAGTTCTCATTCTTTCGAATATTTATTGGTCTTTTCTTTGGTCTTTTCATTGTTTTATTTAGCGCAGTTTGTTCTTCTTGCAATTTTCTTGTGGCGGCGGCATATGCTTTTTCTGCTTGTTCTTTTTCTTTAGCTAAACGTTCTTGTTCTCTGGCAAGTTTATCAGCCTCTTTTGCCGCTTCTTTTTCCTTTTTCTCTTGTTCTTTAGCTCTTTTTTCTGCTTCTTTAGCAGCTTCTTTTTCCCGTTTTTCAGCCTCTTTGTGATTCTTTTCAGATTCTTTAGCGGCAGCTTTTTCCCGTTTTTCAGCCTCTTTGTGAAGTCTATCTGCTTCTTTAGCAGCAGTTTTTTCCCGTTTTTCAGCTTCTTTTTGATTTTTCATTGTTTTTCTGTGTTCCTCTTTTAATTCTTTTTGTTGTTTCCTAGTTGCTGCCTGAATTGCTTTTTCTTGCGCTTTGATTTCTTTTTCTTTTGCCTTAACTTCATCGGCAACCCGAAGTTCTTCAAAATGGGCGATATTTTCGAGCAATTCTTCGTCAATCATACCAGTATGTTTAGCAATAATTTGTTTTAAATTATTGTTCTTGATTTCATTGATATAGTCATCTTGTTGCTGAAGTAGTTTTTCCTGGGCTTTCTTTTCCCTCGCTATTTCTTTAGCTTCTTCTTTTTGTTCTTGCAATATGTATTTCATTGTTTTCTTTACGCTTGAAATTGTTTTCCGGCGTGTTTTCAATAACTCTTTTTTTTCTTCATTTACCGCTTTTACTTTCTCATCAATGTTTTTCTTAAGTGTGCTAATGTGCTTTTTATGTTCTTTCTTTTCATCTTTTGTTGTCATTTTGAGCAACTCACATTCCGATGCAGTTATTTTCCCTTTCATTAATTGTTTGATTTGTTTCAACCGATTTTTTTGCGCATCAATAACAATGTCCAAAGAGTTTTTATGGTTCTCAATGACTTTATCTAGTCGTTCGATTTCTCTAGTGTTCCAGAGTACTTCCGGTATATCTTTAATTGCTTCATTTAAATCAGTCGTGTCAGATATTTTTTTCCCGCATTTTCTGGTAATAGCGTAATACATACTATTTTCTAATTCGGCTTTCTTTTTAAGAGTTTCCGGAGAATCATCCTCTTTCATTTCTTTTAGCAATATTGATTGAGCACCACGTCTTTCTTTTATAGCCTCTCTTAGTTCTTTAATGCGGTCTTTGATTGATTGAATACCTTCTTTTGCTTCCGAAACGATGTTTTTTATATGTTCTCGGACAATTTTTTCGCACGATTTTTTGGCTTTACCGTCATAGTCGTTGCATTTATTTTTTAAAAATGCCAATTTTGTCGCAGTAATACCTTTTATTTCTTCATCTATTTCTTTGTTATTTTCTTCGATTTGTTGATTTAGTTCATTTATGTCTTCGGATGCCTGTTCACGTACTAATTTTTTGTCCAACTTCATAACCTCTTTTATATCATCTACTAATGGAGAGTTAACAAACTTAACAATAGGTTGAGAGAACTGGCGGGCATCTTTTTCACGATTCAAATAACTAACATATCCTGCAATATTGTCTAAATATTTGCGTTCTCCTTGTTGAGTAAATCGTCCTTCTTCGTTCAAATATTCTTGCGAAAACTCCGGAAATTGGTCCGGCATTTGTTTTTCCATTGGTTTCAATAAATTGATGAGTTTAACTAATTCCATCGGGTTTCCAGTTACAGGTGTTGCAGTCATCAGCAATAGTCGAACTGAGTTTTTTCCACTAACAATGTAAGAGTTTTGTAAAGCGGCATTTAGTGCTTGCATATCGGGACGTTCAATCGATGAAAGGTCCTCTCCACCATATAACTTATGAGCCTCATCGATAATTAGCAACGTTTTTTGCAATGGGTCGGCTTCACCATTTTTCTTAACTAATGCACTATAAAAACTGTTTTGTTTACTCACCAAATTACTGAATTGTTTGTATGACATAGGACGGATACTCCACGATTTAGACAACATTCGCATACGCTTGGCGTGTTCATCTGGCAAGTTTTCGATTTCTTTTCGAATACTTTCATTGCATACTTGATCAAACATATTTTTCCATATATCATTTTTCAATGTTGTGCGAGTAACCCACAAAATAGTATATCCTTCTCTCTCAAATGATGACGTGGCAGCTGCTATAGCAGAACACGTTTTACCGGTTCCGACCGAGTGCCATAAAAACATTCCTTTAACAGGGTTTTGAGGAGTGAAATAATTGCGCACAAAATCTTGAGTAGGTGTATAATCTAATAGAACCGCACCACCTACTTTTTTTTCTACACAATTGTTCTCCATTTTTATGTCTTTCCATTTGTATTCGCTAAAGTATTTTCGGACAAAAGCGCGGTTTTGTTCAAAATCCATTGGTTCATCTAATTTTTCTCCCAATATGCGCTTTGGTGCACGTGGGTCAAAAATGAGTTTGTATTTAGGACCGCCACCAAACATAACATCATCGTGGTCCGGTTCAATAGCAAAATTGTGTATATCCCGGTTCAATTCATAATCAACTGAGCCATACACTGTTGTTCGTTCTAGGTCGTGTTGAAAATTAAACAGTCGGAAATCAATGTTCATAGACTTCATATATAGATCGAACAGGGTAGGAGACGATAACATTTGACGTCTGAGTTCTCCTGGTATTTCAACATCATATATAAATACGTGTAGCGGCCACCCCTTTGTGGGATGAAAATCCAAGCCTTTTTGACCACAAGTACGAGTTCCACGACCAATAACTTGTTTTTGATCAGCCATAGTAGTTTGGGGTTCGTAAATATGCACGTATTTTATATCAAACAAATCGATACCTTCTTTGTATCCACTATCCATAACTATAATACGAGCCAATTCGCCATAAACATTTTCAGGACGTTGATTGAACTTTTTCAAAATGGCTTTTTTCATAGCAACACTAATTGGTTGGTCATATACTGCGACTGAAGAAAGCAAATAGAAGTTATTGAACTTAGTTTTCAAAAGAGTATCGTCGTCATCTAATACGATTTTTTCATATGGTTTTTTCGATTTAGGGTTCGGGTTCGGTTGAGCTGAATAACCTAAATGCATTCCTTTAGCCATCAATGCACCGGCTATCAATTTAGCACCATATAACCCGGTTTTTAGGTCGGAAAAAATAAAATGTTTGTATTTTCGCCCGTCTTTTGCCATATCACGTTTATCGAGGTCGTCAATACGTTTTAATAAACTTTCCAATTTAGACGAATGTGTATGAATGGCTGAACTTAAGGCGGCGGGGTCAAAATCTTTAGTATCAAACTTATATTCAGCCCGGGTTTTGCTCCAATTCGATTTTTTTCGAAGACATTCTGAATCGTATTTGTAATATGTGGACGGAGTTAATAGACCAGCAATATCCTTATGACCTACGGCCTCAAATACTCCCGATTCTCGAACATCCACTGATTCGCTGTCATCGGTGGATTCACTCGCATAACTATTAGATTCTTTATCAGATTTTTCAGAAGATGATGTAGACATTATATAATATGTGGCTAAAATATATTATATAGACGGCTAAAATATATTCTATTCTAAGTATATATCAATAATGTCATCAGGACCAAGTCTAGGAGGAGGACCATATAATGGATGGTCCCCGGTTCAAACTATTGGAAACGAAAAATCTAGCGAACAAGTTATGTCACGACGTGTAGTAGTTAAAAGTTGGAATACAAATTATACAACTGGTACATTTAATGGAAAATCTCGTATTGTAACACCGTTTCGTGCAGTAAACAATTTAGGAGACTTTTTACAACGTGAAAATTATATTTGTGGTGGTCCTAATCAAGTCAATGCTGACAAACCCGGATGGAAAGGTCACATTGGTTCGATTATTTCAAATTGTGACGGAACTGGAGTTCCCTCTTCTACTTGCAATGTGAGGTATGTTCCAGATGCATCTGACTATATCAAGTACAAGAAACTTCAAGCACAAAACCGAAACTACAATGACCTGAAAAATGGTGGATACAATAACTCTGCCTATGTTCCTTTTAAAGCAGTTCGTCGCTAATAAATCCAGATAATATACGTGTTTAGTACATATTGCAGAGTTTTAATTAGCAATGGTGTAAAATATTATACCACTGTATAATATACTACAAAACAAACAATGCTTCAAATGTTTATGTACAGACGAAATAATATCAATAATGGCATATCATACAGTCGGCGCGGGATGCCGCAAAAGGACTTTACTTCAGATGGTGCCGGTTCATTTGCTATAGGGCGTCAAAATTATGTTGAAACTGCAAATGCAACCAATTCGATGACACAGTCTCAAAAAACTGCCAAAAAATGGTATGGAAACCGAGATGCGTCTGCAGTTGTTGATAAAAGGAGAAATACAAATATAGGTAAAGGCAGTATAAATAGTGCAAATACTGCCATAGGATTTACTACAGATATAGATAGAAATACTGTCAGACAAGCACGCATTCGCACCAGAGCAGGAGGTTATGTTGTACCACCAAAATGCGTTCATACTCCAGGTAAATCTGGTGCTGTTTGTTTCACGAATGGTCATTCGGACATTAGATATAACGCAATAACCAGGGCAGCAACTAAAACAAATGAAAATACAGACCGTACAAAAGATTTATTATTGAAACACGATAATTTGGGATGTAGTGTTCCATATGACTGTCTAAACAAATCCACTTTTTGCAAAACCCAGTGTTAGACCACAAAATAAAATATAGTATATTTGTATATAGATTGTCATAGTATGCTACTGAATAAATATTTAGTCGAGTTTTTAGGTTCCATATTTTTCATATATGTAGTTTTATCAACTGGAAACCCACTTGCAATTGGCGCAGCTTTGGCGTTAGTTATGTTGCTAACAAAAAATATTTCAGGTGGATTTATTAATCCTGTAATAACTATTACGATGGCAGCCGCTGGTCAAATTACAAATGTGGAAATACTTCCCTATTGCATTGCCCAAATATTAGGTGGGTTGGTCGCACTAGAGCTATACAAACGAATTAGACTATAATGTGGTTTGTTGTGGTTCAAATACGCCCGCGTAAAATTGAATAACTATTATATTATGTCGTTATTTATCATATACTATTCATAATATAATACTCAAAATATTTACATATGTTCTCAGAACAGGCCGCAATAGGTAGCCTATTCTTATCCATAGTTTGGTTGGGTAAATACCGGTATAGGTATAGGTTTAGAAATAGCGTTGGTATTTTCATTATTATCTAATAAAATCGACTGTTCAAAGAATTGTTGGATATCATACAAATAATCCATTGTATTATTGTTGCTTTTACTAAACCAACTAATTTTTTGCATTTCTGTATAAATATCAATTGATTTTTCTCTGTTTTTTAGAGATTCGCGGTTCGTGTCAGTATCCATATCATAATCAGTGCCAACAACTACAGTAACTATACTGCGTATGGCATAATTCGAAGTCAAACTCTAAATCCATAACTTGCAAAGCATAACTGGAATCTGATATGGCAATGTAGGAGGCGCTAGATTGGTTAGTAGTAGTTATAGTAGTCATAATATTTACACAATATATATTATAGTGTATATATTTTTATATATTGTTTATTACAAACAAATATATTCAATATTTCAAATATCTAAATAACACATATAATCCAACGACAGTAAGAGAACCTATATAAATCGTGTTAATGGGGCTCATTTTAGATTGTTCAAGTAATTTTGATGCGATTACATCAGGAACTGCAGGAACTGGTGTTTCGGCGATATCAGGTTTTTCTTCTTTTTTGGTAGATTCTACTCCAGAATCGCGATTCTTAGAAATCATAGTATATTTTGGAGTAGTATCCGGAGATGTTTCGGCGTATACCGCATAATCAGATGTATCTAATTTCAAATAATCATCAAATCCTTCAATGGATTTTTCCTTTGATGGTTTTATAAATGGTTCCGGAGAACTGCTCAATATATTACCTAAATTATCTTTATATGTAAATATTTTTGCCATATCCTATAGAGTATATATATATAAGATATACACTCTATATTTTTTATTATTATAATTTATTATACGTCGTACCATTTTCACTATCGAAAAATACGACGCACTGTGTTTTATTGTCTAATTCATTGGCTGATTCATTTTCCGAAACCGGTAAGTATGATTTTTCAAATCCAGGTCCAGATATAAATCTACATCCGAATAGTTTCCCTCTTAGATACGAAAAAAATGCACAAACTCTCTGTAAAAACATACTAATTTACTTAGTATTATAACAAATATTTTACACCTTTGGACATTTAAGTTCGCACAATAAAGTGCTAACAAAAAAGAGGTTCAAAGTTGGGTCTTTTCATACCCGTATAAAGTTTGGTTATAAGTACTCGTTGAAGCACTTTGATTACTTTTTATTTCTCTACATAAATAACTTGGTCTTTCTATGTTATTTATCGCATTCTTTGCTATTTTGTAGATATTTGATGAACCATTACGGTCTCTATTCCACGACCCACAACCGCTCTTACAGCGTAATAGTCCGTGCATTAACCGCAATTCATCTTTGTTTTTCTTTTTATTTGGATGCATCCGCACCATAAACTTTTCACATACTCCACCATCGCATTTGGAACATTTACAACTACTTCTAAACTCATCAACCAAAAACACATTAAAGTTATTTTTTCTAAACAAGGTTCGTATTCCCTTTCCTAATGTTGGTTCTTTGTATTTCATTTGTTTTCTTTGTTCCCAATCGCCTATACAAATCACAACATTATCAGCATTACCATATGCTTTTTTGAAATTACTAATCATCTGTTGCTCGTTTCGTTTGATATTTATGTATTTACCAAACTTTAACTTACGGAATAATTCTTTACGATAAAACTGAAACAAAATATGGTTTATTCTATTTTTTTCTCGCAGATATTCCTTATATTTTGTAATTTGTAGTGATTTACGATTGAAATGTGATAATTCTGTTTCATATTCTATAATTGTTTTCCCTTCAATCTTATTGGTTTTCATAGCGAGAATAATATTGTTGTATTTTTTCATTTTGGTTTCTTTTCTTCGTTGATTTTGTGAATACCTAAATACATTCGCATCTTTGGAAGCATCATCCACACAATAAATTAAATCTTCTTTTCCCGGATCGATTCCCACAATTGTTTTATTTTGTAAAGTAGAATAATCGTCCAATTCATCAATATACAACTCTTTTGATATTCCTTTCTTCATCATAGGTAGTTTTTTTCCTACTAAATCGTCTCGCAAAAGTAAAATACTCAATCCAATACCATCGGTAGAAACCATATGGTGAAATGAAAATCCTGTTTTATGAAACATCTTGCGTTCTGTTCTAAAAAAGAACTTCCAAATCTTATCTTCATTCTTTTTCAGTTCTCCTTTTGTCTTGAAAAACGCCTTTGTTCCGTGTTCTTTTCTCAATAACAAATTGACTAATGTAGTTGTATCTAATCGTATATATTTCGGTGCGATTTCACTTCGTAGTGGAAAAACATTATTAACACTTTTGCCGTCATTTTCAACTTGTTTCATCATAAAAATCATGCAAGGAAAATATTCCATCGTTTTACATTTCAGGTCATACATTACGCTATTTTTCTCAAACTTTTTTCTGTGCGGTAAAATGTGTTGTTTTTGTTCGGCAATCCATTTATGGTAATAGTTATTTGATTGGTATGGTTTCCCATCCACATTCAATAAATCATTTTTGATTTTTCGTAATTCGGCACAAAGATTTCTTACTCGCGCTTCACGCTCTTTTTGAGTTTTGCCTAATTTCCTTATCTTATCCACAATCATTTTCTTTTTCCAAACAACATTTACATATCGTTCTACATATTCCACATAATGTAATTGAATATTATTCTCATACATCGTAATAACATCCTCCTTCAAATAATCTAATACAGTATTCAATCCTGCATAATCAATTGGGTCATTCTGTGTAAGTGGTAAATAATGATGATTGTAAAAAGTAGTAAGTATATCCTTCATTTCTATCGTTTCATTTTTTGCGGGTTTTCCTCTTTTTTCAGTTTTTTCACCACAAACAACTTTCATAGAATTATTGATAAGTTCCTTACTTACTACTGGTAATGTTTGATTATTGTTTTCATAATAATCCAATAAATACAATTTGAGAAATTGTAAAGTATGAATAACAATTTTATTAGATTTCACAACAGCGTCGTTTAGTATTTTGGTATTTATTTCGGGATGTTTCAATACATTTTTCAGCGAAGTTTTAATGGATTTGAAAAACTCTGGTGGTTTCTCTTTTGCCTTTTCCATTCTATATACTATACAAAGATATTATTTTAAGTAAGTTTCCCTAAATATAATATATTAAGTAAAAATCCCTAAACTTTCGTAAAAATGTATATTGGCGATTTTATCCATTTTTCATTTACTTTGAATTGTTGTTCTTTATTTTCAATAGTGTATTTGGATTTAAGAAGATTTTTAACAATTGATAACCAAGGGCGTTTTATTCGCTCTGGTTCTCCTACAGCTTTCATATTGTTAAAAGCAAACCATTTTCGTATTTCTGGTATAAGTTCCATAATTTGTTTTTGGATTTCTTCATTTTTATCCAATTCGTATAGTGTATATGTGTTTTTATTTTCCAAATCTAATATGCTAATAATTTTGTCTATAATACCATCTTGTTCTTTTTTATACAATTCACTTTTTAATCGCATTAGTTGTTATATAGTTTACATAAATAATTTTTATATTTTTTATGTAATTAATGATTACGACCTGCATACAGGACACAATCTAATATTAGTTTCGTTTTCATATTTTTCATTTTTGTTATCTTCCCAATTATCATAATCTCTTTGATATATCTCAATTAATGGATAATGATCTTTCCACTTTGGATTTTCTGGATTTTCATCATACTCATTTTCTATATCAGGATATGGGAATATTGGTTGTCCTGTCTCGTCGCCATACATACATCTTTTGAAACATTCAATACATACCATATGATTACATCTTGGATATGATATTCCTTTTTTATGTTCAAGACATACAGGACATTCAATATTATCAATTATGTTTAATATTCCTTTGCCTGTTTGGGTTCCCCATGTTCCAAACTGTATATCACAATTAGTACATAAATATTTTCCTTTACAGTCAAACCACCATTTTGGTAAAACTGTTTCACATATTTCATAATTTTTACATTTTATTCCCCCACCGTCTTCTTCTGTATATTGACAATCATATGCTATATTATTATTTTCATAATCAAAATCTCGTTCCATATTCGTTGCTATATAACATAAATATTTTTTAAGTAAATTATAACTTATAATTTTTTAATCTACACTTACGAGTTGATGGTTTTCGCTTATAAGTCATATCTTCTTTTATTCCGTAAGCATATTGGAAATAATTCTTATAATTTTCTGGTTTCACTTTATCTATCGCTCTATCAATATTCTTTTCCAGTCCTTCAAATGTATATACATCTCGATTTTTCTTAATATATGTTTTTATCTGATTAAAATACATTTCAACTGCGTTTGTAACTGGACTATACGGTATGGTAAATAAATATTGATTACCACTTTTTAGTATTGCTTCTTTTACCATATCATTATTATGACTTTTCGCATTATCTAATATGATGAGATGGTCTTTATATTTAGGTTCTATTTGTGTTTCTATAAACTCTACCATTCTTTCTTTGGTTGTTCCACCTTTTTCATAAAATATTTTTCCTACGCATTTTGAATTATTGATAGCAACTAACAAAGTAAAACTACGAAATACAAAATTATTATTTGTTTTGATTACACAACGCTTACCAATATAACATCTACTATATGAAGGTTTCAAATGAGAACCAACACTGGTTTCATCCAAACAAATAATCTTATCGAGAGGATATTTATGAACTTCATTATAAAATGCTTCCGTTTCTTTATTTTTGTCGGTAAGTTGTTTTCTGCGTTCTTTTGGATAATGTTGATGACGAGTTCGTTTTCGTGTTCTATTGTTTGCTCTAATAACTCTACCTAAATGGCGTCTGGTAATATCCAAGTCCTTATATTTTTGTTTCATAGAAAATAAAAGTTCATCCATCGTAAGTTGTTCGTTCTTATCAATCATATTTACAGCACTTCTAACTTGTTCTTTATTTATCTTGTATGATATAGGTTTTCTATTTTTTCTTGTAATATTTTTAGTATTTCTATATCTATCAATCCACCCTTTTAGTGTGCTTTTCTTACAATCAAATATCTCACATACTTTATCCATACTATCATTATGTTTCAAATAATATTTAACCGCACCTAATTTATAATCATCACTTTTGTATTTATTCATATAATAAATTAAGATAAAATACTCATATTTTGTGCGAACTTAAATGTCCAAAGGTGTATATCAATTTTTGCAATAACATAAAGATAACCCAATAATCTTCTATATCTACTATTACTCCAATAAAATGTGCGGAATATTTGCCCTATTAAACTACGAAAACAAATATTCAATTGAGTTTATTTCGCAACAATTTAAAAAAGGTCGCGAAAGAGGTCCAGAGAACTCTCAATTATGCAAAGTTAGTCGCAAATTAATGTTCGGGTTTCACCGTTTAGCAATAAACGGTCTCACAAATGAGTCCAGTCAACCAATTATTAAAGGTGATATTATATTGATTTGCAATGGAGAAATATACAATTACAAACAGTTATATGAAACTATGGGACAAGTTTGTCCGGTCATACCAACCACACAATCAGATTGCGAAGTAATTATATGGCTATATGAAAGATATGGCATTGAACAAACTTTGCAAATGTTGGATGGTGTATTTGCTTTTGTTTTATTAGACCAAAGAATTAATATTGGAGAACCAATGATGTATGTTGCACGCGACCCTTATGGAGTCCGCCCGTTATATAGTATTCATCAAGTATCTGAAAAATGCACTGGAGAATCCACTATTGGATTTGCATCCGAATTGAAAGTTCTCGCCCAATTTGCTATACAATTCCCACAAACAAAATATAAAACGGAACAATTTGTACCCGGGTCTTATTCCATTTATACTTTTTCAGATAAAGTGTCTTCTGAATGGTCTCCTATAAGACAAAATATTGTATATCACACAACCGGATTCAGTAAAACATTATATAATTCTACGGAAATAACCACATCTGTACCGGAAATTATACAGTGTATTCAAAACCACTTAATTGCGGCAGTTGAGAAACGATGTTGCACTACAGAAAGACCAATTGCGTGTTTACTATCTGGTGGGTTAGACAGCAGCTTAATAACTGCATTAGTAAGCGAATACCATAATAAAAATGGACTTCCTCCAGTAGAAACATATAGTATTGGTTTAGCAGAATCGGTGGATTTGAAATATGCTAAACTGGTTGCCGAACATTTAGGAACAAAACATACGGAAATTATTTTGACTGAAGAAGATTTTTGCGAGGCAATTCATACTGTTATACCAGCTATAGAAAGTTATGATACTACAACTGTTCGAGCAAGTATAGGTAATTATTTGTTGGGTAAATATATTGCTAAACATAGTCAGGCAAAAGTCATTTTCAACGGGGATGGTTCGGATGAATTGACCGGCGGTTATTTGTATATGCAAAAAGCCCCGGATTCTATTGAGTTCGATAGAGAATGTCGCAGGTTGCTAAAGGATATACATACATTTGATGTATTGCGATCGGATAAATCTATTTCATCCCACGGCCTAGAACCGAGAACCCCGTTTTTAGATAGAGCTTGGACACAGTATTATTTGTCTATACCACCGGGTATTAGAAAGTTCTCCGGACAAACTGAGAAGTATTGGCTGCGTTATGTATTTTCCGAAGGTCGCTATTGTCCATTTTCTGAAAATTCAACATTATTACCTGAAAAAGTATTGTGGAGAAGGAAAGAAGCATTTAGCGATGGGGTTAGTGGAGAACAAAGATCGCTATATCAAATATTGCAAGATTATTGCGCTAAAATGGTTCCTTTAGGAGAATACAAATCATATGAAGAAATGGCGAAACACAATTCTCAAATGCAAAAAGTTGCAACAAATATTCCTAAAACTGCTGAACAATACTATTATAGATATGTATTTGAATCACATTATATGGGAATGGGTGATATAATCCCCTATTTTTGGATGCCTAAATATGTGGATGCGACAGATGCAAGCGCGAGAACTTTAGCAAATTATCAATCCGATTCTTCTATCTAGTTATAGAAACTGTATGAAATCCCATTGTCAGACTGTCATTGACTGAAATCTTTATAATTGTTCCGTCTTCCATATTTAGCAAAACTAATCCCCCCGGGTAATTGTCTGTTTCATTATTATTAAACTCTCTCAAACTTTGTTCTCTTAAATCTACCGCTTCGCGGTCGCAATTATTGCCAAATGCAATTAATCCATTTTTATTATTTAGGCGAACTGCGATTGGTTCTCCACAAAAGAAAATATTGTCAAACATCCATTTTTGTGTTATAGCCATATTATCATCGACACGCACAAACCCATTTATTTTACGTTTTTGTATATTACGTAAAATGATATTGCCTAAAATATCTTCCACCGGAAAATCCAAATTATATTTTTCGGTTTCCAAGTTATTGCATACATACGCAGTATTATGACACTTGTCTATGACTATCTTGCGATATCTACCCTTTATTTTTATGCTGTCAAAGTCGATATCATCGTATAAGGGAGCATATATTTCCAATTTTTTGTATGAATCCACATATTTAGCAAAATGAAATAGGTAAAATGGCGAATGTAATTTGTATGTAGAAACGTGTCCAGTATATTTTTGGAGAACGTGGATATATGTGGGCGACGTTTTTTTAAAATGCAATGGTAATTTCCCTCTAAACAATTTAGGAAAATCAAATACTAGGGGAGAATCAATTATAACAATACTGTCGTTTGTTGAAAGAAAATCGTGTACTATCGGTATGTATCGTGTTTTTATAGTGTGTTTTAAGATAACCTCTTGCAAGTTCTCATCCATTGTGTAATACACAACCTTTTTAGCAAATATATGGTAGTCAATAGATTCTATTACTCTTGTTCCCCACCAATTTGTGAAATATTTAGAATGTCCAGAAAGTGGATAGGGAGTCTTTATTTTTCCGATTGTTTTTATAGTGGATGTATTATGATAAAAATGTAATAGATATGGATTATCTCTCTCAAATAGAGCATATGCAGCAGTCGTATTTTCATCAACTGGTGTATACAGAGGTAATATAGCAGTATTTGCCGCGCCTAAATTGTTGCATTTATTAATTCCAATTAAATATCCGAAATACTTTAGCAATTTCATTCCTAAACTTTCCGAGGTTTTGTTTTCTTTGTTTTTTGTGTTCTCCTCTTTTAAAACTTTATCCGTTTTAATCAGATGTTTAGCAAATGATACATTTTTCCCATTAATGAAAATACCTTGTATAACTCCATCACCCGTAAATAAGTCGAACAAGTTTTTCACGTTTTCTGGCAATACATTGGGTCCAATAATTCCGAAGAATTGTTTCTTGTTGGGTTCTTGGATATATTTAGGAATATTTGGAGAACTTTCAGATAACAGTTTTTTTTTCAACCAGGGAGTTAAAAAAAAGGCATTCACGGAAGTATTTAAAAAAACGGCGGATGAAAATAAAATCGAAAATACCATTTTATATTTATTTAAAACGTACATATTTAGGAAAAACACTATATATTTCACAAAGCCTTTATATAATGACTTCTACCTTATAGAAATCATTATATTACGCACATATCCACTTATTATTCTAAACCAACGAATAATTAAAATGGCACATTTTAATTCTTCGTGGTCAGATACCAGTAACGATTTGAAACGTGCACCCTAGCCATAGGCTAATGGTGCGGTTTTAAACCAACGAAGAATTAAAATGACACATTTTAATTCTTCGGGGTCAGATACCAGTAACGATTTGAAACGTGCACCCTTTACGGGTGCGGTTTTAAATCTTCACTAGTATAAATCTTTACTGGTATAAATATATATTTTGGTTAGTTGATTTAGGATATTTAGGACATTTAGAATATTTAGGACATTAGGATATTTAGGATATTTAACTATAATAAACTCCGCCATTTTTACGTTCCATTGTTTGTATACTAATTGTCCGATTCTCATACAAGTTCGCCGGATATGGACTATCATAATGATTTACCTCTGAATGCCATAATGATTTATAGACGCCATCAATAGAAGTTACTAAAAACTCGGAAGTATTGTAATATGTATCCACTATTTTAGTTAAGTATTTGATATGACTCGACTTAGACCACCAAAAATTACCAGAATAATGCAAAGGTGAGCCGCGTTCTTGTAAATTACACCCCACTGCGTTCGCGCCATTATTTAGTTCGGCTATACACGTCAGATATTTATACACATTGAAATGAAACATGTATTCGCACCAATCATATACATTCGATTCTATGTTTTTATACCCCCAATGCTTTACTCCCTTTGAGTGTATATATAGTACATAAAACTCAGGTTCGTTATTGGAGTCTTCTATCAAACGGTTCAATGCGGAACGTTCAAATAAAGATGTATCCGGCGAATAAAATTGAATAGTTATTTTCGGATCTGAAAATAAAGGGTCACATGGATTATAATCAGTTCCTAAAACAGTCATACGTATTTCTTTTATAAGAGCATATAACCCACTATTTTTCAATTTAAACATCATCCTGGAAAATATATTACGCCAATTTGCAATACAGCATAAATGGTAATATACATAAATAGGTGTATTGCAAATTGTATGTGGTTGTATATATTTGTTTAAATAAATATCATATAGTGGTGGTAAATATGGATTCTGTTCTAATGGAACATTTGCCATATGAACATATCCACGTCCAAATAAATCGACGCCACTTTCTAATCTCTGTGTAATAACATTTTCATCTGTATATTCAGGTGAATTGTATTCCTGATGGCCAAACTCCAGCAATTTATTGCGAATAAATGCTACATCTCCAAAATAACCCAAATGCCAACCGCCTTTTTCTAATAACGGAAGTTCTCCTTGTCGGATTTCTTCCGGCGTCTTTTGCAATAAATATTCATATGTAACTATTTTGGCCTTTGACCAAAACCACGTATTTTTACAACATAAATTATAATAATACATATCTTGGGATAAGGAGAACCCTTTGTATGCAATTAATCTGCCATCCCTAAACTCGGCCAATCTTTGAGGATCGATAATTTCGTCTAAATCGGATATAACAACTAAGTCGTCTTTAGTTAAACCGAGTTCTTCTGATTGTACACATTCTTTTATACAATTGCGCTGAAAGTTCTCATTTTCCCATTGCTGATTTTTAGAATAGTCTATATTGGGTGCCTTAAACGGTAGGTCAGCAACCTTATGAATAATCTTGTTCTTATATTTTTCAAATAAATGTGCATTATCTGCGTAATAATTGGGTTTAGGATGACCTGCGTGCGTTGTATTTGCCTCTACTAATATGAAAAAATCCACATAATCATACAACGCCGCTAACCTATATTGCAATAGATCCAATTCATTATAAAATGTAAAACAATCCACTATTTTCATCGCGTTTTATGAGAACTTTAGTAATACAATTACATAGGTTTTCCTCTTTATATCTCTTTGGGTAAAATATATTTAGAAATCTCCTTATGCAAATATTGACGTTGAAACTCCGCTGAAAACACGTTCCTAGTAAGGTCGAGTGCACCCTCGGCAATTTCTTTTGCCAATGTATCATTGTTTTTAACCCATTCTATTTTCTCCACTAAATCGCTCAAATCGTAGGCAATAGGTATGTAATTGATGTATGGCTTCAAATATTCGGAGAACCAGCAATATGCATTAGAAATTAAGAACGGAACCGCCCCGGTTGCGAAGCCCCACATATGATTCGATGCTATAACATTTCCGTCCACAATAAAATAGATTTTCTGGGATGTCATAGATGTATGATGTATATGTTCTCCGAAAAGCTCTTCGGGAATGCCCTTATTTTCACTCCACCAACGACCTATTCTTACTTGGGTATCCGGATTATACTTGTATATCTCTTTTACGAATCGGATTCGGAGTGATTCACCTTCCGATATACCAGAGCAGCCTCCGCGCCATACTAATTCGTCGCTCCTATTCTCCCATTCAGGCAATGTATGACGTGGAAACCAATGTTCTAGTCCGTGTTCGAAAAAGTTGTCCTCCAGTGGTATATACACGTAATTTATATCAGGTTCTCGGTATTCTAATAAAGACAAAACTCCAACTAGGAGAACCCGGTCGGTGTCTTTTGCATATTGTACATATGGTTCTATATCTGTTTCCCAATACAAATGGTGATACCCCTCGTTATATGCGTTATTGCGGGTTACATTACCATCACTGCGTGGTATAATAAAAAGGGATTTTTCAGGTAAAATGGATTGGATATATTTTATAATAGGACCATTTTTATTTGCAGATGAACAAAATCCGTGCCATACGAAATCATAATCAATGTCTTTTGTGAGAACCCCGTCTTCAAATACCAATACATTTGATCTTTGCATAATTATTTTATGGTATATACCAGAAAACCTTTATATTAATGTGGTAAATAAAAATATTTTGACAAAAAAACGCAAAAGTCTTAATGATTTTTTGAAAATGGTATAAAATCTAACGAGTATATTATTTAGGAAGAATGACTACGCCCGAACCCCATTTTATTGAACCATTATTAAAACCAGACGATAATCGCTTTGTAATGTTTCCTATTCATAACCAAGACATATGGAAAATGTACAAAAAACAGATGGATTGTTTTTGGCGAGCAGAAGAAATTAATTTGGCGCAAGATTTGGGTGACTGGGAAAAGCTGTCATCAGATGAAAAACATTTTATTAGTATGGTTCTCGCATTTTTTGCCGCATCTGATGGCTTAGTTTTGGAGAACTTGGCATCACGATTTATGAATGACGTACAAGTATCTGAAGCCCGGGCGTTTTACGGATTCCAGATTGCAATGGAAAATGTGCATTCTGAGACATACTCACTTTTGATAGACACATATATCAGAGATGAATCCGAAAAAACCCGTTTATTTAATGCTATAGAGAACTATCCCTGTATTGCTAAAAAGGCCAATTGGGCGAAAAAATGGATCGGTGATAATCGCAGTTCATTTGCTTCTCGTTTAGTTGCATTTGCTGCTATCGAAGGTATATTTTTCTCGTCTTCGTTTGCCTCTATTTATTGGATTAAGAAGCGCGGATTAATGCCGGGGCTCACATTTTCTAATGAATTGATTTCCAGGGATGAAGCTTTGCATACGGAGTTTGCAGTGTTGTTATACCGAAAATTGGTTAAAAAACTCAATAAGAAACGAATATATGAAATCATTCAAGAGGCGGTTGAAATTGAAAAGGAGTTTATTACTGAGGCCATTCCGTGCCGTATGATTGGTATGAACGCAAACTTAATGACTCAGTATATTGAGTTTGTTGCCGACCGTTTAATAGTTCAATTGGGATATGACAAAGTATACAACGTGTCGAATCCATTTGATTTTATGGAATTGATTAGTATAGAATCCAAGGTTAATTTTTTTGAACGTACAAATGCGGAATATGCTCTGGCAAACAAGTCAATAGATAAGGATATATTCGATTTAGTTGCGGATTTTTAATGTCTTGACTGGAATTTCATACGACTTGGTGGTTTACAGAAAATTGCAAGGTCGTTTTTTGGCGCATTTAGGCGCCTCAACCGACTTGTTGTTTTTCTGCTGGATGATTTCATCATCCAGCAGAAAATTGCAATTCCGACCTGGTGCGTCAAGGACGCACCATATCGGATTGGTGATTTCTGTAAACCACCAAAGGTGGTTTACAGAAAATTGAAATACTTTTTTTATAAACTATCTATAGCATATTTAATACAAACTGATTATACAAAACGCTTAAAACTGCTCTTTCAAACTATTCAAAAATGTCTACTGTGTCTAACAATTATTCAACCCGGGGTCAAGAATACCACCACAGAAGTTATGCAAGTCGATTCAAGGGTATGTCTTGGATCGATGTTGTAATTATGGTGGAGGAAGAAGAAGAGGTTGCAAGAGAACTTGCTATTCGTAAAAGTATTGCAGAACGCAACGCGTTGATTGCCAAGGGTGAATATGAATTAGAAGAAGGTGAAGAAATAGAATAAACCAATGAATAAAAATTGAGTGTTATAACTCATTCATTCTACTAAGTTATGTCAATAATAAAAATAAATAAAAATAAAAAACACAAAAACACAAAAAATTACCCGCAATATTTGTATATAGATTTTCGGTCCGGGTTGCCTTATATTTTACAAAAAAAAAATAAAAAAAATCATCCCCACGGATGGTCCTTTTTTATTTTTTGTAGTAGTATTTCATATACATATACTATTACACCCCCATAATTGTATACAAATGTCCAAACAACCCGTAAAAAATAAAGATTTTTATGTGTATTTGTAAAAATACAAATAAAAATCCCCAAATAGTATAAATGAATCCTTTAGAAACAAATACTGCTCCTGTACCAAAAAGACGCGGTCGTAAATCAAAAAAACAGACTGAGAAGGAGTTGTTAAATGAATATATAGCCGAATATGATCCAAAACATTCTGGAAAACAACGTAAATTATACGAAAATATTCAATACCTATCTCCAAATGAGAAGTCAAACTTCGAAAGTCGGTTTACACAACCAAAAAATAGGCACCAAGAACAATATTTTGAGACACTTAAAAACAAGAATCGAAAAATTATTGTCGCTAGTGGTCCAGCAGGAACCGGTAAAACTCTTTTTGCAACAGAGTTCGGCGTCAAATACTTTTTACTAGGAGTATATGAAAAACTCATTTTTACGAGACCTTCAGTTACCGTAGATGAAGAACTCGGATTTTTACCGGGTACACTAGAGGAAAAAATGGCACCTTGGGTGCGTCCGATTTATGATGTGTTATATACATTTCTATCGCCGAGAGAAGTCCAAGAATTAATGGAAGAAAAAATCATAGAGATAGCACCTTTAGGATTTATGCGAGGGAGAACATTTAAAAATGCGTGGATTGTAGCGGATGAAATGCAAAACTCCACTATATCACAAATGAAAATGTTGCTAACGCGTTTGGGCGAAAATAGTAGATTGGTTATAACTGGGGATTTAGAACAAAACGACCGCCCGGATCAAATAAATGGTATGGACGATTTTCTTAACAAGTTCAAAGGTCGCAGGTCATCTAGTATATCAAGTTTTGAGTTTGATAAAACGGATATACAGAGAGAGGAAGTAGTTAAAGAAGTATTAGATATTTACAGTGGTGATATTCCGTCAAATTACACAGATGAAAATGAATATGAAAATAATTCAGTTGGTATACTTCAGCGAAAATGATTCACTGTAAATAATTCCCAAAAAATAATGCATAATAGACAAAGTATTTAGGAAATATGAATATGTTATTATCCTTCTATAGTATATAATGGCATTGAAAAAGTCTGCATCATCTACCGTAAAAAAATTATACAACAAGGCTGTGCAAAATTATTCAGAAAAGCTTTCTGGAAATAAAAGTTTGCTATACAATAAATATGTGTTATATGTCTCGTTTATAGTCTGTTTTATCAATTTGTTGATATGGATGTTTAGTGGCGAGTTTATTCACGTAGCTGTATTCATATTGGTTGGATATTTGACATCATATTTTAGCAAAAATATGATTGTTATTTTAGTTATTTCTCTGGTTGTATCCAATGTCGTTAAATCTGGTTCTACTATTGTATTGGAAGGTATGGAAAGTAAAAAAGACGATAAGAAAGATGGCGTTTATCACCCAAAAGGAGAAAGTAAAAAAGAGGGAGTAACAAACAAAGGTAAAAAGCAGGGGTTCTCTGGTAAAAAAGAAGATAAAGAAGAACAAGAAGGCGTTGACGAAACCCCAGAAAGCGGTGATGAATCACACGAAGGCGCAGATGAATCCGAATCTCTTTGTACTTCGGATAAAGACTGTGAAAAAGGATATACATGCAGCGATAAATTCGTTTGCGTATCTGCTAAATAAATAGTCTGAAACGCCCAGTCATATATAAAATTAAACAAACACCAATCTACTAGTAATTTATTACTACTAGTAGAAAAAATGAATAAAAAATGCCTATAATATATAACGATGAACAGTAAGATAAAGTCATATATCATTCCCATTATAATATTAATTATTTGTATTTTAGTAGGATTTTCAATATACAATTTATATTTTCAATCTATTCAAGAAGGTTTAGAAACCCGTATTAAACGAGAAGATGGGAAATTGGTAAAACGTCGCAAAAAGACAGCTGTGCGCGAAGGTCTAGCTGATCCTATAGGAAATGCAATTCGATCATCTATTGAAAATACAAAACGCACATTTGAACGTGCAGGAGAAAATCTTAACAAAACGTTCGCAGTTTTTGATGAAGTAACAAAAGGATTTAAACGAATGGTTAATTTTTTCAAAGTTATAGGCAGAGTATTTGAGTGGATTGGTGATTTATTCAGATATTTATTTTGGTATATCGGACATATATTCAATAATTTTTCAAAAGCGTTTAATTACATACCTCGAGTATTCCAATGGTTAGGAAGTTATTTATCTGGTGGAATACGGTTTATAACCAATCTTAACAAATGTTTTGGATGGTATTCTTTAGATGTATTTGGTCAAATTCTATATTCGCCCATAAAGTTTTTATTCTGGCTATTTAGTTTGCAATACATTGAGGATATGTTATGGGGGTATGCCGAAAATATTGATTGTATGGTAAAAAAATATACCGGATACCATTTGATACACTATTCCGATAGTATTCAAGACCGATGCTATTCATTTTGTCCAGATGAATTTCCACGTTTTCCAGATTTAGATTGGAAGTTTAATCCACCAACACTTAAGGTAGATTCAAACTTTTAGTAAGATATCAATACGTATTACTCATACACTAATATATACATTTAGTGTATAGTAGTTATGGCAAAAAAGTGTATTCCAGGAGTTATATGTATCGAAAATATGACCCTATTTATTTTATTATTAGTTATAGGTTTAGTGGTCTATATGATTTATTCACAACACAAATATAATTATCCGAAAAACTCTACAGACCCGGCCAAAATTGTAGTCATACAACAACCTACTTTAGCAAGCGTAGCAACTAGACGCAATGATTCGTTTAATGACCCATATTCCCCACCTTTGAAAGATGATGGATATTACCATCCACGCGATTCGTCTGATGTGCGTGGAATACCGGTAAATATTGAAACTAGGGGAAGTGGTATGGCTTATCAACAAATCGGGATTTTAACGCCAATGAATGGCGGAGGCGACGCGCTTATTTTGCCATTAATGGGTCGCCGATGGTTGAATGGTCGAGATAAATGGCAATATTATACTATGGCAAACGGTATGAGCAATATAAGCACCAAATTACCTGTCAGTGTAAATGGTAAAAGTTGCACTGGTGAATATGGATGTAATGAAATACAAAACGGGGATACGGTTTACGTAGAAGGATATAAAACGACATTTAGTGCAACTGTATACGAAAATGGGACGTTTTCTTATATTCCTTATCTTTAGCGTCTATTATGATACGAGACCACGCTATGCTATTTAGGAGTTTTATATACGTTATTAGATATATGTGGGTTATACAAATGTTTATATAGTATAATTATATATTATATAATGTCGTCGGATAATACAATAACAGATAAAAGTTTTATTATAAATGATGAGACATTTAACGATGATAAACAATCTATAATAACGGATTTGTACACTGCCATCATTTATTTGCATCGGTTTGAAAAAACACAAATGAATGGCGGTTATATAAAAATACCATATTTTATGCCTAGTGGAACAATGCGTCCAAATGCAACCTATATAGCAGATGTAAACACGAGCAAATACAAATGTAAAAACTTGTATATTTTTAAAGCAACCCACAGTATTACGATGGATGCTAATTTTGATGCAGAACTTGTCGTAGAATTAGTTCCGACTGTGCATACATCCGAAAAATTATATTTATGTTTTCTTTTAAAAAATACCCGATACGTTGATAGAGAACTAAATGATATAGATAAAATCATTAATATTTCGATAAAACCGCCAATACATTATACAACGATGAACTTTGATTTGCAGAAACTCATTGAACCCCGACAAAAAAAGATTATATACAAGAGCGGAATTGATACGGTTGCCATATTTGTATCACCTATTGCAATAAATGAAGTGGATTTTTCGAGTTATCAAACTATATCAGAGGACCTTTTTGCAATATATCCTGTTAATAATGATTACAAAATAATATTACCATCCAAAATAGAAGGATTTACTATAGAAGAAAATACTGAAGTGAATAGTGAAATTGTGGATGCACTAAATAAAAATCTTCTAACTTGCGAGTTAGTTGATGAAAATGATCAATCTATGGTCAATGAGAACACTGCCACTTATTTAGTTGACGGATCAAAAGATATATTAAATACACAGAGTGCGTTAGGAATTGCATTTATTATTATATTGGTTGCAATAGTATCAAGCTATTTAGGAGCCCCGTTATTTTATAAATATACTATTTCTAATTTTATAACAAAAGGCACATCACTATCGCTGTTTACCGGCTTTATTGTATTTATGTTGTTTTTATTGGGAATTATTTTATTGTTGGGCGGAAATAAATATGATTCCACCGAAATGTTGGTAGGAGTATTTACGATTATATTTTTGTTATTGTCTTCTCTTGCAATTGCATTAGATCGATTTTCAAAAAAACAAGAACCTGCTATGGCAGATTTTGATGATACCATGAACAATGCAGTAGATACAATAACAGATTTATTTGCAAAAATTTGGTATAAAAAAGGTGAACCGGGAGTATTTGATAACAAATATGTTGGTATTTTTTCAGGTACATATTTGCTGGTTCTTATTATTTTATCTATAGTTACTGGAACTGTAGACTCATATAGGGATGTGGTAGCAAAAGAAAAGAAAACAAAAGGATATATAGAGCATTTACAGAGTCTTATATTTTCGATAGGAGCAATATATGGATTGATATTTTTGATTTGGATAATAATGGCTTTCAAATATTCGGAATAAATAAACTATATAGATGATTCGTATAATTATGTATTATCATATATACATAATTATTTTTGAACACTATAAATACTTGTTATTAGATATCTAATAAGTAGATGCACCTACGACTTCTTTACTAACAGGTTTAAATGTAGTTTGCACAATTTCGATAGAATGTGATTTATCGATAGGTGCACGGACTTGAATAACTTCTTCTTCCACAGTCTTTTCATTTCGGACCGGGTTCATTTTTTTAAGAGTTGAGTCTCTGTTTTTTTGAGAAGGTTCATATTCCAATACTATTGCTCTGGGATTATGAAATGTTTCGCTGCTTCTACGTAAAGCCTCGTATACTACCAAAATATACAATACCCCTAAAATTGGATTTGTATAAGCAAATAACCCGACAGTTACGCAAAAGAAAAACACTAAGCCCATTGAAGAATTGATAAATGGTTTCATAAAATCGGGGGTATTTATTGGGAGAACAGCATAAAGAACAAATGCCAAAAATAGCACAATTTCAACTGATGACAAACTTTTAAGAGATTCCGGTATCTTCATCTATACCATAGATTTATATATTTTTATTTGAAAAACTGGTGAAAAATTGAAAGCAATAACGCTAAATGTAATAAAGATAATTAGTTTATAATATTAGCATAACTCATATATCAAAAATAAGAATCACAATGAAATCTCAACAAAATGCTTTTATTCGTCGTAAAATGGCCGCCGCAGCAGCTGCGAAAAAGAAGGCTGCCACCACAACATCGACCGTTGCCTCAACAAAAGACCCCGAGTTTGTTATAACTGAAGAATATCGAACTCTGATTCGGGAGAACTCTCATTTAGGCAAAAAAGGCTATACCATTCCTAAAGAATATTTGCATCCAGAAGACCTCAAGTTTCTCCGTAAAGATTTATTTGTGAAACCCGTTGTTGCCGGGGCTACTTATGGAGTAGCAGCCGCCGAAGAAACTGCATTTCCAGTCTATAGAGAAAACGACAAAAAAATATATTTGCCCAGGTTTTATGGTCAAGCCCGATATGGACTACCCAGTAAAACCGATGTAGAACCCGGATTAGATATTGAATTGGAGTTCTCTAAATCCATTCGCGATTACCAGGAAAACATTATTGGCGTGTATACTAGACACGTGGATGCGGCTTTGTGTTATGGGTCCATACATAAAGGCGGTGGAGGTATATTAGAGGTTCCCTGTGGTAGAGGGAAATGTTTAGGCAAAAATACGCCGGTTTTAATGTATGATGGAACGATTAAATTGGTTCAAGATATTGTTATAGGAGATGTATTAATGGGTGACGATTCTACACCGCGAAATGTTTTGACATTAGCCAGAGGTAGGGAAACGATGTATAAAATAAGAGACTTAAGTTCTCCAAATATAGATGTATCATACATAGTAAATGCTAGTCATATACTATCTTTGAGAGAACCTGGGTCAAAGATAACCGTTGATATGCCGGTTTCAGAATATTTACGGACATTTAAAGAAAAAAAATGGAGAGGATATCGTGTTCCCATTAATGCCAATAACAAAAATAACCGAACTTACATACAAGATTTTATTAAAACCCACGGAAACCGTAATGTATCTATTGAAACCCCATACATATATACAGACAAACGTACCAGACACCATACTTACCGGTATATAGACATAGTTCATACTGCTAGGTCGTGTGGATACAAAGTAGTATTTCATAATAACACGCATATTTCCATATATGAAACTGATGATTTGTCATATGACATTGAAGTATCGAAACTACCAGAAGACGATTATTATGGATTTGAACTCGACGGAAACCGCAGGTTTGTTTTAGGCGACTTTACGGTTACCCATAATACCGTTATGGGTCTAAAAATCATTTCACTATTACACAAAAAGACCCTCATTTTGGTCCATAAAGAGTTCCTGATGAACCAGTGGATTGAACGTATCAATGAGTTTCTGCCCGGGGCCCGGGTCGGTAAAATCCAGGCCCAAGTTATGGATATAGAGAACAAGGATATTGTTATAGGAATGATTCAGACGTTATACGACAAAGATTATCCTGGCAATACATTTACTAGTTTCGGTCTTACTATAATAGACGAGGTTCACCGAATAGGAAGCGAACAGTTCTCTAAAACCCTGACGAAAATAGTGACGCCTTATATGCTCGGTATTTCAGCCACAGTGGACCGCAAAGACAAACTAACTAAAGTGTTATATATGTTTATTGGCAACAAAATATACACTGAAGTCAGGAAAGACGAAGACCCGGTTTGTGTTCGCGGAATTGTATATAACTCATCGGATCCACAATTTAATGAAGTGGAATATGACTGGAGAGGAACGCCTAAATATAGCACAATGATTACGAAATTATGTGAGTTTGGTCCGCGAAGTGATTTCATTGTCCGCGTGGTAGGCGATTTAGTACGAGAGAATCCGGAGAACCAAATTATGATTTTGGCACATAATAGGTCATTGTTGACTTATTTACACGACGCAATTGCATATAGACAAATTGCCGAAGTGGGATATTACGTCGGCGGGATGAAACAGACTGCTTTGCAAGAAACCGAGACCAAACAGGTGGTTTTAGCAACATATGCTATGGCTGCTGAAGCACTAGATATAAAAACTTTATCGACTTTGGTTATGGTAACCCCCAAAACCGATATAGTTCAATCTGTTGGCAGAATATTGCGTGTCAAACACGATAACCCTATCATAGTTGATATAGTAGATAGCCACGATGTTTTCCAAAATCAATGGACTCAGCGCAAACGGTTTTACAAAAAATGCAATTATCGTATAAGGCAAATAGATAGCCGGGTTTATGCGGATATGTCGATTGATTGGTCCGAGGACAAAACGTGGAAACGGGTATTTGAACCAGTAGTTAAAGCACTACCGGATAATAATGACGAAGAATGTGATATAGAAAATGATAAACAGATACTTTCTGAAAAAAAGTGTTTGATCAAATTGGATGCTTTAGAAGAAATACCTGAAGGGGTTTAGTTAGTTATACAAATAAAACGATTACCGATTCGAACGAGTTCTCCGAGAACGTCTATTTTGTTTGGCTTTTTTAGTGCGTTTTTGGTGTTTTTTATTAGCGCGGCGACCACCTTTAGATGCATATTTGTATGATTCACCGCTTAATGAACTCACATATGGTTGAGGTATGACACCCGCTGAAGGAGCATTTATAGGAGAAAACGCACTGGCTTGAATAAGAGGCATATGTATACTATATAGAGAGAAACTCTTTCCAATTTTGTTTTTTTTTGAGAAAACCATTGTTATCATAATACCTTCTATAATTTACTAATATGTACCACTTGTTGTCCTGAAGGTTCTACCCGCACCGGGATCCATTTTTTGAACTTTTTATTAAATACGCATTCCATAACCAGTGTTTTCTCGCTACATACATATTTGTCTAAACGTGTATCTTCAAAATCTTCCTCATCATCGCTTTCTTCAATATAGTCCAAATTGCTATTTTCGCGTATATTCCTAAATAATCCATTCATAAAAACACTTTTTTTATAATTAGGAATGCCCGCCACTCCGCAATATACTTGCGATTTATTTTGCCCATATGCAAATAGATGATATATATCGAACTGTATATCCGCATTGATAACAAAACAAGTGGGATATTTGTATTGCGGTTTAGAATAAGAAAACGGGGGAATTATTCCGTAAAAAGTAGGTTCCGGTATTTGGGTAGCGGGTAATTGGTCGCAAAGTACAGTCTTTGGTTTAGCCGAAATATTTATATATGGCATTGTTTGTGTTAGACTGCGATATTGCACGTGATGGACGACATAACCACAATTTTCAATTTGAAACTTGTTTTGTGAATCATCGAAAATATTGTTGCACCATAAAAGAGGCAAAGCAAATGCAAATGAATCATCGTTTATGACAAACTGTCCGGAAAACATATTATCTATAGCACCCAACTTTTCGCTAAATGTATGATGTTTTATAGAAATACCCTTGTAATAGAAAATGTCTTCAATGATAAATATTTGTTGAGCAGAGTTTTCTACGGAAACCAATGTTCCATATAACACGGTTCCTAAAGCCATAGACTGATGAACTATCGTTGGTATTTCGGAAATAGCACCTACTCGTTTATCGCGAGTAATCTCCATCAAATAACATACATTTCTTTTACCATCGAATGAAAACCACACATAATATTTTTTACCCATAGGAATTGCTAAAGCAATGTCATATGGTTCGGAAACTTTCTTATGTGAAATTGTTTCATAGGAAAGTTCAAATTGTGGAAAACGTGATAATACAGTTTTTGCGTTTAAGATTGATGCACTAGTTGTCATAGTTATAGTAATATGGAATTGGTAACAATATAATATACTATGGTTAAATATGTTTATATCTTTTTGCTAAAATAATATTTATAATTTGGGCGAAAAGTCTGGTGGTACAGTATTGGATAATGTTTGTTCTAAAAATATTGCTAAATCATTTTCCATTTCTTCTGGATCAATTTGTATTTCCGGAGTGCTTTTACTCTTTTGTTCTAATAATTCTGACAAAATATTTTCATATTTTTCAGAGTGTATTTTAGAAATGTCCTTGGTTTTATGTGTACTATAGTTTGTTTTTAAGTAATCCCATCCACAATGCAATAGTGCAATAACAATAATGGAAACAATTATTGACTGTAAAACCCACCACATTAATTATATTTTCCGGATATTTCGTTTTTCTTTTTACTACGTAAACCTGAAAATGTTTTCATACCATAAGCACATATGCTAAATATTTAGCAAAACCATATAAATATATTTAAATGAACTATATATCTGTCCGTCTATAACAATAACTAATAACTATGCCATCTATTATTATTGTTGAAAAACCTGGAACAATTAAACAAGTGTCTGTTAAATCCGTTGTAGAAAATGAATTGTATAAAAAAGCCGGATTAAAATCTGCAGATGGATTCAAATGTTTTACTAACTGGTCGGTTGAACACGCTAAACAACAATACACTATTTCTCTTTATGGAAAAACGACGGGCCGGGCCAATTATGAAAATAAATACGAGTTTCCTCCACCGGTTGATAATACACTATTTTTTGGAAACTGTGTCCTTATAGCAAAATCAGCAGAAGGTTCTATAGTTGATTTAACTGAAGATATGTGGGAAAAAATATATGAAACACTGTATGGCGGATTTGAAGATGTTGGTGAAGAGGATAGTGAGTGCGATAGCGATAGTGATGGTGAAGACGTCGGGAAAAGAACAAAAAATGGATACGTAAAAGATGGATTTGTAGTAGATGGCGATGACGATGGCGATGACGATGACGACGAAAATGAAGATGAACTTGATGAAGACGAAGATGAAGAAGGTGGTGGTTACAGTCATAAACCAAGTAAGGGGTCAAAATCTAAGAAAGCGGGTTCTGCTAAAATCAAAAATGCATTTGAATTAAAAGATATACAAGAAGAAAATTATTTGGATTGCACTAGCGAATTGAGCGAAGAAGATTATTTGGATTGAAGTAATTATACAAAATGAAACACAACTATCTATAATGAATATAAAAATAGCCCCATACTATTTGTATCTACCCCATACTTTTCATATAAACACAATGATTTATTTTTTAATACCCAAAATGCACACTAAATTGTACGAATATTTAGAATGCAGCGAAGATTCGTCTCCGTCGGCAATACCTAAATTATCATCTACATTATCACATTATTTGTATGACATAAAAGAGCAAATTAAAGACCATATTGCAGAATGGGATTTGTACAAAAAATATACAAATACATATGAATACATTCATTCTTCTGTTCCGGCCAAAAAAAAGAGTGTTGCTAAATGTAAACCACTTTCCAGATCCTACTTTAAGATGATTGAATTAATTGAGTTATTACATTTAGAACCCAACGAAAGAGTAATACGGTCGTTTCATTTAGCCGAAGGGCCTGGTGGATTTATTGAAGCTATTGCATACATACGCAATTGTAAAGAAGACAAATATTATGGTATGACTCTACTAGACGATAAAAATGATGATATGATACCTGCCTGGAAAAAAAGCAATCATTTTTTAGATGAACATAGGAATGTATATATCGAAACCGGGGCCGATAAAACCGGGAATATATTGTCGCTTGAAAATCTGAAATATTGCAGGGATAAATACGGATCATCTATGAACTTTATTACTGCTGATGGTGGATTTGATTTTTCGATGGATTTCAATAACCAAGAGCAAAATATGACGAGATTATTGTTTGCCCAAGTATGTTTTGCTCTATCTATGCAATCCGTAAATGGGTGTTTCATTTTGAAAATATTTGACTGTTTTACAGAAGCAACACTAGATATAATAGCATTGTTGAGTTCTTTCTACAAAAAGGTGTATATTACTAAACCAAATACTAGCCGATCTGCCAATTCAGAAAAATATGTAGTTTGTAAAGGATTTTTGTATAATGGTAATGCCAGTTTTTACCCATTTATATATAGAACATTTAAACACGTATTACAATTATCGCCTAATGTATTTATACGGAGATTATTACCTCAATATCCAATTCCCTATTATTTTCTCACAAAAATAGAGGAGTATAACTCCATTTTTGGACAGCAACAAATCGAAAATATCCATTATACATTATCATTAATGGATTCTAAGCCAAAACAAGAAAAAATAGAAAGCATTATAAAATCCAATGTACAAAAATGTATGTATTGGTGCATAAAACATAATATACAATACAACGTTTTATTTCGAGATATATCAATTGATAATCCAAAAATAATAGCATAGTATTATACCAATTTGTAGTATGTTTATGTTGCATATGATAGCTTTTTAGTTATACATTTGGATACTACACCAGTATTTTTATTTATAATAGGTGTTTGTACAATTGAATATCCTACGCGGTCTTTTTCTGTGTATACATTAGCATTTACGCCGTATGCAAGAGCATTTGCTGCGTCGGCACCATATGCGTTTTTAGTGTTCGCGGCGGCATTGGTTATTTCTTCATATCGCACACGCGCAATAAGGTCGCTCGAACTCACGCCTCCTTGTATTTTAAACCTATTATTACTAAACTTTACAGTAGGTGCAGCACAATCGGCTTTATCTGCCACTGCATACTTGAATTGATTTTGATCAAATGTTTGGTTTCTATCATACAAATATTGTTTGCTAGAAGTGTAGTAGTTCTTTTTGTTGTTAGTTATGTCATATTGCTTAATTGCTGAGCCACCGCTTCTGCATCTACGTCTAGCGTTATCTGCTTGAGAAAAACATAGTTTAGGATTAGTAGATAATTGTATAGCTCCACCTTGATCATATTTACTATTAGGTACAGTAGGATCTATAGTATTTGCTAAAGATGTGCATTTTCCTGCTGGAGTTAAAACAGATGAAACAATGGAATAACCATTAGGTCTTTCGAAATCTTGTATGCTAGACGAAACTCGTGGATTACCTGATGTTATAGTTTGTGAGGCAATTTCTTTACGATATAGCTTGACTGGGGTTGCCTTGAATATGTTTGTTTTATCGCTTTGATTTAGTGCATATGTATTTTTTTTCAATGTAGAGGTAATTTGATTAAGTGTTTTTCCTTTCCACGAAATATACCTACGTTTGTTCAATTCTAATCTAGCTGTACTATCTATATTTGACATACTTATATACTATAGTAATATAAGGTTTTTGTATATATGATATTATAGTTAAATTATATTCTAAATAAAAATTATACAATATGAGCTATACAGTAGAAAATAATTGTACTCTCAATTTTGGAATTGGTCCGGAAGATTTAGCTAAATCGGATTTGGAATCTGGTTTAAACGATGGTGTAAATATTATTGAAAATACCGAAACTGGAGAACTTAATACCCAAGTAATTGTGGAACCAGTCGCAGAACCGGTCGTGGAACCAGTCGTGGAACCGGTTGAAGAACCAGTAGTTGTTCCAATTGAGGAACCGGTAGTTGTTCCAATTGAGGAACCGGTAGTTGTTCCAATTGAGGAACCGGTAGTTGTTTCAATTGAGGAACCAGTCGTTGTTCCAATTGAGGAACCGGTAGTTGTTCCAATTGAGGAACCTGTCGTGGAACCGGTAGTTGTTCCAATTGAGGAACCGGTAGTTGTTCCAATTGAGGAACCTGTCGTTGTTCCAATTGAGGAACCGGTCGCAGAACCAGTCGCGGAACCGGTCGTGGAACCGGTCGTGGAACCGGTCGTGGAACCAGTTGAAGAACCAGTTGTGGAACCAGTCGTGGAACCAGTTGAAGAACCAGTCGCAGAACCGGTCGTGGAACCAGTCGTGGAACAAGTTGAAGAACCAGTCGTGGAACCGGTCGTGGAACCGGTCGTGGAACCAATTGAAGAACCGGTAGTTGTTCCAGTTGCGGAACCGGTAGTTGCTCCAATTGAGGAACCAGTCGTGGAATCGGTAGTTGTTCCAATTGAGGAACCTGTCGTGGAACCAGTCATGGAACCAGTAGTTGTTCCAATTGAGGAACCGGTAGTTGTTCCAATTGAGGAACCAGTCGTGGAACCGGTTGTGGAACCGGTAGTTGTTCCAATTGAGGAACCAGTCGTGGAACCGGTCGTGGAACCGGTCGTGGAACCGGTCGCGGAACCAGTCGCGGAACCGGTCGTGGAACCGGTCGTGGAACCAATTGAAGAACCGGTAGTTGTTCCAATTGAGGAACCAGTAGTTGTTCCACGAGAGGAACCTGTTGTTCTGGATAAAATTATTCCCAGTCTACAAGAAACTCAAAATATAACAATAACTATGGAATACCCAGGTGTTCCGGTTGCTGAACCGATTGCTCAGTCTGCTAAAATTATTCCTAAAATTGTATTTATTGTTCCATATCGCAATAGAGAATCTCAATTAGCTGCATTTAAGTCTCATATGAAATATGTATTAGAAGACTATCCTAAAGAACATTATGTTATACATTATATTCATCAAACTGATCAACGTGTATTTAACCGAGGTGCAATGAAAAATATTGGATTTTTAGTTGTTAAAAACAAATACCCAAATGACTATAAAAATATTACTCTTGTATTTAATGACGTTGATACTATGCCAGTTAAAAAGAACTTATTCAATTATGATACCGTTCGAGGTGTGGTAAAACATTTCTTTGGGTTCACATATACATTGGGTGGAATTGTTTCTATTAAAGCAGAAGATTTTGAAAGAGTAAATGGATTTCCTAATTTTTGGGCGTGGGGATATGAAGATAATATGATACAAAAGCGAATTGAAAAAATAGGACTTAAAATTGACCGCAGTATATTTTACAAATTAGGTGATAACAATATAACACAAAAAAATGACGAAATAACTCGCGAAGTAAATCAAAGTGAATATAATAGATATGTGCGAAATACGGTAGAAGGTATTTATTCTATACAAAACCTCGATTATTCTATAGACAATGAATCGGGATTTGTTAATGTGAAATGGTTCAATACTGAATATACTCCAAATGTTAATGCTTATAGACTACACGATTTGCGAAATGGACCAATGCCATACGATACAAAGTTTGGATTAATGTATAACAATCGGAGAATAAGAGGTGGTCAAATGCGTATGGGTTTATAATGTACTGGATGATTTGCTATTATTTGTAGACTATTGCTGTCAAAACTAAATCCATAAAAACCTAATAAACATAATAATTCATATTGTACATCTAGTATATTACAATACAATATGAATATCGTAATAAATCCCACTAAGTTTAACAATAAAAATATATTTTTTCTAGATAAGAAAAAAAACAATATCATAGATGGTTGTTTTTCTAAAATAATATATTCGTCGGAATATTTTACAATGAACGGGGTATTTTTTGTTATACCATTCATAAGTAAATCGACGATTAACACTACTCCGATTGCATCTGGGAAACTATCTGAACGAGAAGTACTTGGTCATAAATATTTTACAGAAAATAAATACACAGTTTGTTTTTATGCTCACGATGTTAAAAACTTGCAATATATTACTTTGCTTTCTGAAATTGAAAATACGATTATAAACACATATAAAGAAATGAATGGATTAAAAAAATGCAACAATCTAGTTCTGACAAATCAACTATATAAAGGGTTTTTTAGAATCTACAAAGAAAAGCAAAATTGCAAATCCCAAAATGAAAAAAAATATATGTTGAAAATATCTGGTGTATGGGAAAATGCAGACGAAGTTGGTATAACATACAAGTTTATTGAAATATGCGAAAATATACTATAGATTTTATACGTAATAATATAATCTATTTACAAATATTTATCAGTGATGCATTTAGGCAATAACGAATCTCGTATTGCATCCATTTTTTTGAAACATTTATTGATTGTTACATCACTAACTCCGGAAATCTGTTTTATATTTGTTTTTGATATATTCATATTGCAATAGTATGAAATAAAATATACAATACCTGCGGCTATTGCGTGTGGTGTGTTATCGGTAATAACACTGTTTTGTTCCAATTTGTTTGCAATAAACTTACACAACATTGTTAGTTCTGTGTTCATATTTAGCTTACTACAGTATCGCTCAATAAACGAGCTAGGAGTAGTCATTTGTAGGTCTGTTTGCTGAGATAAGTCTACACTTCTTTCGATATTGTGCAATATATTCACTGCCATAGAACATCCGTTTGTTGCGCTTGTTTTATCTAAACTAAAGATTTCCGCAATTTCGTGAGCAGTTCTAGGGCACCCATTTAGACGGCACGAAATATATATTGATGCTGCTTTTATACCATCGCGATTCAATCCCCTAAACATCTTTTGTTCTGAGATATCTTTGTGAACGGCTATAGCATCGTCTATTAATATTTTGGGAATACCTGCATTTTGAGCCATAATCGTAATAAATTGAAACTCATTGTATAGTGATTTTTCTTTGTGTGGCATAGATTGCCATTCAGTCCATTTTCGGATTTTCTTCATTTCGTAGGAAAGATTAGACGAAGCCATAACCTTGCAACCAAAAGAGGATTCTACTAATAGTGGGTTAATAGGATTTCCGCATCGGGTCGGATCTGCAGAGTTTTTATCATCCGCCCCGTAAAATCGCCATTCTGGAGAATAATCTAATGTATCAGTATATATAACTGAACACTCTGAATTAGTACAAGTTGGAAATCCGTCTTCCATAATAACCAATACTGAACTACATAGATTGCATAATCCCTGCTCTCTATGTTCATAAACACATTCTATTTCAGGTTGAGGGTGGGTCATTTTGGATTGTGTGGGTTTATCTGTATCGAATATATCCCATAGACGCGATTTTTCTGCTTGAGAAATTGTGGTTTTTTTCTTGTGTGTTTTTGATTTTGTTTTGTCGTTAGAATGCTGTATATTATTGGTTTCGGAAGATAACGGCTTTAGGATAGTTGAACTAGATTTAGCGTAAACTGTATTGCAATTTGGTTCTTCCACACTAGCCGCTTCCATTGTTGCTATATTTTTAGGGGCATTATATTTATGCGGTTTTACCTTAATAGTTATTGTGCGATTATCTTTACAAATCATACCGGGTAAATTGTTAGTAGTTTTCATTTTTTCAGAATTATACACGCCATTATTAATTATGATGAGTTTCAATTTTATGAAAAAAAATATCATAAAAATATAGGAAGACAAATGGATATAGTAGATGCATTGTTCAACCGGGTACCAAATGTATTTTGGATAAATATGGCTAAAACTCTTATGCAAGAAATATGCGACTCAATAATTAATGATACAACCGATCCCACTAAACAAAGACATACTAAAGCAGTTATTCTTTCTGTGTTTGAAAACTTTTTAAAAAACAATTTATCTGCCGATAGGACTTCCGATTTGGCTAAAAAGTTTGAATCAGAGTTTTTGATTTTTATAATTAAAAATGCTAAACATCCTATGGAAAACTTCTTTGAAAATGATTATATGAGTTTATTAGTTTTTAAAAAATTATTGGACACTGATTCTAGCCTATTTTTGGATGTATTAAAAACAGCAATCGCGAAAACAAAGTTAAATGGCGACGATAACTCAAAGAATAAAGCCAAAAAAATTATACAATTTATAAAAGACCAACTTAACCCTATTGATTTGGCTAATGATTTGGCTAATGATTCTGTTCCGCTAGAGAAGTCAGGCGGCACATCTTCGATGATACAAGATATAAATGATGCAATACAATTATTGGCAGAAATACGGCCTACTATTGAGAAAGTACAATTTGATACGCTAAATAAGAAATTGGGAGATATTCGCAATTATGCAGTAGTTTCCGGGGGCGGGACTTATGTGAAAGATCTACAAAAAGTAGATAGTTATGATCATACTACTGGTATGCCAAATATTTTTCCTATTCCTAGTCCTACTGTTGCATTAAATAATTCTATTAATGTTCCTAAATCAAGTGATATTATTAATACTATCCAAAATAAACTAAACGATAATATACTTAGCAAAACCTCAATAAACAAAATAAGCGATCAGATACCAAATATACAAACTCCGAATATACTTGATTCAGCTGAAATATTAAAAAAAGTTCCAGTATTGCAAGAATTACAAGCATTAGGTGATATAAACTTACCTAACCCGGGCGATATTTCTACTAAAATAGTCGGTGAAATATTCAACAATTTTTCGCCTACCAAAGGAAAAGAATACAAAGAAATACGCGAAGACATATATAAACGATTTATGGACGCACTAAATGATCATTTACGAGGTCCTGAAGGAAGACAAATGTATTTGCGTGTCTTAGACCCATTTTTAACAAAATGCATTGGCGAAGTTATTAATAATGGATCAGTTGCTATGTTTACTATTATATATTTGATATCAAAAATATCAACTGTTAGTAAAATGGTAGAAAGTGTATTGGCTACGAAGTTTGACAAACCCACAAATCCTATAGAACAAACAGCAGAGAATGTACATACTGAACTTAAACGTAGATTGTCAAAATTATTAGAAGACCAAAACCCTCTAAATGAATTGTATAACAATATGAAAACAATGGGATATGATATAGATACTATTAAACAAAAACAATATAAAGACTATGGTAAAACACTATGTTCTCCTTATACATCTATTATAGATACCCCAATTCCTATTGCACCAATTACTCCTAATGTATTGCCTAATGAAAATGCGGGTAAACAAATAGAGAAAGCAAAAGTTGAAGATGAACAGGAAGCAAAAGTTGAAGATGAACAGGAAGCAAAAGTTGAAGATGAAGATAAAAAGAAAGTGGAAAATGAAAATGCTGAAATAAACAACAATATACCTATATCACCCGGGGCTAGTGTATTAGATAATAAAGAAACCCCTAAAATAGGCGGAGCTATAAATAAAACACTTAAAAAACATCATAATGAGCGATTAAAAAATAAAAAAACTAGACACTACAGATAATGTATAGTTGCATATTATTTTTCATAAGAATAATAATATGTACAAGCAACCGAACATATACATATAACTAACTAAATGAAACTTTTTTCTCTATTTTTTGAAAATGTTCCGGTTTATATACTAAATTACCCGAAGGCTTGTATTGATCAATAGGAGTATATTGTTTTTGTTCTTTTTGTACCACCGATTTATCATTAAGTATCTTAGAATTAACATTTTCCTCTTCTTTATCATCATTTCCGCCTTTTTTGACTAAATTGCCAAATTGATCAACTACATTGCCAGTTTTTTTCTTTATTTCATTACGTACATAAGATGGAACCCAATGCATCCACGAGACAAATAATGTGTTAGGATGCATATATCTCACGTGAAACCCGTTATCTTCTAGTTTAGTTACCAAATATGCTATACATTCACCTTTGTCATACACTGGTTCTCCAAATATATATTCAGGGACTGTAAACCATATATGTTTGTCCGATGATTTTGTTTTCCCGATGGTTGTAATACGTTTATGTATCCGGCCTAATAATTTATTGAATACAGATAATTGTTTCAAATCTCGTCTGTGATTTTTCTCATATAACTCGTCGATGTTTATTTTCTCATTCGTATCTTCGTCAGTTACGTATAAAAATGCCATAGTATATAGTGCCAATATAAAAATATTTTACTCCAAAATACATATAAGAAAAATGCTAGATATACACATACATTCAAATGGAAGAAAATACGGCAATAAAGCATTTAGTTATAACCGGAGGAGGTATAGCCGGAATAACAGCCTATAGTATTTTACGAGAATCACATAACTCGAGTATATGGAATATAGAGAACATAGAAAGTATTTATGGAACTTCAGCTGGTGCTATAATTGGCGTATTTATTGCATTAAAATACGAATGGTCCGAAATAGATAATTATATAATTAAACGTCCGTGGGAAAATGTGTTTAAGTTTGATGTTGGCGCAGTTCTCCGTTCTTTTGATTCCAAAGGTATTTTAGGCAAAAAAATAATCGAAGAAATGATATGTCCACTTTTAAAAGGTAAAGATTTAGAAACCACTATTACAATGAAAGAGTTATATGAATATTCCAAAATAGATATTCATATATTTAGCACCGAAATACATAAATATGAAACCGTAGATATTTCTCATAAAACACATCCGGATTGGAGAGTTATAGATGCCGTTTATTGCTCCGCGTGTTTGCCAATTATATTTATGCCTTATTTAAAAGACGGTGGATGTTATTCCGATGGTGGTATAACAAATAATTATCCGATTTATCAATGTTTGGAGAACGGTGCAAATCCTCACGAAATATTAGGTATTACGTTGCCAAAAGAGCAAGAAAAAACGCAAACAATAACAGAAGAATCATCTTTATTCGATTACTTATCTTTTATTTTGAATAAAATGTATAAACAGGCATATTTAGCTTCTATAAAAAACAAAGACTATACAATAAAATACGAAATCGAAGTGGATAACGCTATTGTTGCAATGTATGATTTTGTTGCAGTTTCGTCGTCTCAAAAAGAACGTTCTCTGTTATTAGATAAAGGTGTTGAAATATGGAACAAGTTTATGGATATCAACCGACTGAAAAATGATAAATCTTGAGCCGAATATATCCAATTAATGACTAGTTCCAGATAAAACTAATTGTTCTAGACCACTCTTGGATACTTTTGCATCATAATCTATTTTGCTATCCCCAACAAGCATAATAATAGTAGGATATGACTCTATATGATATTTTTTAATTAGCACTGCCGTTTTTTGGTTTTTCTCATCAGTGCAATCTACTTGTTGGCAACTAATGGTATGTTCATTAACCACTTTACCATCATATTCTTCCTTAAATTGTTCCCATTCAGGCTTTGCTTTTCTGCAATGAGGACACCAATCTGCAAAGAAAAAGAGAACTTGGGCTTCTTTTTTACGCTTATTTGAGTTTGCTACATCCGAGAACTCTTTTACTTCGGCCGTTTTTTTGAAGGATTTTTGATATACATTATATCCAATATAGGAAAATAGTATGACCAATAAAACAATGAAAATAATGCGGGAATATTTGCTGAAAATACGAGTATATAACAAATTAAGAATGCTTGACATTATATATTATGAATATAGATAAATTGTCCAAAAATACCGTAATTTGCGTCTGTTCCCTAAATCTTTATTTAGCAAATCGTTATTATTTGTAATATACATTTTATCAAGTTATTATAATAACAATTCAATAAAATATGAATAAAACACAGAGAAAAGATAGACGCTCTATTAAAAAAGAGAGAAAGTCGGTATTTACTCGAAAGCATTATTCAAGTAATGATGGAATGCTAACTACAGTATGGGGACCAAGTACGTGGCATCTATTACATACAATGAGTTTCAATTACCCCGTTAATCCCACGTGTGAAGAAAAACGAAATTATAGGGATTTTATTTTGAGTTTGCAATATGTATTGCCCTGTGGAAAATGTCGCGAAAACTTGAAAACAAATTTCAAAAAACTGCCGTTGAAAATGTGTCATATGGAGAACCGGACCAAGTTCTCACTTTATATTTATAGACTTCACGAAGTAGTTAATAAAATGTTAGGCAAGAAATCTGGCTTATCATATGCAGACGTCAGAGAAAGGTATGAACATTTCCGGTCAAGGTGTGCTAAATCTATAGAATATTTAAAACAAGAACGAGAACACGAAGAAATAATGCAAAAATCCGAAAAAGGATGCACCGAACCATTATATGGTGAAAAGGCTAAATGCATTTTAAAAATTGTTCCGGATAATACTCCCTGTAATACATTCGATATTGATGAAAAATGTATGAAGAAAAAACTACAGTTAGGTAAATGATTGTTTATTTAGCCGTATAATTATTCGCATAGCATTTGGACAACATTATTGTAATAATATTAGTGTTATGTGAACTCAGATAACCCGCATATTTTATAGTGTGAAACGTCTAGAAATAAAAATAAATACACGGTAAATATATAGAACACAATATATATAATGTCAGACTATGAATCAAATACTTATTCGGTGGATAATTCCGATATACCTATAAAAAATGACGTAATTGTATCCAATACTAAATCTAAGGTTCCGTTTTGGAGTGATAACCCCAATATTATTTTAAATACAAGTTATTTATTTGAGTTTTTTCCGACGGATTCTATGTCATATTCACAAAAACTAAATGCCATATCCAGATTAGTTATAGTGTTAACAGTTATAGGTTTTGTTTTAACTAGGAGTTTTAGGGTTCTCATAATTTCTGTTATAACACTCTTTTCATTGCATTTGATTTATATGCATCATACAAAAATCGAAAATACCGATAAAGGTTTAGAAGGTTTTAGTTTAGAAGATTCCAAAAACCCCGCTTTAGATATGTTAAATGATATGAATAAAACTACGTCATCTGAAGTTTTCGATAGACCCAGTCCAGAGAACCCATTTAGCAACGTTCTTATGAATGATTATGACTATAATCCTCATAAAAAACCGGCTCCGCCGATTGCTAAACCCGAAATAAGTGATAATATATTGACAGATGCTAAAACAATGGTTCAAAAAATGAACCCGGGACAACCAAACATTGCCGATAAGCTTTTCCGAGATTTAGGAGAACAATTTGTTTTTGAACAATCGTTGCGACCATTTTATTCTACTGCCAGTACAACTATTCCAAACGATCAAGCCGGATTTGCTGATTTTTGCTATGGTAGTATGATTTCGTGTAAAGAAGGCAATCTATTTGCTTGTGCCAGAAATAATTCATTGAAATATATTAACCAATAAATAATTATTGTATGATTTTCTTGTGTAATAGTATAATATATAAGAAAAATGTCGAGTGTAAATAGCTATATGTTTAATAATATGGGTAGAATTGGAACAGATATTACTGATAAAACTCAACAAACCCTATACAATACCCGTATTGCCAATTACAATTTATCAAACTATTTTTCGTCAGCTAAATCCGATAATCATGTATTGTTTGCCACTATGCAACCGTGTGTATCTTACAATAGCGTAAATGGCGGAAGCGGTGTTGGTGGCAGGGTTGTTGACTATGAGTCATTATTACTCAACCAAGCCGAGCAAGATCGACCTTTGGAAAAAGTCCAATTAATGCAACGTATATTTGCAACTGTTCCTTATTTAGGAAGAGGCGCTGGAAATGCCGATATTGAATCACAATTGCAACAAGGCGAAATCATCGACCACAAGAAAAGCACTTCTACTATTATGGAAAAATCATTTATGCCATATTCAATGCAATTGACTGACTATAATATGAATGAACGCGTTGCAAACCCAGCATATACAGTTGAAGAAGTTGCTATGGAAGGATGGGTTCGTGGTGGTACAGATGCCCGCAACTTGTCATACAAAAAATAAACTCATCTCGGTTAGCTAATATTTAAGCAAGTCATTTTACGTATTATATAGTAATACGTAAAATGACATATGTAAATGACATAAACATAACTATCATTTATATTTTATTTAGAGAACTTATATGGCAGAATTCGAAAATAAAGTATTACAGCCTCCTATAACTGAACCTGATACCGAAGAAATTGTGGACGACCCCGTTGGTGATAAAACGCTGCCTAAGGACCATCCATATTATAATATACCTATCAATTTCAACGTTATAACACCTTCATATAGAAATAATGAAGAATATCGCAAAGCCTTGCAAGAACTATGTTTTTTGCGATATCCGGACACATTTCCAGGAGGTGATTATCCCGAAGGAACTGACCCGGAATGTTGCCACGAAATGACGTACGATTTAGAAAATATGACATATGCATTAGATTTCATATGGCACAATACGCGAAAACATCAATTATTTATTGATTTATATAAATTGACAGCCGTCGAAATGGCAACAGAAGATTTAGAAGTAGGTTTAGCTATCTTGTTTTCATATGATTACTTAAAGTATTTTTACCCAGTATTTCGGGAATATATGGTATTAAATGAGTATTTTAATGAACGACATCCTTTATATATCTTATTAAAACAAAAACTTTCAAAAAAATAACCTGTCTATATGCTATATATTATGTCTTCTACTAGAACGAAAAATACACCTGGAAATTATGATTTAGAACAATGGTCTTACAATAGAAATGTAGCCTGGTGCACTGCTGAATATAGGGGTCCTCCACCTCAAACCAATTTACCTGGAGATGGTTTATTAGCCGGAAATGTTTCCAGAACGCAATTATCCGTTAATTCTTGTGATATAGAATCAATGTTGAGGGGGGTTGGTTCGACTAATTTGGTTTCACCCCAACAACCTACTGTGGCTCAAATCAAAGAGTTACCTTCTCTTAATGTTTGCACAAAAATACCTCTTTTAATTCCGGCGGATTTATATATTCAACCTAACCAGCGCCCACTTTTTAACTAATAACAAGTAGTCTACATAAAATAATAGTATATATTTATAATACTATTATTTTTATTATCTTATGATGATACACCATTTTCGAGTACACCCTCTGGAACAGTAAGAACCTCCGGTACTTGATATCCACACCGGTTTTGAATTCCCCACTTGGGAGGATTTGCGGTATTTATGTTGTAGTCTAGTGGATTTCGGCGATATTCCACAGCGGTTAATATAAAACAACTGTCCCAATTTCCAACTATAGCATATGCATTCAATAAATACTCGAAATTGAAAAATCCGGCAAAATATTCGCTTTCCAATTCTTCATTGTTCATATATCCACTCTGTATTCTCCAAACAGCAGATTCGCGGAAATCGTTTGGGCACCGGGTCTCATCTGTATTATACAAAACGGTTATATCGTTATTGAGAGACTCGTTATAACCAGTTATATACTCAACTGCCTCGTATGTATCACAACATAACACAATATACTTGATATTATGTGTATTACACATTTCAATGCATTTATCTGCATATAACTTCATATCAATATAATTTGTTTCCATTGATGGTCCCCAGACTTTATCACTTAACCGAATATGCATTCCAATATATTTCAAGTTTTCATCTTTTATTTTGCGATATAGTTGGTTATTATTTAATATATTGCGAATATATTCATTCGGTTTGTATATTTTGTGTAATAAGTCTTGATGGAACTCTTCTACACTTGCATAAGTATCTGGTTTGAATGCGTAGCGTTCTTCTAAATACTCTCTGCTATAAATATATTTTTCAACTTTTTCGGGATCTATATCGGATTCTTTAATTGTCGATATATCTTCGTAATAGTGATGAACTGTGTTCCCGCGAAAAAATACTCGACTGCCATTTTTTTTATAGAAAAATGCATAACCGTTTTTTATTGCCTGAATATATGCCCATTTTGCGTGTAATAGATGAGCTCCGAATGGCCACCATAAGTCTTCTACTACTAAGGTAGTTGTCATTATACGTATAATTAATTATATTGGGTTATATGTATTTATATTGGTTTAGATTTAATTGAATTTCACGATAATTTTGACGCTCTCTTTTTTAATACATTTACACGCAGAAACAGACAATTCTTCGCGTTTTTTACGGGTTTTATCATTTGCAGTCGTCGTCTCTTTATTGTCTAGAGAGAACTTGCGTTTAGATGTGCTATTTCGCGCATTCATATCATTTTCTATTTCTTCGTAATTTGCCTTTATAAAATCGATGATTTTGTTCTCTATAGCCCATTTGAAAAAATTGAGTTGACCAATGGTAGTTTCCATATATTTTTCTTCGTCATACGGAATTGAAATACGTTCCCATCTACAAAACGGATCGAATCGTTTTTTCGAGTACGCTTTTAATTTGAGTTTATAGTCATTGTATACTTTGAATCTAGTAAGTTCTTCTTGACCGCTAATACGCTGGGTTTGTAAATCATATACTGTATAGTATTTTTTGGCGAAATTAGTGACGAACCAATCCACTATACGGAGTGATATTTTCGATTCACCATTAATAATATTCATCATTTTGTGTATGTTCTCCTTATTTCCATAAAAATCCATTAGATTTCGCATTAATAAGTCATTCTGAGTATTTGATGAAATTGTTGCAATAGATGTCATTGTATGAATGGTTTATTAAGCATTTTTTATATAGTTTTATATGGATTTATTGGTTTGTTTGTATGTTTTCCAAATAATGATTATTTAGAAATAACATAAAAATAGTGGGGGATATTGTGCATACATACATATAGATGTCTGCGGAATCTGTAAATGTGTTAACAGTAACTGTTTTTATTGAAATTGCTAAAGGTTCTCATATTAAGTATGAATACGACAAGGAAAAAAAGGCATTAGTGTGCGATAGAATATTACATACCCCGTTCAAATACGAGTTTAAAATCGTTACTGGTATCTGACCACAAAGAATTAAAATGGCACATTTTAATTCTTTGTCGGTTTAATTATGGCTTTATTCCCGATACATTGAGTTTAGATGGAGATCCTATAGATGCGGTTATTATTATGGACGATGAATTGGTACCAGGGTGTTATATAGATTGTAAAATTATCGGGGTTTTAGAAACCGAAGACGATGCTGGAGTTGATCCTAAATTGATTATGTGTCCTATTACCAAAGTCGACCCCACTTATTCGAATATACGTCATATAACCGATTTGCCAAAAATGACGTTGGACAAAATTAAGTATTTCTTTATTCATTACAAAGATTTGGAGAACAAACGGGTAATTGTTGAAGAGTTTAAGGGTAGGTAAGAAGCTATAAAAGTATATAAGAGTGGGTTGGTTTGTAAAGAAAATTGAATATATCCTTTCCGTGCATAATATATTTACATTATAATAAAGTAATATAAATACAATACTCTAAACTATTCCATAATAATAATAATAATAATAATAATGAAGTGCTTAGCGAAAGACCGCAATAATAATGGATGTCGCAATAACAAAATGTGTGATACTAGGTTTTGTAAGTTTCATCAATATATGAATGATTATACAGACACTATGTTAGAGAAATTGAAATTATGTAATGGGTGTTTGAAAATGCATTATATGGGAGATAGTGATTATTTGAGTTGCGAAGGATGCAGAAATCGCACAAAACCAAAAACAGAAATAGTATTATGCAAATCGGAGAATTGCAAGTTTAAACGATCAGATGAAAATGAATATTGTGGGAAACATCAGTTATGTTTGTTTGTGAATGAAACGGAGGCTTGTGGTAAAAAAGTATGTGTGAATTATGTGAGAGGGTGTAGAACACAATTGGATGTGACTTATAAATATACTAGATGTAGTGTATGTTTGGAAAAAGATAGAGAAAAAGATAGAGCAAAAAGGGGTAAAGCAGTTGAGCAAAATGTGCAAATTGTAGAAAGTGCTATAGAAATTACACATAAATATTGCACAACTTGTTGTAAAGAATATTCTATAGATAATTTTCTTGGTGAAAAAAATAATATTATTACAATGACGTGCAAAGCTTGTAGGATACAAAACAAAATACAAGATGCGAAACGCAATAAAGAATCTAGATATATTCTAGAGAAGCAAAATAAATTCGCAACTTATGGAAAATATATAAAAGATACTTGCACACGTAATATTCCATTTGATTTGACATTTGAACAATATGAAAATATAATTGGAGACCCTTGTTATTATTGCAATATAACAGATGACGAAAAAGGGTTTAATGGAATTGACCGAAAGAGGTCTGAAATAGGATACATAGTAGAAAATTGTGTGAGTTGTTGTAAAATGTGCAATATACTTAAGGGAACTTTGGATGACATTTGTTTTATAAAACGAGTTGGTCATATTATGAGTTATAACAATTTAACGGATACATATATGTCATTTCCTGACTTATTCGGAAATCATATATCTGGTAATTATTGCAATTTTAATAGGATTGCAAAAGAAAGATTATTGTCATTTGAATTGTCAATTGAACAGTTTGAATATTTCACTAAACAAAATTGCTATATTTGCGGAAAAGAAAATACAGAAATCCACAAAAATGGAATTGATAGACTAGATAATGACATAGGATACATATTGGAAAATTGCAGACCGTGCTGCACGGAATGTAATTTTATGAAAGGAATATTTAGTTATGATGTATTTATAGAAAAACTGAAATTAATCTATAATAAACATTTACAAACAATCCAATATACTACTATATCTAGTGATTATGTTCCAGAAATATATATTCAAAAGCATCAAAAACGAAAAATAATAGAAAAACCATCTATTACTAAAACGACCGAACAAATTAAAGAAGAAATCAGGCAATGTAAACAAAAACAGAGAGACGAAATAAAAGAACGTTTATGTCATTCAAAATATAAAGAACTTAGAGCAGTGAAACTATGTAATAGCATATCCGATCTATGAAATTAGTGTTGTGAAACTGGTTTTTATAAATAATAATTATTTTTATTATTTATAATTTTATTTATATTTTTAATTTATTATGTGTCACGAGCATCTGGTTAGCATATCTAATAAGTATTTTAATTAGAGTACGCCACACCAGCCCAAATACTCCACTCGATTTCTCGAGTGGTTGGACTGTATCTTAAGTCTACTCCGGCTGCTTAAACCATCATTATAGACCAACCACCATTCAGTCTCTGAGAATCTGTCATATCCTAGCTTAGCGGACTTAGACATAATCCTGCGGATTGCCCAATCCTTAACATTTTTACCGTACCCGAGTTCTATTCTCGGCCATATGTTGGTTTCCCGAACACATTTGGTAGTTAAGGCTCTAAGGGGTTTCCCGCAACGGGTAGTTTCGCAAAGAGTTGTTTTCTCTTCACTAGCACTAGACTTATAATCCAGGAGTCAAAACGAAGTTTCCACTAGCAGTGCCTGGTTGCTAGTGGCGTAGTACTTTTCTGCACAGATGAAACGATACATTAGATTAAGATGTAACAATCCAAGTATCAATTCGTTTATGCCGCTCATAACACGTAAAACATTGTAATTAACTGCGTACACTCTGACCTTAGCAGTGGCAGTTCCCGAAACAGTTGAAGAAGAAAGGACAAGCTGGAGAGTAGCATTGTCAATTCTGGAGAAGTTGCAGGTTCCAGATGGTTGGTGTTCCTCAGGGCGAAGAGCGAATGAGTACACGTTGATTCCGGAGTCTGGGTTGCGGGTGTGATGTTGGTAAGGTTGAACGACGTCAAAGTAAGAACCTTCTCGTTCAGAGAATCGGTCTTGGCCGTTGAGCTGCAACTTGGCAGTGACAACTGGGTTTTCACCCCAGCAGTGCATATCGATAGCAGTCTCGGCAAGAACGAAGGTACCTGCATCAGAAAGACCAGAACTGTTTAAAACACCTCCTTCTGTTGCAAAGTCAGCACCCCATGTAGCAGTAGTTCCAGCAGATGCAACGTCTAAAGCACCACCCATTTGAAATAGACCATTTGAGACTATGAATGCATTTGATCCAGAAGTCTCAGCAGGTCCACCGAAAGCGTGGATGGCGTTGGGTAAGGCGTCAATAGCATCAGTGTAGTTGAATGGCTGGGCACCAAGAGTCTTGAAAAGAATAGATTGACCCTCTAATGATGAGCAATAGTCAACGTTGGAGTCAGGTTGAACAACCCAAATGAGCTCCTTTACTGGGTGATTGAAGTTAAGTTTGATCTTGTTACTGGAAGATCCAACGGATTCGTCACCAGTGAATTGAAGTTGCTCAATGAGGTATTCGTGAGGGTTCTGGGCCATCTTTCGGCGTTCGTCAGTGTCAAGGAAGACATAGTCGACGTAGAGAGAAGCAGCAACCAATGAGGATTGGTAAGCATTAGTAACAGACAAGGTACCAGTAACACTGCCAGAAAGGGTCTTGACAGCCCACAAGCACTCACCAATAGGTCTGAAGTCAATATTGATCTTGACCTCGTGGTATTGGAGAGCAATTAAGGGAAGAGCAAGACCGGGGTTTCTGTTGAACCAGAAAAGAAGGGGAATATAGAGAGTGGTTTCTGGTAAAGCATTTCGGGGAGCACACACTTGAGCAGGTCCTCCACTGGCAGCGCAAGGTCCAGAGACGTTGGCAAATGATGGATCGGTTATGTAGTTAAGCTGGGTAGTGTGGCCGATCATTCTTAAGTAGCCTCGCTTTTGGTCACTAGGGAGAGTAAGTTGGTTCCAGATATGCATCCAGTCTCCGAATTGACGGTCAATTCTTTGACCACCAATCTCGACCTCAACTTGGGCAATGAGCTGTTCACCAATGAAATCCAACCAACGGGCATACACACCATCGTTATTTGTTCCAGTTGTGTTGACCATAGATTGGTTGATCTCTGGGAGAGTAACCTGGAGGTAGGTTCTGTAGGCAAGATCTCCATTTCTGGAGATGGTGCAGGTAACTCGGCGACCAAAATCGGCTTGACCTGAGAAAGTCTGTTCAATACTTTCAAGAGAGAAGTTGGTGTGTCTGCGGTATGAGACCTTCCAGAAGGTGATCTCAGGAGTTCCAGTAAGAAAAACGTCTTGTGCGCCGTAGGCGACTAGTTGCATTAACGCACCCCCCATGAAATTTTCAGGTATATACTACATAAAGAAAATAATTTCTGGAAATTGCTAAATAATTATATTTTAGAAATTGCTAAATAACTTTCAAACCAACGAAGAATTAATATGTGCCATTTTAATTCTTCGGGGTCAGATACCAGTAACGATTTGAAACATGCACCCTAGCCATAGGCTAAGGGTGCGGTTTTAAATCTTCACTGGTATAAATCTTCACTGGTACAAATACTTATTTAGGAAAACTGCGTTTGTATTCAGAAGAATCTATATTACTCCATACCATCATAATATAATTGTATAATTTCCAATGTTTTATCTGTGTTATTGGTAAGCCAATAATTTATTTGATTTTTCAAAACGTCTAATCTGTTAGTCCATTCTTTTGTTTTAAGCATATTGATTGCTAAAATACCAGTTTTTTGTAGCTTCCAACATGATGATATTTTTATTCCATTTTTATCAATATAATCATCTGGATTAAACCGAATAAATACAATTGGTCTATGTCCCAAATCTTTCGACAACTCCATTAAGCGTTTATTTTCACAACTGCAATCATATGCATTATGTTGATTTTCATCTATTTCTACAATAATAACTTGATAACCTAAATCCAATAATAAATCTGGACGCCTTTTCGAACAACCGTCCGATATTTTTTTGTCTGAAAACCAAGTCATTTGCGGAAACGTTTCTATAACGCTATCTACAACTGATTTTTCTTTTGTTTTGTAATTTCTGGATATAGGTTTATCTGGGAATAAGTTCATATAACAATAAACACAATAACCATCATATTTATTTGAACACCTGGTTAAACACCATTCAGATAAACACGTTTTTGCAAATACATCTACCATTTCATTTTCTTTGTGATTAATACAATATTTAGCAGACTTAATGTTTTTGAAATTATAAATAGCGCGCAAATTACACCCTTCAAAAAAACATTTTGTATGAAAAACATCTACCATAGTTTCAGTTTTATGTGTTGAACACATTTTAGGACGAATATATCCAGGTTCGCTATATGTTGGACATGTATTACATCCTGAATATGCACATTTTAAATGCTTTCCATCAATCATTGACTCCAATTTATGGGCAGAACAAAATCTTGGTTGTGTATCTTCAAAATACTTGTAAGATGGCATCGTTGAACATCCAGGATGCTCGCACCGTTTATGTTTTATATCCACCATATCAGTCAATTTATGAGCAGAACAATATTTGCCTAATCGCTCGCCTTCCATATTAAATTGTGCAATAAGATTACATCCAGGTTGCTTACAACGTTTTGATACTACATTTATCATTTCATCCGTCTTATGTTCCGCGCAATATTTAGCAGCCACACTTCCTGCCACATTATAAATAGGAGTTGTATAACAACCCGCGGCAGCACAACGCTTGAGTTTGACATTGACCATTCCGCCAAGTTGATGAGCCATACAGTATTCACCCTTCGTTTGCCCAGGAAAATTGTATATAGCGCGTTTATCACATTCTGCAAACACGCATAATTTGTCTACTACATTTATCATCCCTTCTAATCGATGGGCACTACAATATAGGCCTTTTTTACCCCCGGCCACATTAAAATAGGCACTTTTATCACAGTTTTCAGCACATTTAGGCATTTTGTTTTTTGCTATATCTATTACACAATAGATATACCGATATGTTTATATCTTTTTTGTTTTATAATATATTTAGCCCAACATAATACCATATATTGCTATATATCTTTAAAATATTTTTATAAACTACATAAACAGAACCCCCATATATCGATATATACTGAATATGCGCCTCAATATTAAGAAACTCACCCCCTGTGCCCAAGTTCCAGTGTATGGATCGACTGCTGCAGCAGGTATGGACCTTTTTTCAGCGGTAGATCTAGTTGTTCCTGCACAAACACGGAAACTCGTTAGTACAGGTATTTCTGTAAGTTGGGAAACAACAGAAGGAGAATGGGATGAGCATCCCGAAAAATATTATTTACGTATTGCACCGCGTTCGGGTCTCTCTGTAAAGAGTAATATCGATATTGGAGCGGGTGTGGTGGATAGCGATTACAGAGGCGAGATCTTCGTCTGTTTTATTAACAATTCGTTGGACAAGGAATACCAGATTAAACAGGGCGATAAGGTAGCCCAAATGATTTTGACCCGGTTCGAACAATTCAAGGACGTTGTTTTAGTAGAGGACCATACAGAAACTGCTAGAGGAGAGGGTGGATTTGGTTCTACGGGAAGATAAAAATAAAAAACTTGAAAAATAATTGCTATAAATGTTCTATAGCAATTATTAGTGAATATTTATAGTGGTGTAGATGTCGCAGTTGTTAGGCGCATATTTTGTAGAATAAAGGTTGCTAAATATTCTTCCTGAAAAACTTCGATTTTGTTTTCGTGTTTTTTAGAAAAAATATATTTATCTTGGGATTTTTTCACAGACCAACCGTCGTCAAGTGCATTCATTACAAACAACATTTTTTGGAGTTGCAGTTTATCGGCGGTGCTTTGTGACATTTTTCTTTATATATTTAGGGAGTTTAGTAATTTTACGGGTTTTACGAAGACGGTTGGTATGTTTTTTGGTATATTTATATGTTATTTGTTTTCTATTTTTTCTTGTTTTATTGCCACCAACAACTATATCATTGTCTCCGCGGATTTGTTGTATCTGGTTATTTATTTCTCGCATGTTTTTTTTTATTAGTTTTTTGGCTCTCTCTGTCCTTTCTCTATCTTCACTACGGTTAAATCTAGTGGGTAACTTATTAAAACGTTCTTGAGCGGAATGGTATTTAACTTGTAGTTTTTTAATTTGTTCTAATGCTTCCTGCTGTTCAGGTGTTTGCCGCTGATAAAGTGGTAAATATTTTGTATTTTGTTTTCTTCTTCTGTATGATACTTCACGATCTATATTGTCATTCATATTAATTGCATCAACTACTACCCTATTTACCATATCAACATTATGAGCTTTATCTAAATTGATAATTGCTGCATTGCGTTCTCCATCAGCTAGATTATATAATCCATTTATTATTTCATGCGCATCGTGTTGGCTTGTAAGTAATTCACTTTCGGTATGTGCATCTTTTACTATTTGACCTATATATTCAACTGTACCAGCTTGTTTAAGTTCCTCTATAAACTCCTTTCTATCAATATATAGTAATCCATTTATTGTATCTATTGCACCAGATACAGCTTGACTAAACTGAGTTGCTTCTTCTGCTATTTGAACTGTATGTTCAAATGTATCAGCACGTTCAATTCTATCTATAAATATTTGTGCATCAATATTTGGTAATACATTAATTGCATTTATTATATCAGATTTAATTTCTTTAAAATTTCTTATATAGTTATAAAAATTGGTCATAGTAGGAAAATATGTACTAAAAAACTCATCTCCAAAATGACTGAATATATAAGTTATTGCCGTGCCTATATCCGAGATACGATTTGATTTGTATAGTGTAATAGCACGCTGCAGGTTTGGAATTGTGAAAAAATAATTCTCTAAAATAAGTAATGCCCTACCTTCATCCGATGAACCTAAAGATAATACTTGTGTAAAGTCACCAAACGACATATTAGCAAAATATCCAGATATAGGCTCAACACCATACGGCAAAATATCAATTTGTGGAATTAAGTCTTGTGTAGATACTGAAGGTCCGGCACTAATTTGTTGGTGTAATATTTTTGCAATAATTTCATTAATTGGAACAGGATTTTGTAAAATATGTTTTACAATGTCTGTGGGTAATAAATACTCAACTGTATGTGCATATTCTTGAATATCATATGTATAAGGACTAAGAATAACTAAAGATTCAATAAAATTAGCAATAACATAAAGTAACGTATAAATATTTGATAAAAGACTGTCTAAGCGATTATGTCTAGCTGAAGTTTTCATAGCAATAAAAATATCTATTATGTAATTTATAAACTTACCTTCTGCAAAATCCTTTCTCAATTCTGATATAAAATTAGTTATTTCTGTTTCAATTTGCTGAAATGTATCAGCTCCAGGAGTTGTTAAATTTATAATTAGTGTCTCAATTATATATATAACTAATTGTGTAAGTTTGTAATAGATTTTTCCTTCATCAGTCAAATTTTCGAATAAATAATCAATTTTATAAGCTGAAGCAAACTCTTCTGTTAAAAACACTGGCGGTAAAAATTGAGTTTTTTCACGTATAATTTTTTCTACAGGGTCAGTGATTTTTATTGCAATATCAACAAAATTTTTACATAACTCTGTTAATTTATCTAAACCTTGTTTTGAAATAATCTGCGCGTAATTTGTATTCAAAACAATACCATATTCATAAAATAACATAGAAACTACTAATTTATCACGGTTCAATGTAATTTCATATAATTGACCTCCTTTTATGAGTTTTTTATTTTTTTGTATTTTTTTATTTTTCCGCGTTTTTTTATTAGATTTATGAATACTTTTATTATGACTACGATTGAATACTACAGTTTTTTTACCACCGATTAGTCCTTCACCTAGTTCTGTAACTACTTGTTGGGAAAAACTAGTCTCAGCATAAAAATTGTCAACCATCGTTTTATAAATAGGTTGTTTTGCTGCATGTGTTTTACTTTTCACAACATTTAAATATTTGTTTATTTTGGTTTCAAATGTTTCTCGTAGAGCGCCGGCCAATGTTTTATGAACAAGCTTTACAATAGGTATTCCCAAGGAGGGTATAGCACCACCCGCATTAGTTATACAAGAAGTAAAAAGTCTAGAAAATCTGTCAATTGCTAATGTGCTTGTAGGGGTTATTTTAGATAATTCAGTTAGTGTGTCTTGATCAACTAAAGCATTTATATAGGGCAAACACTGCATAAACCCATAAGCGAACGAATCATCTGATGTAAAAACGGTGTCAAAAAACTTGTCATCACTAGCCTGATTGTCTTGCAATAACTCAATAAACGTTCGCAAAGTGTCATCATTTTTTTTTGGCTTTGTTATATGACGCGCAACTAATTTTTCTGAAACACTTCTTATTCTAAATAATAGTAACCCATAAATTGACCGCAATTTTTTTTCAGATGCTATACAATTTAAATATTGTTTGTAAATAAGGTCGTTTGTATCATACTTACTTTTCATATCGGCAATATTATCATCAATCCATTTTTTATCGTTTTGTTTGTTACTCTTTGTTGCATCATTCACACGTTGAATATAACTGTGGCTTGATAGATCATACACTGTAGATAATTTACTATCATCGAAATCGGTAATGTTCTGTATTACACTATTAGAAAACTTATCAAAATCAGATAAAATACTTAATATAGGTGATAATACATAATATATTTTTAAAAAATCCGCATATTTTTGATCATCAGTTATATCTGGTGTATTTACTGCATTAAGTATTGCAATAATATTATTCATTATGGTAGTTACCTTTTGTTTTAAATCAACTACAATTACTCTAATATGGGATAAATTGCCTTCTGCTGTATTATCATGTAGATATTTGTCATAAGTATCTTTATAGTATTGCAATTTAGCATAAACTATAGATTCAGGGGTACTGTATTTTTTAATTAAGTTAATGCTTATATAAATAAGAAACCCATCGTGATTATTAAATAAAACAATTGGAGCGCCATATTCAATAGCTGCGGTTGCAGCTACTCTGTCATATGTTACAAACACATGAACCCCTGAACTTTTTTTTCTAGATAATGTAAAATCTGGTGAAATTGGATTGTTCCTTAAACAATTAAACTCAATGTAACTGATAACGGGGTCAATTGTTTTTATTGATTGTGAATGATCTCCAAACTTTTTAGATAAAATCTTACAAATTTCCTCTGATGTATATAATACATCATATATAGCAGAATCAAATGGCAAATTAGGAAAATTTGTAATTCCTACTCCAGATATTTTTGTAGATATTTTTCTTGTTATGGAGTCTAATGTAGTTGCTTTATTTGACGTATTTTTATCTATAGTAAATATATTCTTGGTTGGAGTATAACCAAAAGTTGCAGCCACCTTTCCTTTCAAACTATTTTTACTAATTTCATCTGTTGGGTCTAAAATAAATAAAGTGGTATTAGAACTTGATAAAATAGTATCTACATCTCCGAATGTCACTTTAGGCAATCCTATCTTATTGTCATAAGATATTTCGGATACCATATAAGATTCAAACTTTGTAGACATCATTGCTTGTGGAGGATAATTGTCTCTACTTCCTGTAATTGATTGTAAATCAACTGGATAAATTGGATATTTAGTAACTCTTTCACTTTCTACATCTATGTCATACATACCAAAACGTACATTCCGGTTTCCTGCAAGTTTATTTCGTTTTTCACTGTCACCTAAGTAATGTCCCATTCCAATTCGAACACCGGCATCAGTCAAACAAGTTACAGTAGGGCCTGGGTCATATTGACCTTGTGATGTAATCAAAAATGTAGCAGTTTGGTCACCTTCTTGGCTCCAGTTATATATATCATCTGCAAAGTTTCCATATGCAACATCTCTTATAAAGTATACATCATCTGTGATATTCAAACATTGGAATAATTTTTGTATTAATGACACTCGCGTATCAGATGAAGCAGCTGTAGTTGCAATAACCCCTGGTGTTTCATCCGGTTCATGTGATGAAATATTGAAAACACTGTATCGACCTGGTTGTATATTTAAATCGTTGTAAAATTCATTATTAATTTTATGAATATTTTCATTATCATCGCTGATACGCTCAAATACAGGCGAGCCATCAGACGTAGTAATGTCAGTAATGTCAGTAATGTTAGCTATCGGTTTAGCAAGAATATGATTTGCTGGCATTGTTGGGGCTGCTAATACTCTTTGAAACATAAATATGTCTTCATTTTTTACAGGACCTTCACACGGTTGCTTTAAATGTTTTGCTGCAGTTTTAAATGAGTCTAATCCTTTAATACTACCGTGATCATGCCAAGCATCTTCTTTTGCTATTTTACATAATTCGTCATGAGTACACGTTGGATTATCTGGACTTCCTGAATTATATAAATGACCATATGGTGCTGCAGTGGCTGGTGCTGGTGCTAGCATTATATTATCTTATAAAATACCCGTATATATTATTCATAAAAATCATACATTTCCAATAAATCGACATAAAAACACTCAACCCTATTATATCATATAATACACCCTTACCATAATAATGCAAAAACAACATAATTCAAACCCTCAACCTCCATCAAAAGGTACCATTGACGAAAAACATACTGAAATGCTAAATCATTTTTACGCAATAGAAACTGAACAAATACCCGAACTACAATCTAAAAAGCTCTTATTAAAATCTCAAATGAAATTTCTCCCTAAAAACCAAATTGACACCTATATGGATATAAAAGACCAGATACGGAATATATCCCAACAAATAAAAACCCTAAAGTCCCTAAAAAAGCAATATCTCCTCGATAATTCCAAACACATTTTCGACTATTTCGAACAAAAGAAAAAGGTTTCCTCAGGTGATAATGGTCAGAATGTCAATGTTCTCAATTCCTTCTTCAAAATAAAGGCAAAGTCTGATGACTCAGGAACCGTCGCTGGCACAAAATACAGTCAATCCAAGAATACATATCACGCCTATTGGAAAAACATCAATAATTCCATTTTAAACATACAGGATTTCGTCGTTTCATCCGACGTTTGCGAATGTTGCAAAATAGGAGAACTTATTCCACAAGACGAAGAGGGGATTCTCATATGTAATAACACAGATTGCGGTCAATTTGTTACGTATATAGTAGATAGTTCCAAACCGTCAAATAAAGAACCGCCTAACGAAGTGTCATATACTGCATATATAAGGCTTAATCATTTCAAAGAAATATTGTCGCAATTCCAGGCAAAAGAAACTACCCAAATCCCTGACGAAGTTATAGAGGCTATAAGAGCACGTATTAAAAAGGAGCGTATAACAGATATGTCTCTAATAAACTACGATAAAATGCGCGATATTTTGCGAAAACTCGGTCTCAATAAATATTTCGAACACATTCAATATATCAATTCTATATTCGGTATTAAACCGCCTATTATGAACGAAGAATTACACGAAACATTGTGCGTTCTCTTTATAGAAATACAAAAACCTTGGGCAGTTCATTGCCCAGCTAATCGCACTAATTTTTTTAATTATACTTATACACTATATCAATTGTGTGTTCTCTTAGACCAAGTCCAGTATTTGCCATATATCCCTATGATGAAAGATAGGGAAAAACAATTGGAGCAAGATATGATATGGAAGAAAGTGTGTATGGACCTGGATTGGGAGTTTTTTCCCACGGTCTAAAGTAATTATATAGAAAATTGATTTTTGTAAAATATATAAGTATAATACCATAAATACGTATATATTTTATTAGTATTCTAAAAATGACATATCATTTCGGCAGTAATGAATATTATCATTTAGTTGGAAGAGTATTGGTAAATGAAGCCGGAATATGTTGTGTTATACAGGGTTTACAAGAAGAACACGATAGTGTATATAGATTTACCGACGGAATTGCAGGAAACGCATACCGGGTATATGTTATGGTTGCGGGGAGTACCGATATGGAAAGTTTTCATTTCCGGAATTTCAGAGAGGTTATAAAAAAATATGGAGAACTACAGCCGGAAAAACCCAAGTCATTACTTACTATAATAGCAAATCGGCGTTCTTCAAAAGTAGATTCGCCACATCCTACTTTACGTAGTGATATGGATGAAAATACAAAACACCCCGATCTAAAAATGAAAAAATGGGCTAAAATACATCCAGAAAAATAATACTATGATATTAGACTTGTATTGTGGATACGTAAGTAGTAAAAATGAGGTATTTATGTAATTTATTGTATATATGATAATATTTGCGTTTATGCATTATTGATTATGTTTTGGAGCTTTCTGATTGTTTTCTTATTGTGTTTTTTTTGTGGGTTTCTTTTTGAAAAGGATACATTTTTTGGATAAGCTCGATGAATTCGGTTATAAACATATTGGTTCATACCACCATTTTGTGTAGTTTCGTCAATTATTGTAGCCAATTGATGTGAGTCTGTTATATTTTCAGTTTTTGGTGTGCTTATTTCAATAGATTTATCCACAAACATATTTTGTTCTTGGACATAATCCGCTATAGAAGATGGAACCGATTGGCCATCTGCAAATACTTCATATGCAGGAGAACCTGCATAAGACTGAACCTCTATATCTTCATTATCTTTTACAATAACATTATCTTTGATATATAATTTACCATTGAGTTCAAATATTTTCAATGTATACAAACGTCCACCAGTTACATCATTTGGTATTTTTGAAGATGTTGTAGGTTTACTAGGAAACATAGGAACGCTAATATTTTGCTTATATAATATATAAACAAAATAACAATACGATTTTTGCAAAGAACTTTGTAGACTAATTGATAATAAGAAAAATGAGCTACATTATAAGTGAGCTACTAATAGGGTCGCAAATATTTACTGATGGTCGTCAAAATCAAAGCACAATGGTATTTCTGACTTATTTATAAATACAGTCATCGGCTCTCTATCCATTTGCGAAGTCCAAAAAACATATTCATCTACCAATTCATCCGTAAATCCAATACAAAACTCTACTCCTAAACTTTTAAAACAAAAACAATTCGAATATTTCAATGGCTTCAAGCTTTCTTTTTCCAGTAGTACTAACATATGATAATAATGGCGGGGATTATGATCTTCACTAAAATGTACTACACCCAACATTCCATCTTCACGTTCTATAAAAGTAGTAGATCCACGCACTTTATTAAAATAAGGAGCAGAAACCATATGACTCATAACTATTTCTAAACTTCCCGTAGTCGAATTTATGCAACCTACTTCCAATGGAAACCATTTATAAATAAACAAATCTTCTACTTGACCAAGGTCTACCCCTCTAGAAATAGGTATCCAATTTTTCTCACACCAACTTTCAACTGGTGGTAATACGACTTTGACATTTGAAATAGTATGATCATACACCGAATAATCGCCTATAACCATATTATTCTTACCATTTGGCGAATAATCTACATTTGTTGCGATAAACTTGACTCCAGAGTCTGCGACTGAATTTGTCGATCTATATAACCGAACATCTTCGAACCCTCTAGAAAATACATTACCTGCATATTGTGGTATATCTATTTGTTCAGTTATTAGGTTAAACGTGTCTGCTATTGGACTAAAGTCTGCATCTAATTCGCATAGCATATTTTTGTTTTCAATAATATGTACATTCGTAGGATAGCCATAGCACCCATTATTGTATAACCAATAATTTACATACCGCGTATTTAGCCATCTGCGACCATCAGGGGTTTTTAAATACGATGACGAAGTTGGACGAAATTGTGCTATAACCGGGAAATTATGTTTGACTCGTCTTGAAACCGACAGCATATTTTTCGTAATAAAATCCGCCGAAATGGCAGTAACAATACTGTCATTATGATTCGCTGAATATACTATTGGTTTCCATCGTTTAATAGTTTCTATCCAAGCCCATAAATTAACATCCCATATAAGTTTTTGGTATCCATCCAAATATTCTACTAAATAACCTTGATAGTCTATCCATAATTTTTGTAATGATTCCGCATCCCCTGCAAAAAATCCTCCACAAAATCGCCAATTAATTGCATTCGCTAATCCATCAATATTTTCAATATAAACAGGCATTGAACATACTGGGAAAGTAAGCATTTTTTCTGAAAAAATGCGGCTTGCAAATTGATGTATATATTCATATGTTTTATGTTTATCTGAAAACAAATAAGTTATATTGAAATCAATATAAGCAAAATGTCTAGTTTTCCAAGGATTATGTTCTATAACACGGTCTACCAACTCAATTTTAGAAAGTGAAATAGATAAATGGTCTTCTGTATCTTTTTCCAAATTGCGATATTCTGGTAGAGTATATGGATTTTGTTTAAGTTGCTTAAATACCCATAATTCGGATTTTTCAATAATTTCTATATGAATATTGTTTGCGCCTTGTAAAAATGCTATTTCGTCTGCATTCTTTGGAGCTACAAAAATATAAAGCGGAACCCCTATATAAACCAATTCTGCTAAACGATCTACATTCCATTCATCATTGTGTGGCGACTGATCTTTATCGTGCAAATAAGAAGTAACAAATGTAAGTGTGTACTCATTTTCTCTAGAAAAGTTTGCCATTTCTGCTAGTTATAATAGTAGTCGTGTGTTTATATGTTTTAGAAAATTGAATATTTTTTTATATTATTGGCTATAGACAATATATATCTCATTTATTATTATATCTAGTCAACTATACCTATAACTGTATCTTTAACCTTATAAAAATGTCTAACCTCATTCTCATTTTCGACGTTGAAACAACCGGGCTTATTCCTAAAAGAGAACCTTCGCTGGATTTATGTCCATATATATTGCAACTCAGTTTTATAGTATTCAATGTGGAAACTCTAACCGTCGAACAGACATACAATACGTATATCAATATTCCATCCAAGGTCCGAATACTCCCAGAAATAGAAAATCTTACAGGTATAACCCGAGCAAAATGTAGTCGTGGCGTTGTAGTGGCAGAAGCATTAAATGCCCTACACGATGCATATATCCGATGCAGTAAAATAATTGCGCACAATATTGAGTTCGATAGCAAAATGGTTTGTATCGAATTAGCACGCAACCCGGGGCGCAAAACGCGCCATTTATGTGATTTGCTAAATACCGGATACGAACAAGCTAACCAAATGGATCGATATTGCACTATGGCTAACAGTGTAGATTTGTGCAATATAGTCATAGATGCAATTGATAAACGCGGTAAACCATATCGATACAAAAAGTTTCCTAAATTATCCGAACTATACCAGAAATTATTTGGTACAATTCCCGAGAACTTACACGATTCAATGGTGGATACGGCTGCCTGTTTGAAGTGTTATATGAAAATGGCGCACGATGTTTTATTACCATAAGACCACAGGACTATTCTTATAAAAAAGTATTTGTATATTATTATTATTATGATTCTACAACAACCCAAAAATAAAAAAACATTTTGTATAAAATAATATATCACTGATATGTTATTTTATGCATTTTTTTTGATAGCGCACCGTGTTACTCAAATATAATTATATGTTCAAAATAAGTTTTTGTTTATTGATGTCGGCGGTCCGTGGCCAAATACAATCATATATATCAATATCAACGCAGCCAATATAATACTGCGATTTTCTGCAACCTCTTGTTTCTGTTTCAGTATAAAAATCATTACAAGATATAACACAACACCTATAACCGCGGAATGCAATAGCATAGTTCGTCCGTTCTCCATTTTCTATATATAGTATTATATATAGAAAATAAAATATCGATTGCCTAAAGACTTTTACGCTAAAGACTTTTACGCTAAAGACTTTTACGCTGAACACATTTCGCAGATTTCGTCGTGTTCTTCTACCACTTTACCTTTTTCTGGTTCAATCGTAAATTGTTGTGCTTGATGTCGCCCCCGGCGTCTCAAATAATAAATGCCCGTTTTTAATCCTTTTGACCACGAATAAAAGTGCATCGACGTCAATGAAGAATAATTGGGGTCTTCTAGCCATAGATTGAGACTCTGACTTTGGCAAATAAACGCTCCCCGGTCCGCCGCCATATCTATTAAATGTCGCATCGGCAATTCCCATACAGTCTTGTACTTATCGCGGATTTCTTGCGGAATAATATCGATATGTTGGATGGAACCATTATTGGCGATAATATTATTTTTGACCTTTTCATTCCATAAGTCCAACTTTATTAAATCATTCATGAGATATCGGTTGGCCATAATAAACTCACCCGCAATCGTCCGTCTGCTATAGATATTGCTAGTTATTGGTTCAATACATTCGTTATATCCCAAGATTTGCGAAGTAGACGCAGTCGGCATCGGTGCCAGAAGAAGTGAATTGCGTAGACCGTGTGCACGTATATCGGCCTTTAAACCGGCCCAATCATATCGACCCTCCATAGGAACCACTTTCCACATATCGTATTGCAATTCGCCTAAACTAGCCGGAGATCCCTCAAAAGTAGAATAAGGGCCTTCCACCTTAGCTATATTACACGATTCCACTAAAGCCGCGTGATAAATGGTCTCAAATACTAGACGATTAATGCGTTTGGCTTCGTCGCTAATAAATGGATAACCCATCATCATAAACACGTCGGCCAATCCTTGTACACCAATACCAATTGGTCTATGTCTCATATTACTTAGTCGGGTTTTTTCAGTGGGATAGTAATTGACGTCGATTATACGATTCAAGTTGTATGTGACAGTCTGGGCAACGGAGTGGAGTATTTCGTAGTTGAAAACTGGGGGATTTTGTGTAGTGTCCACGAATGCCGGGAGAGCAATACTCGCCAAATTACAAACGGCAGTCTCTTTATCGTCAGAGTATTCAAGTATTTCGGTGCATTGACCGGTTAATATACCATTAAATATTCCCATATGACGTTTTGGTTCAGTAAAGCAATATGTATTATCTAGTCTACCAGAATCAACAACGCCAATAATTGATATATCACATTCAGTTTCTGTATCTACCGATGGATCGCATAATAATGACATTATATTAACATTTTTGCATTTAAAATCAACAGTATTCAAAACCGATAAACTCTTTGACATAACGGTCAAAACTCCCAATGACCCGGGGGTTTTTGATAATTGTGAACTTATTCCACAAGTTTGCAAGTCGAAAAACATTTTTTGCAATACACTATACTCCTTATTACTTACTGTAATACATCCATTTGATACACTGCCATTTGTATTACACAAGTCCGAAAATGCATCTATAACTTTATTGAAAAGTTTATTTATTATAGGATATTCACATTTGATTATTTTATCACCCGGCTTCAATTCATTTGCTTGAACCATTTTTTGCGAATTTTTTGAATAAGTATCTTGTATGAAAAACTTGTGATATTTAGTGCAAGCCAATTTGCATCCATCACTTGTATATACATCAATTAATTCTTGGTTTTCACCAGTTTTAAATACTTTTACTTCACTGAACTCTTGACCATTCCATACATTAACCGTTTTTCCTTCTAACTCCTGTATTGCTATATGGCCGTTATCTGTCAATATGAGTGTCTCTGGTGCAACGCATAAGTTTGAGGATTTAATAGTCCCCACATTTTTCTGATTGGACTTTTGATTGCACGCATCTTTGTACAACAAATAGGGCGTCCCGGTCTCCATCTGCGCATCCAATACTTGAAACCACAATTCACGTGCTTTGATAGCCCTACGTCCCTTACCTGATGCCTCATATTTCTCATATAACTCTTTAAAAGCTTGGCCATAGAGATCTGACAACCCCGGGCATTCATCCGGACACATCAATGTCCACATACCATCCGATTTAACCCTCTCCATAAATAAATCCGGTATCCACAGAGCATAAAACAAGTCCCGGGCCTTCAATTCTTCGTCCCCGTGGTTTTTCCGCATTTGCAAGAAATGTTCTATATCCGAATGCCACGGTTCCAAATAAATGGCAAACGAACCATTGCGTTTTCCACCGCCGTTATGTACCAATCCTCCTGCCAACATATAGTTATGCTGAGTATGCATTTGCAAGTCATACACTAATCCATTATAATGTTTTTCCACGATCGAAACAACCGGAACCAACCAACTATTGTCCTTGTAAGCTATACAATTCTTAGGTAATATACCCAAACGCAAACGTAGATATTGCAAATCTACCGATATCTGTGGAATATCATCACTACTACCGAGTCCTTCTAAAATCTTAGTCACTTTATGCTCACTCAAATGAATCCATCTTTTACCAACCCGGAGTTTGCCATTTGTCATAAAATCGCTCTTTGTAAACGGCAATACCGTATTTCTTTCCCACATTATCAAATTATAGTAATCCATAAACCGAATCTCATAATTGATTGCATTTGCGCCAAAGAACTCGGCCAATGCATCGATTTTATTGGGACTATGAGCAATATACATCCAATTTGGTATTATACGGTGAGACGATATAACGTTCTCATTTTCAAGCTTTTGTGCAATACACATTCCTGATAATATTAAACCATAGACATAACATATATCGAGCGACAATTCGTGATAATTAAAACACACTTTTGGAACCCGGTGAACAATATAATCGCCGATTTCAACGTCTTTTGCATCTACCCACTCCGGATTTTGGTGTAATAGATCTGTATTGCTTCCATAAAATTGTGGTCGTTTTACCACATAAATCGGGTGTTCTGGAGTAATATTCAATGGCTGTCCATCTAGTGCCGTTTTTATTTCGTACATCGGTCCATCATACGGATGTTCCAACACTTTTTTTATATACTCGAATTCCCCGGCTCGGTTCTCCACTTCGGTGTCATCTGCAATACAATCTTCTATAGCAATAGGTCCGTCTTTTGTGTATATAATTGTATTGGGCTTAACACATTGATCAACATATTTAGCCGTATTATTAAATACGCGGAGCATAGGAACGATTCCATTGGAAGCCCCATTTGTTCCGCGAATATGGCTACCTGATGCCCTGACATTATGGATATGAAGACCGATTCCGCCCGCCCATTTAGAAATAAGTGCACAGTCTTTCAGCGTGTTATAGATACCTTCGATGCTATCACTCTCCATAGAGAGCAAATAGCACGACGATAATTGCGGATGAGGCGTTCCTGCATTAAAAAGCGTTGGCGTTGCGTGGGTGAAATATTTATTCGACATTAGTTCATATGTTTCCCTAATTTTATCCATATTATTTCCGTGAATACCTATAGCAACCCTTAGCCACATATGTTGCGGGCGTTCAATAGTCACTCTGGATACTTTCGTTAAATAGGCACGGTCCAATGTTTTAAACCCGAAATAGTCAATCAAATAATCGCGGCTATAATCACACATATCATCCAATTCTTCCTTTTTAGAAAGAACTAAATCATATAATTCGGCGGAAACCAAAGGACTTTGTTTTCCGTGTTTATCGAGGTGTTCATATAATTTCTGCATTGCATCAGAGAACTTGGCAGGAGTGTTTTTGTGGTGGTTTGAGACAACAATTCTTCCGGCTAAAGTATTATAGTCAGGATGAGTACTTGCCAAAGACGCACATTGTTCGGCGGACAATTCATCAATTTTGGTCGTCGAAATACCGTCATACAATTGGTCTATAACTTTCATAACTAGGGTAGTGTAGTTCAATTTAATTCCGGCTTCTGCTCCTAATTTTTTAATTCGCTGGAGGATTTTATCGAAAGACACGATTTCGCGTTGACCATTACGTTTAGTTACATACATTTCGTCCATTGTTTGATTTTCAAAAGATGCCATCTTTTTTGTGCGATACTATTTATTTATGTTATAAAATATTTATGTCGTTTTACTTTGTATATTTATACAGATACTTGTATGTCTCTATAAATGATGAAACGGATGACTATGGTATTGCATTGGTATTTATTCATTTACTAGAAATGCCATATAAACCAATAAAAACGAATTATTAGTTAATTTTTATTTTACATATACATACAGAAAATATCATAAAAGCACGGCACTATTTTAGATAAAATATATATTTATTAGATTTTTCATTTTATAAAAGTAATACATTATGTGTATCAATGGTTGTATTTTGTGTAGCTATATTATTTCCAGCTTCGTCCAATTTAATCAGACATATTCCTCCAGTTGAACTAGTTTGTATATTTCGAATGAATTGGCTAGTGTTACTAGTATCTGCTTTGCCAGTTGAACTTTCATCCGTAATCTCCGACTTTGAAACAGATGATCTCGTTTTTTTTACAGACGCGCGATGTGCATATCCAGAGACCCTTTCCTTCTCAATAGTTTCCCATATAGATACGAACTTGGGAATCACTGCACTAAACCATTCGCGGTTTCTTTGCACGAGAACACAAGAGATTTGGTCTAAATACCAGTAATCCGTTCTATACAAAACATATTCTTCCTGTAATTCGGCCCGTTTATTTTTAATCCAATCCGCGACCTGTGTAATATCAACATTTAGGGGCATATATTCATAATGAGGAATATTGGCCTGACCATCTTCCGCCTCTATATCAGGCAAGGCCCCGGCAACTAACATTTTTTTGACGAAATAGAGAACTACACCTTTGTATTTGCGTTCTATATCTCCATAATATTGTTCGGCGTTCTCATATTCTTTTATACGTGTTTCTACGAAATCGCAATATTCCAAATTACAAGTTTCCAATTGTACTTGCATCTGGATCCAATATTCTTCTTTAGGAATACCAGTTATATCACGATTTACAATGTTTTTGATTTCCACCATATGACCATATCGAGGATGTGTTGGATCACAAACAATTCCATCGGGCGAAGCCCCGATAAACGGATATTTTTCGTGTGGAATGCAACCAAAATCCGACAATTTTAAGGAAAACATATGTTCGTAAATAGCTGCACTAATAGGTTCATATTTCACCCCCCAATGCATTGAGTTTTCGGTATTTACACTCCCTTGTTGCTGGTCGATAACCAGGGGTTTACATTTATCGTAAATCAGGCTATTACGCTGAGCATCTGATCCAAGTGCTTTCGAAATATTACTTGCAGTTAGCATTCCATAACGTTTTTCATACCATTCCCGGGTTCTCTGTTTTGGTTGTGGAATAGTAGCAATTCTTTCTAAACTCGGTGCAATATCCACACTTATACACGGTGAATCTATTGCACATTGTCTCGGAGGTAAAATACTGTATGCGTCCATATATTTTGCAAATATCTCGCTAATAAATCTTTCCACTTCTTTATAATCCGCGTCGGTGTCCATACATATTTCGGCATCATTCCATAGACCAAAGAAATAGGCGGTCAAATCGTCGCAGACAATAGTGGAGAACTTGGGGTCGGATATTTTCGCAAGTTGGCCATACACATATTCTTCCATAATTTCGAGAACAGTTTCCTCCAATTCTTCTATTTCTTTGTCTTCTAATAAATCCAACCAGGTTTCCAACAACCCATCAGAATCTGTCGACTCAACATTTGACGAAATACTTTGGATTTCAATATTTTCCATTTTGTAATAATTGTATATTTATTATTATAAAATTATATTTAGATTATTTATTGCAATCAATTTGTCTTACTTATTAATCAATTTCCGAATGAGAATGTCATACTGCATTTATAAAAGTTGTATATCAATTTTCCAAATTAGTTATGAGAACCAGACGTTGAACTATCAACAGAATCCGGGGTTGCCTGGTTTTTCTCCGAAATCCGTTTCGGAGTAAGCGATTTTAACGTGCTGACTCGTTTGCTATCCACAATTTTCAGTGTAAATGTATGATTAATGCTATTGAAAAATAGTGCAGGAATACTCGTAATTTCACCGGTGTCTTTGTCATAGACTACATCTTTTGTTTTTTGCAGTTTCGCTTTTTCTAGACAACCCACAAAAAATGTCTTCAAGCTTTTAACGTCTTTTGCTGGATAATTGTGTTCTTTTCCGTATTTTTCAGCAAAAGCGTGCAGTTTCTGCGTCTTTACAGTTTTATCCAATTTATTCCAAGAATCACATTTATTCTTTTGCTTTTCGTTCTCTAATAATGCATCAATTGCATTCATATTTACTGCATTTGTATACGTAGTAGTAGCCGTAGATGAACTAGTTGACACATTAGCAGTATTTGTGGAACCAAGCATATTCTAACTGTATTGTCTTTATATGATATATTGTATATTGTTTTATATTTATCTCGTTTTCAATAATATATTTATCTAGCCAAGTATGATATACGAATGAATAAAATAATTGTATTACCTGAACCAAAATCGATTCCGATAAAACCGATATCGGAGAACCTACCCAATGATATAGAAATGATTAAAGACAATGGTCTACACGTAAGCAGATTAGAAAAAGAAAAACAAAAACGGGTTATAACAAATACCAAAAAATGGCGTTTTACTAAAGAAGATTATACCCCAGAAAATCAAATTGGTCTGTTGAAAAATATAGAAACTAGTAGACCCGAACAATACGACACAACACAAATGTGTATATTACAACAACTATCACAAAAAATAGCCGGATATAAATCACAAGATATAGTAAAAAACCTCTATATTTCATCCCAATTTATAACGCGAGAACGTGTTATAGAATTACTTATTGAATCGGACTTAAAATGCCATTATTGCAAAAAAGACATCAAGGTTCTCTACGAAATAGTTAGAGACCCATTGCAATGGACGTTAGACCGTATAGACAACGACCACGGACACAATTTGGGCAATTTATTAATTGCGTGTTTGTCGTGCAATTTGCGCCGTAAAACCATATATCACGAGCGATATGAAATGACTAAAATATGCACAAATGTAATAAAACTAGGTTAGGTATAGACCTAGACCTAGACCTAGCCTAGTCATATACACAAAAACTAACAATGGCAAAAACCCACATAAAAATACTTCCCTAAAAATACTATTTAGGGAAAATGGCCAATTGCGAAATACTTCCTCACCACGACGCAATAAACCAAAAACTCGCCTATTTTTATGAAACTAAAAAAATACCAAATATCATCATCTATGGCTCAAATGGTACGGGTAAGAAAACTATCATATACAGCTTCCTAAATAAGATATATCAATCTGATAAACAAAAAATAAAATCCAATGTTATGATTGTAAATTGTGCGCACGGGAAAGGAATCAAGTTTATCCGCGAAGACTTGAAATTATTTGCAAAAACAAATATTCACCTAAACAATGGTATATTATTCAAATCCATTGTTCTCCTAAATGCCGATTTTTTGACAATAGATGCACAGTCAGCATTAAGACGTTGTATAGAATTATTTAGCCATACTACTCGATTTTTTATTATTATAGAAAACAAAAACAAATTGCTAAATCCCATTTTATCCCGATTTTGTACGATTTATGTTCCTGAACATATGGTGAATGACAAAATAGTAAACTTACACACTCATTCTTTAGAGAAAAAATATCCCATAGGCGATATACTCGACAAAAAACATTCGTATATTTCAAATAAACTCGACATTTTTTTTAAACAACCCGACTATTTAACTACAAACAATCTCAATGATTTAGTATGTCATTTTTACGAACAAGGGTTCTCCTGTTTAGAAATAATGGAATGGATAAACGAAACACCGATTATAAATGCAGAAAACAAATCCGAATTAGCAATGAAATATCACAAAATAAGACGGGAGTTCCGATGCGAAAAAATGCTGATGTTTTTTCTACTACTGTCTATAAAAAGGTTTTGTGTAAAAACCGCCTAAATACTTTGTCTATAACTAGTTATAGACATAATGGACGATTTCGTTTTATCCAATTTACAAGAATCCCGAAATGAATGGTGCAGTCGTTTGCTAAGTATTCTATGTCCTTTGGTAATAGAGGGTATTCGGTCCATTTATAACGAAGCGTGGAAAATGTGCGCGGATAACGGCGAAGCTACTAAATATTTGATGACGTTTCAAAACCTTTTATCGCGTGTAGATAAATGGAACTCTGTCATAATAGAGGAAGAACGCAAACGCATTATTGAACGAAGTGGATGCAATTATTTAGAAGATTTAATTACGTGTGTTCATATTATACAACTCAAGGTTCTCACTTGTATCCGTGTAGGAAACAAACAGAAGAAAATCGATATATCTATTCCTAAATTGGACCATTTCATACACAAGGTCTATATCAATGTTGCACGAAAAGTCTACAAGAACGTATATTTGTTTGAACGTAATATAACATCATTAATGATTCAAAAGAATAATAGAGAACTTGAACAAATTGTGCAAGAATGTATATTGATTGCTATACGAGAAAGTATTCCAACGGAGGCCATTATTCGCGCATATATGGACGAAAGCGTCGAACACGAAGAAGAAGTCATTATAGAGAACTTGGTAGAACCCGGGGATAAATCGACTGATCCGGTCATAGAAAAAATGCCGGAACCCAGCGCCGAACCGATAACACCATCGAGTGATAAAATAGCGGAAACTATAGTTGCACCAGTATCACCAGGTGTGAAAAACTTGGATGATGAGAACCCAATAACCCGTATATCATTTAATGACTATGATTCTGTATTAGACCCATTGTCAAACAAAGTCGAAAACATAAATGCGCCAAAAACGGAAGATAGGTTAGAAGCAATTAGTGCGGATCGTTATTTTAAACGCAAATTAGAAGAAGATAGTGATGACGATGATGACCGTATTAAAATCCATACTGAGCCGATTGATTTGAGTGGATTTGATATATTGGATATGGATGAGAACCCGATTTCTAAAATAAATCCTAGAGACGATCAAATAACATTAGACATAGAAGAATTGGAATAGATTTTTAGTATAAATATATAATAAATAATATATGCCATATCAAAAAGTTATAAAGGATTCAATAACACTTGCAGTTAATATAAAAGATAAAAAAAATAAAAAAAAACATTCAACATTTAAACACAGCAAAAATGCCAAAAATACACCACATATGTATCCAGTATCATCACTACTTACATATACAACAACACCTCAAATAACTGCGCATAATCCAAGTTCTTGTCCATACACTACAAGTTCTCCATATATTGTTAGTAGATCGCGTACATATGAGTATCCCCGTAATTTACATAACAGTATACCACTTGTATATAATAATTATATATCATATCTCAACCCATATCCTACTTTATATCCGGTTATGTATCATATTCCAAATCCAGCATCACGTCCTACACTATATCCTACGGTATATTTGTATGCAGAAACTTATACACCGACTTATACACCGACTTGTATACCAACTTACATACCAACTTATACACCGACCTATACGCCAACCTACACGCCAACCTACACGCCTACTTATAATTATAGAAACGATTCGGACAACAACACTATACAATATTCTTATTATTCATATTATTCAAATAATAAATACAATTCTATAGTATTTGGTATTTCAACTGGTATTTGTTCTCTTTGTTTTTGCGTAATACTCATATATGTTTACAAAAATTATACATCCAATAAATATAAATTGCAAAAAATACAAAAAAACGCATCAAAACACGAGTGTGAGGATTTAAATAATATACATATTGATTATAATCGTGAGTTCAAGTATTCATAATACATTTTTTGCGTTTATTTATCTGCGAAAAGTTCGTCATTAAATGTATTATGGAACAAGTCTTTATTTTAGCTATATCTATAACCTTTCTATTTTTTGTATTGAAAATAGTAGAAATGAAGTATTTAGACAAAGAAATTAAACCATTTAAATTAATTTTTAGAGATACAATAATAGTTTTCGTATCTTCTATGGCCGCATCATTTACATATTTCCATTTCAATAAACATATTCACGATTTTTTCAATATTATAACGGCTACACCTACATTAAATACTGCTGCAAATACTCCGGTTTTTACTGATGAACCCGGATTCTAGACAATAGTAGGCTATATGGGTGTATGAAGGATGTATAATACATAATATATCTCTTATAAATATATATTATGTCTGATATAAACCAGCCAAAGCAAAAACACAGTCGCAAAGTACAGCCTATCAATCAAAAACAATCTACTGAACAAATTCCTCCGGGGAGACCCAGAAAAAACGAGATATATTCCGACCTAATGGGAGAACTTTTGGCTATAATGGTTAAACGAGGTGATAATATTCGCGCCCGGGTTTATCGGCGTGCACAAGAATCGATTCTAGCTATACCGGACGATATTTATGAGCCCGCCGATTTGGCCGGAAAACCGGGTATTGGTCCTGTTATATTGGAAAAACTCAAAGCTTACGACGAAACCGGAACATTAGATATTTTAGAAAAAGAAAAGGAGAACCCGGAAAATATTTTGAGTGATGTATATGGCGTTGGTCCTAAAAAGGCCAAAGAATTGGTTTCTAAAGGAATAACCTCTATAGCACAATTGAGAGAAAGGCAAAACGAGGTTCTCAACGATGTCCAAAAAGTGGGCTTGAAATACTACGAAGACATACAGGAAAAAATACCCCGCAAAGAAATCGACGAATATTCCGCCGTTTTTCACACTGCATATGACACCGTAAACAAGAAAACTGAAATGAAATATGAAATTGTGGGTAGTTACAGGCGCGGTGCGACAGCATCCGGTGACATAGATGTGATAATAACCGCTAAAGACTCCATTGCATTTAGTAAGTGGATAGACGAATTATTGGGCACTAAAATAATTATTGAAGTTCTCTCTAGAGGTAAGTCTAAATGCTTAGTTATAACCCGATTACAGGAAGGATATTTGGCCCGGCGCGTTGATTTTTTATACACTACACCGGAGGAGTATCCATTCGCAGTTCTCTATTTCACAGGAAGCAAGGGATTTAATGCAACAATGCGGGGGTTTGCATTGACCAAAGGATTATCGCTAAATGAACACGGTTTATCCAAAATGGTGGACAAGAAAAAGGAGGAAAAAATTTCCCTAAATATTGTGGATGAACGGGGGATTTTTAACTATTTGGGTCTTGTGTATAAAGAACCTAATGAGCGTATAGATGGTCGCGCAGTTGTCTCGAAATATGGTAAGGGTTCAGTTTCTTTAGCTATAGAAAATGTAGGAGAACCGGTTGTTGAGAAAGAATCTGCGCAAAAAACAGTGGAAAAAAATGTTCCTAAATCTTCGGCCAAAGAAATGAACAGTTCTCCAAAACCCCCAAAAAAAACGCGGAAAAATCTTCCTAAAGTTTTTCCTAAAGATCCTAAAGAGATAGAATCCTTTTGCACGGATTTTTTGAAACAAAAAGGGGCAGAAAATTTGGAGGACAAAAAAGAACAGGGTCCTGAAATGCCTAAATATTCCGCGGAACAAAACCCGGTTTTACAAAAAGAAACAATTGGAGAACTTCCTAAATATTCTGGGGAACCAAAACCGATATTACAAAAAGAAACAAGTAAAGAAGTTGCTAAAGTATCAACAACCAAAAAAACACGGAAATCAAAAACCCAAAAAGTTTCTAAAGAATCAATTGTTATAGAATCAAAAACGCCTAAATTACAAACCCAAAAAGTTTCTAAAGAACCAATTGTTATAGAATCAAAAACGCCTAAATTGGAAGAACCAGAAGTTATAGAAATACCAGGTTCTCCTAAATCCCCAAATTATTCAATAGAAAAACAACAACTACCAATTGTTATTCCTAAATCTTCTATATCCAAAAAACCCAGAAAAACAAAAACGGAAAAGATTCCTAAAGAACCAAAAGTAAGAACCCCAAAAACTCAGAAAAACAAAACCGAAAAAGTTCCTAAACTTCCTAAAGAACCAAAAGTAAGAACCCCAAAAACTCAGAAAAACAAACCCTCAAAAAGTTCTCCTAAAGAATCAATAAATATTGAAGTTCCAAAAAGTTCTCCTAAAGAATCAAGACCCGCAAACATTGAAATAAAAACCCCGGAAGAACCTATTGCAAAAATCGAATACAACAAATTGGATAGTGCTAAAGATGTTTCTAAAGAACCCAAAACCAAAAAACCCCGAAAAAACACAACTAAAAAACTTCCTAAAGGTTCTCCTAAAGATCCAAAAATCCCAGAAAACACAAAACAAAAAACCCCGGAGGGAGAAACTTCTCCTAAATATTCTATAACTCAAAAACCCAAAAGTATTTCAAAACCCGGATCCACAAAATCCGTGGAAAAACAAAAAGCAATGGATATAAAAGTATCTCAACAACCCATTGAAACTATGCCTAAAGAACTTGTTGAAACGGCTAAATCCCATATCCAAGACTTCAAAAATACTGGTATAACAGTTCTCGAAAAACTCTCACAGGAAGAACTAACAACACTATTACAGGTAGCAAATGCCAACTATTACAATGAAAAAGGCGGATTAATGACCGATAATGAATATGATATTGTAAAAGAATATATGGAAAATAAATACCCCACAAATGCAGTCATACAACAAGTAGGAGCACCGATAGCCGATAGAGCTAGGAACAAAGTAGAATTGCCATATGAAATGTGGTCAATGGACAAAATCAAACCGGATTCCAAAGCACTCGCTGGATGGGTGAAAAAATACCCGGGTCCATATATTCTCTCTTGTAAATTGGATGGAGTAAGTGGATTGTATTCCACAGAAGGCGATATTCCTAAATTGTTTACCCGGGGCGACGGAAAAGTAGGCCAAGACGTTAGTTTCCTATTGCCGATATTGAAATTGCCTTTAGAAAAGGGCATTGTTGTTCGCGGAGAGTTTATTATTCCTAAAAAAGTATTTGTGGAAAAATATGCTAAACAATTCGCGAATCCACGTAATCTAGTCTCTGGTATAGTCAATTCCAAGAAAGCCGACGAAAAAACGGCCGATTTACATTTTGTGACATATGAAGTCATTATGCCGCAATTAAAACCCAGTCAACAACTTGCTAAACTAAAGGCCGTGGGCTTTGAAGTAGTCCAAAATGATATTCGCCAGGCTCTTTCCAATGAAAGCTTGTCGGAAACATTGGTGGATTGGCGCACAAATTATGAATATGAAATCGACGGTGTTATAGTGACCGACGATGCCATATATCCTCGTATTTCCGGAAACCCCGAACACGCATTTGCATTCAAAATGGTTCTTTCCGATCAAAAAGCAGAAGTAAAAGTAGTCGATGTATTATGGTCGCCCAGTAAAGACGGGTTCCTGAAACCCCGGGTCAGAATCGAACCGGTCAGTTTAGGTGGGGTGACCATTGAATATGCAACTGGATATAATGCCAAGTTTATAGAAGACAATATGATTGGTATAGGGGCAATCGTCGAAATTATTCGTTCGGGAGATGTTATACCAAAAATATTGAAAGTCGTAGTTCCAGCCGAAAAAGCAAAAATGCCCTTAGAGTCATACAAATGGAATGATACTCGAGTAGATGTATTACTCGAGAACGCAGGAGAAAACACGACAGTACAGGAAAAAAACTTGACGGCGTTTTTTAGTCATTTGGAAGTCGACGGTCTAAAATCCGGAAATATTAAAAAACTAATGGCTGCAGGATACGACACAATACCGAAAATCTTGGCAATGACCAAAGAAGATTTTGCTAAATTGGGATATAAGACAACGGCGGACAAATATGTGGAGAACATACGAGACAAACTCGAGAATGCAAGTTTAGTTGATTTGATGGTTGCATCGGGGACAATGGGTAGAGGTATGGGTGCGAAGAAAATCGAACCTATTTTAGAAGCTCATCCTGATATATTGGTTTCTAAGGAAGACCAAGCTACAAAGATTGCTAAAGTAAAATCGGTGAAAGGAATCGAAATCAAAACAGCCACGCTTTTTGTTGAGAACATACCCCGATTTATAGAGTTTTTGGATAGTATAGGTCAGACTAAAAAGTTGGCACAACCTGGGTCGGCTTCGCCGAAGCCCGCCATTGCAGCTGAAAATGCTGTTGATAAATCGAATCCATTGTATAACAAAAAAATTGTTATGACAAAAGTGAGAGACCAGGATATTATCAGACAACTAAAAGCTCGGGGAGCGATTTTGAGCGATAACATAGACAAAAATACGTTTGTTTTGATAGTAAAGTCTTTAGAAGATGTGTCTAACAAGACTAAATATGCAGTGGAACATGGAATACCGATTATGACACCGGAAGATTTCAAGGCAAAGTATTTGGTATAGGATTTGTTATTGCAAAAAATTGATTTAGATGAAGGTACATATATTATTGTATGAATATATGTAATTATTAAAATGAACACTCCTGTCGAATATATTTATACTAGACAGCACGAGTCATATGACAAATATGATGCTTGCAAGCTTGGTAAAGCAAATAATATACCTGAACGAGACAGTCAATATGCGACAGGTGAGATGGTACGGGGGCATTTTGAGTCGGTCTATGAAGTTCCCGTTAAAACGGCGAGAAGTATTGAGAAATTATTGCAATACGAGTTTCGTCATTTGAACATTAAACACGATGCCGGTGTAGAGTTTTATAGCAAAACAATTGTTTCTCTTATTGAACCATGTTTAATTAAATACGGAATAAACTATAGAAAATTATCACAATCAGAAATCAGTAAGTTAGTAAGATGCAATAGGGTAAGAAAAATAATAAAAAAAATACATATTCAATCATTGATTCAAATACTAAAATCCAGTAGGACAAACAAAGAAGTGGTTTTATATGAGCCAAGAAAAGACCAAATCTCCATTATTGAAAAATCGATTGTATATTTTCAACAAAACGATAAAGGTGTTCTCGTATTAATGTGCGGAGTAGGTAAAACATTAATCTCGCTATGGATTACACAAAAATTAAACTCAAATACGATTCTAATCGGTGTTCCAAATACATTATTACTAAAGCAATGGGAAAATGTAATTTGCAGATTGTTTCAAAGTTTTCCGTATTTAATTGTATCAAGTGGTGTGAGTAGTACTGGTGTAATAGAGTTTTTGGAGCATAACCAAAAAAAATGCATTGTTATAACAACCTATTCATCGGCACATAAAGTATATACAGCAACTCTACACGCTCATTTTGTATTTAGTATGAAAATAAATGACGAATGTTTTCCATTTGAAACAGGAATACAAACAGATACAGGAGTAATTAAAATAGGTAAATTATACAATATGTTTGAGAGAAAAGAAGAATTACCATTAATATTATCATTTAATGAAAATGATAAAAAATTTGAGTATAAAAAATTAACTTATGCATGGCGAAAAGAAAATAAAAAATTGTTAAAAATTCAAATGTCTAAAAAAATTATTAAATGCACAGAAAACCATAAAATTTTAACCAATAATGGTTATATTGAAGCAATAAATTTAAAAGAAAATGATTTAATTTTATCTAAATATGATACTAATCATATTGATACAATAGTAGCACCTTGTTTGAATAATGACCAATTACAATTAATATATGGTTCATATTTAGGTCATGGACATTTATCATATACATCAGATAATAGATTAAGATTAAAAATTATTCATTGTGAAAAACAAAAAGAATATTGTTTATGGAAAGCGAATATGTTGAATATTAATGAAATAACTTTTATTGAAAAAAATGGTTATTCAAAAAAACCAGCATATACTTTTCAAAGTAAAATATTTGATTTGGATAATGAAATACCAAGAGATACAAAAATAGTTCCTAATTGGTTATTGGATAAAATAGATGTCAAAGGAATAGCAATATGGTTTATGGATGATGGTTCAGTTAGTAGATATGAAAATAATGAAATATCTTCAATAACTATCCATTCTAATACCTATGATGAAGAAACACATATTAAATTTATTAGTAAATTCAAAAATTATGATATTGAGTGTTCTTATTCAAAAGTAAAAGAGAAATATTATTGTTTAAAATTCAATAAAGTAAATTCATTAAAATTATTAAATTTAATTACTCCATATATTCATAGTGATTTTAACTATAAAATAAGTAATATATATTTGGATAAATATGAATGGAATAATAAATTTTTAGAATATGGAACATTAAAAATTACAAAAATAACAAATATTATTAATAATGGTTTTCATAGTGATAAACCTTATGTATATGACATAGAAGTTGAAGATAATCATAATTTTATTATAGGAACAATAGATAGAAATAATAATAATGATAAATATATTGATGGACCTATTGTTCATAATTGTCATCATTTAACTACGAGTAATATGAAATTAGCTCATACCACAAAAACATATGTTCAAATGTTAAATATTTTGTCTTACAAGCAAATATCATTAACGGCTACACTTAAACAGCTTGAAACATTGAGTGATGATGGGGTTGTAGTATCAAATGATAATGTTGAATATTTTGGAGAAATAATTGACAGAAAGTGTTTGTTATGGGCAATTACTGAAAATATTATTTGCGATTATGTTATTCAAACTATTATTACAAATGAAGAACAATTGGAACAACAATTGACTAGATTTTGTATAATAGAAGAGAATGACAAGAGGCTGTTTCTGAGTGCCTTTGCTTGTTTAAAAAGTATATCAGACGGACATTCTCATCACGCATTAATATATTCAAATAATACAAATAATTCAGCAAAGCTGGTGCAATACATAAAAATGCTTTTATATGATAATTACTTTGATATACCTGAATTATATTATTCAAACTATCATAGTGAAATAAATGAAAAAACACAAAGAACAATAATAAACGATTTTCAAAAATCGAAATTTGGAATCATTACTTGTGTGTATTGTTTAGGCGAAGGATGGGATTTTCCATTATTAGATTGTGTTGTATTTGCTGAAAATATGAGTTCAAATATTCGTATAGTTCAATCTGCATTAAGAGCAAGTAGAAAAAACAAACTTCAACCTAATAAAATTACAAAAATTATATTACCAATTTTACATAAAGATGATTGGTTAGAAAACAATGAAAACACAGATTTGAAAAAGGTAAGGGAGGTTGTTTATCAAATGGGTTTAGAAGATGAGACCATTACACAAAAAATTAAGGTGTTTAAAATAGATATTGTAAAACAAAACCCAAACCCAAACCCAAAAGAAAAAAAAAGTGTCTTGGTTGATGAGTTAGGTGAATATGACGATTCCCTAACTCAAAAATTACGATTAAAAACAACCAAACGAACTACACTTGCTACTTCGTATGAAAAAGCGATAAAAATACTTGCCGACAAAAATATAAAAAGCAAGGATAGTTATTATAAATTGTGTGATAGAGATAATCGGTTACCGGTAGAACCCGAAACTGCATTTAAAGGTCAATTTACAAATTGGATAGATTATTTGAGTATTTCTCGAGTATATCATGAGTTGGAAACTTGTAAACGCAAAGTAGGTGAGTATTTATCGTTGTATCCAGATTTGAAAAAACATTATCTTAATATATCGGTCATTTGTTCCGAATTATGCAAGTTAGACCCTTTATTTCCACCAGATGGGTTATGGGTAGAATACTATAATATGAAGGATTTACGAGATATAATTACCGTCCAGATTTCAATCAAAAAAAAGAAAATAGGAGTTAGTTTATAATAAATGGATGCCGAAATATTTAGGAATAAGTAAAACTTACTTTTTTTTAGAAAACCAAATATAAAATTGATTATTTGGATATAAAGATATAATATCTTATATAGTATATAATATATATAACAATGTCTAAGCAATATTCCTGCGATTTGTGTAAAAAAGTATTCAACCAAAAAATCGATTTTACTCGACATAAAAACAAGAAAGCGCCTTGTATATCATTGACCGAAATGCAACAAATCACTCAAACAAAAGAAGTTAAAATGGATAATAAAAACACACTTATTAGTGTATTCAAAAATTGTTTGAATATTTTGAGAGATAATGAAGGGCTTACTGGAGAGAAAGCATTGCGAACGCTGTCATATTTACTAATATTGAAATTACTCGAACCTCATTTTGGTGGTGAAATTAATATTGATGACTATGAATATGATTTCAGTCATATTGAAGATGAAATGGTCGAACTCCATAAAAATAAATTATTGGAAATTGTTCGTTTTAGCAATCTTTCAAATGAAAAAGAGGATAATATTCCTGTAAATATGAAATATTTATGGGATGATATTTTATCAATTCATCCTACTACAAAAAACATATTCTTAAAAGGCAAAGGGTTTGATATTCAACACAAATCAACTTATAAAAAATTAATTGATAAATTAAACTCTCTTGACCTATCGCAAACGGAATATGATGTATTGGGCAATGCATATGAAGAAGTAATTCAGAGTATTATGACTGGCAAAGTGTTGGGACAATTCTTTACACCGCCATTAGTCAAAAAAATGATGATTGACCTTATAAATCCTCAAGTTAATCCAGATGGAAAAATAGATACTTGCTGCGATCCTACTATGGGAACCGGTGGTTTCTTGATTACCTATTTACGCTATATACAAAAACAAGCAGAAACAAAAGGAATTTCACTGGATTGGAACTTCATCAAAACCGAAGGATTATATGGTAAGGAACTTGAACCAGATACATACCAACTAGCTGTTTCAAATATGTTAATCTCATCAGGACATATGTTTGAACAACTGGACAGAGGTGATAGTATTCGCGACCCTATTACGCGAAAATTTGACAATATTCTTGCAAATCCACCATTTGGAATTAAAGGATTAAAATATGATGATTTTCAAAGTTCATTGAAGTCCGAATATGTTCCAATTAAAACCGACAACGCCGTATCCTTGTTTATTCAGGCAATTATTTATATGTTAAACCTAAATGGTAAATGCGCAGTTGTATTGCCTGATGGACAAGACTTATTTTCAAAAACAAATACAACATTAGTTGCAGTAAGAGAATATCTGATGAAAACTTGTGATTTGAAAGAAATCATTTATTTGCCATCTGGTATATTCACATACACATCCATAAAAACCTGTGTGTTTTACTTTGTTAAAAAACGAGAAGGGTCGGATGTATTGGAAACCAAAATTAAAATATCGAAGTCGCAAAAAGAAACCGGTAGAGATTACAATTTTTCAAAAACACACCAAACAACCAAAGTCAAGTTTTATGATTACAATGAAAGTAAAGATGAGAAATATTTATTTGTTGAAGTTCCTATTGAGAAAATTGCGAGTAATGCATATTCATTAAATTATGCTGAATATATGAAAGATGAAACCGAAGCAAAACAATATGAAGATGGTGTTGTTCTAAAAACGCTTGGTGAGGTTTGTAAGTTCTTACCAAAAAGCAAAAGAAATGCTAAATATGGTGAAAAACAAGGTGAATATCCATTCTTCAAAAGTTCTATAAAAGTTGATAGTTATGTGAATGAACCTGATTATGAAGAAGAAAGTTTAATAATTGGTGATGGAGGAGAACCAAATATAAATTATGGGGTTAAATTTTCAACAAGTGATCATTGTTATATTCTTCAAAATAGAATTAAATTATCATTAAACTTGAAATATGCTTATTATTATTTATATCATAATTTAGATATGATGAAACAATTATATACTGGAGTTGGTATTAAAAATATTTCAAAAACAAATATTGAAGGAATAAAAATCCCAATCCCATCTCTTGATAAACAACAAGAAATCGTAAAATATTTGGATTTCATCTACGAAAAGGCAAACAAAACAAGTAATGAGAAGATTGAGGAATTGAAGCAATTGAATGAGTTTTGTTTGAATAATCAAAAAATATTTGGTGAGAATGTTGTGAAAGAATTAGGTAAAATTAGTATAATTAATCCTGAAAATATGAAATCAGGACAATATACTGAAATTAATTATATTGATATTGCTTCTGTTAAAGGAGGACAAATATTAGAATTACAAAAATTAACAAATGATTTTCCATCAAGAGCAAAAAGAATAGTTAAGAAAGGTGATATTTTATATTCATCTGTTAGACCTAATTTGAAAGGATATGTTTATATTAGCGATGATATTCAAAATGGTATTGCTTCAACTGGTTTTGCAGATATTAGAGTAAAAGAACCAAATACAATATTATCAAAATATTTGTATTATATTATGACAAGTAATCATATAAGTGATGACTTAATAAGTAAAGCAAAAGGAGCACAATATCCTGCCGTATCATTTGATGATTTTGAAACTATAAAAATCCCAATTCCTTCAATTGAACGCCAAAAAGAGATTGTTGAGTATTGTGAATATAATGACACACTTATCAAACAATTAGAAAAGGAGATAGAAAATAATAAAAAACAGGCACAACAATTTATTACAGGTATTGTTAAATCACATGTTCAAGTAGATGAACCCGAAGATGCAAGTTTAGTAACTACTGAACCCACAAACGATTTATTAGAAGAAGTACCTACAGTAAAACCGACGGATATTGTTATTAAAGGAACTCCAATAATTATTAAACGAAAAATCGTTAAAAAGCCGAATAATACGTAAATATTCTATAACACAAAACTAAACAACCACATAAAAACAATTTGCGTATAGTATATAACTACACGCAAAACGCAATCCTACAAACCAAATGATACCCATAAACCATTTTATAAACCCCAATACATTACCCGAAAATAATAGCGCCCTTAATACCAAACTTTTTATTTTAGACCCATTAACCGTCATTATCAAACTCGCCATATTAAGCAATAAACCAGTCGGTACAAAAATCTGCATCCAAAACAATGTTCTCTATTTCCAAGAACCCGGGCCGTTCCAGTCCATATGTAGATACTTCTATAACACAAACCGGACAGACATTCAATATATGTATAACCCCATACAACTCGCGTGCCAGCATTTCCTTACAAAAGAATACGCACAAAAAACCCCCCGGATGAAAATCCTTTTTAAATGCGCCCAACAAGGTTTAGAAAAACTCCTGGAAACTTACAAAAATTGCGCCATTATCCGCCTCTGCATCAATTACTATTATACGCTCATAGCCAATTATGTGGATGATATATTCAACGACAAGATTTTCCATAAAGATGGAATGACCCCGCTATACGGCCAAGAAATCGTCGGACATCTGAACGCACAATGGACCCAAGAAAAAATCAAAGTCATACTGAACCTTATTGAGTTTCTAAATGGAGATACTATGGCAGAAGACAACGTGAAATCGCTGGAGAACATCGTCAATAATATCGACAAATCAACTCAAAAAATCTTGGACTGACCATACTAAAGCATATATATCTATTGTATATATATGCTTATTAGAATAGATCTCGTTTTTTCCTATTGGGTATTTGCGTGGTATTTGGCTTATATGGCAAAATTAACCCCTTATAATCCAAAATGGGGTCTAATATTGGGAATCATAGAGAACATATGTATGCTCATTGCGTTCATAATATATAAAGCATCATTATCTACTATTTTACTTTTTCTGCTTATAAATACCGCAATAAAAGGAATACCACTATACACTATCTATAACACAACCTCCGCGATAAAAGATATATATGCACTGGCAGTAATTTTTGCCATATACGTAAAATGGGTACACGTAAATAGTGGAACTGTTGTCGAATATTTGCAAAAAACATTTGATTCCATATTGCACGAGAAAAATGAAACCCCTGCAATGTGGGTAATCGCGAAACTCCGAACGTATTTTGTTAAATAAACTACCCTATCTATCTAACTACATATATGAAGGTATTCCATCTATATCAATAACTGCCACATTTTTCCCCATTTTCTTGACGTCTTTAGGAGAAAGTGCAAATTGGCTGAAAAAAGGATAATCCAATTGAGCTTGTGGATAATGATTGTGCACATTTCGGGCAATCATTTTGTATAGTTTAAAATTAGGATATCGCTCTTCTCCGTCCCGTTTATACAAAATATTTTTTCGATTATCATCGCAACACCATCTATAAACGGTTTTCTGGAACGCGTCCATTTCTTTTTCCGTTTCGTCTTCGATTAAAAAGTCATAGATTGAACATCCTAATCGGCATAAATCGAAACTGGGATTGGGTTCCAATCGAGGTTTGTCCTCATTCATATATGGTTGGCAATTGTATTGCGTGGCGGCGTCGCCGCCCGGGGCGAAGCTATCGCTGCAGAATATTTTTCCGCAAAATCGATAAATACTTCGACCGAAATCAATAATTTTAAAAATGCGACCATATGTAGGAACTCGATAGGTTTTTTTATTGTATTTGTATACCAAAAACTCTGCGTCGGTAGAAACATACATAATATTATTGGTATGCAGATCATTATGTGTAAAAGAGAACGCGCGTTGATACGCAATAAGAGTCATAACAATTTGCATCATAGCAGCCGCTCCTTCTTTTTCGGATAATTCGCCCTTTTCAAATAATTTGTCGATTGTTCCTTCGCATTTTTCCAGACAAATCATTTGTATAGGAAAATTGTCCATATAAGAGAACATATTGTCTTCGGAATCACTATCATCATCATCGTCTTCCGAATCATCTTCTCCATATGATTCATCATCTTCTCCTTCATTATACTCTTCTTCACATTGACTCTGACTCTCGCTATCTTCAGAATTGTCGTCTGAGCTATAGTTCAGACTGCTATCATTGGAAGAATCGGATGATTCAGTATATGAATGCGCGCGTGGTTTCTCATATACAACTCCTTCATCATCTTTTTTTGCATCGTTATTTTCTACCGGGTCATTTATGACGGGTTGAATATCTATAACACTGTCATCCAATTGTTCTATGCCTAAATCTATAAATGAAATATTATGGGATTTTAGAGAACCCTGTATATTTAGGCGTTGTTTATTACCTCGCGACCCATCGCCATAATTACCACTGGATGGTATTTCTTCGGAAACTTTAAACAATGAACCCACATTCTCGTTGAAATACCTAGATGTGCATAAATATTCAATATCGTCGGAAATATTCATTTTATATTTTTCTTGTATGCCTAAATAAGAACCATAGAAATCTACTGCATTGACTAGACAGTGTTTGTGTAATAACTGACTACTTAAATAACTGAAAAAACAGTCGATATAAGAGGCATTATTTCGGTCGGTTAATTTGTGGTGGCAAATTGCACTATTATTAAATGTAGGTAATGTCCGGATAGCATCGTTTGATACATCGTATTTTCCAATCATATATTTGACTGGGTCTAATAGGGGGGAGAACTTTATGAATACGGATTTAGGGACAAGTTCTCCGGTTTCAGTATCCACAACTGTTTGTAAATCGTGTATAGCATATTTATGTTTTAATGTGGTTTTTTGCACATTGTTTTCATTTAATTCGAAAAAACAGGAATAAATGGGATTATAATGCTGTAGTCCAGTAATATGGAAGGGTGCGTATTCGTTTAAAATGTCGTGATTGGTAATTTCATATGTATTTTGTAAGTTCTCTAAATCGACTATATCTGACTTTCTATATTGAGTTTGCATATTCCTAAATACCTGTTGTATATTTAGTGATAAATATAAAAACCGTTGTATTCAAACGATTGCTACTAAATAAATTGCGGAAACCCACCCCCAACCGCTTCGCGTCCGGAGTTCTGTGCAAAAATAACAGGCTATATTATTATACTATTTAGGAGAACAATGACATTGGAATTGAAAAAGTTCGATATGAAATCAATAACATTCAAACCGGATGAAAACAAAGGTCCGGTTATTGTTATGATTGGGCGAAGGGATACTGGTAAATCATTTTTAGTCCAAGATCTGCTATATCATCATCAGGATATTCCTATTGGAACCGTTATTTCAGGAACAGAAGCCGGTAATGGATTTTATGCGGCCCACGTCCCTAAATTGTTTATTCACGAGGAATATAACACGGTATTAATAGAGAACATTTTAAAAAGACAGAGAACTGTGCTAAAACAAGTCAATAAAGAAATAGAGACATATCGCCGAAGTACAATTGATCCACGGACATTCGTTATACTGGATGATTGTTTGTATGACCAGACCTGGACCCGGGACAAGATGATGCGTCTGCTTTTTATGAACGGGCGTCATTGGAAAGTTATGTTGATTATTACTATGCAATATCCATTGGGTATTCCGCCCAATTTAAGAACCAATATAGACTACGTTTTTATTTTGAGAGAACCTTATATGACAAATAGGAAACGTATATGGGAAAACTACGCGTCTATGTTTCCCACATTTGAATCATTCAATTCGGTTATGGACCAAACTACGGAGAACTACGAATGTTTAGTGATAAACAACAATGCTAAATCGAATAAACTACAAGACCAAATATTTTGGTATAAAGCCGAAAAACGGCCGGATTTCAAATTGGGTTCCAAAGAGTTCTGGGAAATATCCAAGACTTTAGCGGATGATGATGAAGATGAGGCATATGACCCCAGTAAAACGAAAAAAAAGAGCGCTGGACCGCCAATCAATGTGAAAAAGTCTAAATGGTAAATAGACACACAAGCATTATCATATGATAAGTGGTGTTGTATCGATATTTTTTGTTTCAGCTGGCGGTTCGTCTACCGACGTTTTTGTCAAACAACAACACCAATATGTCCATTCACTTTTCGCCTTTTTATTACGTTTCCATTTTTCATAACGCGTTTCTTTTCGGGTTGCTTTATCTTCTCGTTGGTTTCCACCAACTGCTATTTTCATTGCATTCATCATATCTATAGCTGAGTGTTCGCTGTCTGTATGCATCATATTGTCAAAAAGTGTTTATATATATTACGGGAATATATATAGACCTCGTCTGTCTGCATTATTTTGCATTTGGAAATAGAAGTTTATCTATTGCAGTGCGTACGCAGAATAATCTGTGAAGTATTATACCTAGTATAAATAAAAATACTAGAGTATACAAAAATGGTGTATTTAGGACAATTGATAAAATATAAGCTCCTAAAATTGTTGCCAATACGTCAATAAATGCTATATCGAATATTCTATAGGAATGAATACCTTTTTCAATTTCACCTAATGATTTTGAATATGTACACAAATCCATAGTATATACTATAGTTTCTATAATATATAATTACACTCAGTTTATTATTATTTCATACAGCTTGAAATTATTCTTTATTTGCATATGTGCTGCGTAGTAATTCGTTGCGAATATCCGTAGTAGCAGTGTCAGCAACTTCGCGTTCCTCAAAATCAATAGTTTCCCTAACTCCCACTAAATTGCCATTCTCGTCGATTGTTTGTGTCAACACATTACCGCTCTTTTCGGCCAATTTGATGTTCTCTTCAATAGCCTTGCGCTTAGTATCTTTAATACGCTGTTCAAACTCTTGTTTTGCCTTCTCTTCATTCTTTAGCTTCTCTTGATGCAGTTGATTTAGCTGTTCTTCCATAAACTCAATGCGGCCAGTCTTGTAAGCATCTGGGTCCCAAGGAACCCACATTCCTACAGGACCAACAAATATGTCGTGATTTGGGTCATTCTCACGTAATTTCTTACAACGGTTTTCAGCTTCTTCTTGTGTAGGATATACACCTCGGACCTTCAATCCACGCGTCGAAGTTTGGAACGCGTGTGCTTTCTGAAACTGCTGCGTAAGCGTATCTTCTTGTTTATCTAAAAATGTTTTAAAGTCATCTTCCACAGAAACGGATTTAATCTTTATTTCCTCTTCTTTAGCAAAATCATTAAAATCCGAAACTAAATCGTCAATTTTCAAATTATACTTGTATGCTACAAAATGCAAAAAGTCAAAGAACTTTGAAAGAGATTTAGTAAAATCCCATTGTTGAATAAATTGGTCGAATAAAAAGGTTTCGCGTTTTTTCAGTATTTTTTCGGGTGAAACAAATGACAAACACGCAAACTTTTGCCCCGCAATGGGTGGATCTTCGTCGCATAAATCAACATATTTAGGATTAGATTTTCCATTTGGTAATTTTTTTCTTTCAAAAGTAGTTGGACCTGACATTATAGAATATTTAGCAAAACTGTATTTAAGTAATTTACTATATTTATATATTTGTTTTTATTCTTAGTATTCCAATATATTTTTATATTTTCGTTATATATAAGCATCCAAATGGGCTTCGATTTTTCTGAACTTATTAAGCGAATTGTTAAGTATTTAGTTATGGGTCTCGTCATTGCGGTTGTCAGTATTGTCATCCCCAAGAAGTCGCTCAACGTCGAGGAAGTTATTATCCTTGCCTTGTCTGCCGCCGCCACATTTAGCATCCTCGATGTGTTCCTCCCCACCATCTCTGAGTCTGCCCGCAACGGTCTTGGTTTAGGTATTGGTCTTGGACTCTCCCCCATCTTTGTTTAAACCAGTCAAGAATTATTTTATGACAGGTATAAATTAATATAGGGAACAATTTAGGTATATTTGATGTTTAGTACATCACATATATTTAGCACTCATATCCACCAGTAAAACCTCTTTATAAAATATAGTATATACTGGTATAGAAAATGAATATAGACGTAATTGATACTGCCGTAAGTATTTTAGCAAAACATATACAAGAAAGTTCTCCTACACAAACTCTTCCACCACCTAATGAACTAAATATAATAAATACTGCTATTGCTGTTATACAAGCATCTATGACTAAATCTACGAGTGCATCTGCTCCAAAACCAATCCAACCTACTTTTTATGAAGGACAACTCCGTAGAGGTGCTGTTAAAATATCCGGAAAACTTGCTATAGCAGATACATCTGACCCGACTAAACCACCTACTGAAACAAATATTTATTCAGTGGATATAACTCCTAAATATTCAGATAATTCGAATGACGATCGTGTTCGTCCGGATAGTTATACTATTACACCCAATATAGGTGGAATTATTGATAGAACTGCTGAAATAGATAAACTAAATGATGAAATGAAAAAACAGCGAGAAAAAATAGACAATTTAACTGAGCAAGTACAAAATACTACCGCATCTTTATCTGGCCCTGCAACTGTAGGACCATAATGTTATACTATACATAGTGTATGTACTTGAAGTATGTATAGTGTAAAAATACCATACATAAGAAGGTTTATATATTATTTATACTCATATTATATATAATAATATGTCAGACCAATCCAATATAAATAAATTAACAGATAGTATATCTAAATTAAAAACGGCTATCTATGAATATTCTTTAGCAGTTGAAAAAAAAATAGCAGAATTAAAAAATGCAAAGAGTGGCGCAGAATTTACAGTTGCTCAAAGTGAAGAAGAGCAACAAAAAATTAAAGAGGAAATAGAAAGAACAAATGTCGAAAAGGCGGCATTACAAGACGAATTAAATATAAAGAAAGAAACACTTACCGATTTAATAGTTAAAAATCTCCAAAATGGAAAAGATCTCGAAGATTCAACTAAGAAGTTGACTATTAAAGATGAGGAATTACAGGGATATATCAAAGAATTAGCAACACAACAGGAAATAATCATTAGATTAAATACTGCTATTGAGAAACAAGCACAAGAAGCTGGTCAATTAAAAGATCAATTAATTGCTTTGCAAGAAAAACAAATAACAAACGATGCTGCAGTAGCAGCAAAAGATACTGAAATTGTCAAGTTACGACAATCAAAAGATGCTGAAATTATTAGGTTACAAAATGAATATAATACTAAAGAAACTGCATTGAAAGAATCAATTAATGAATTGCAAAAAGCTAATGGTGAATCTTCTGAAATAATAAACAACCTAGAAAATGATTTAGCAAAATCGAAAACTGCTAGTATAGAAGAAAAAGAAAATAATAAAACATTACTCATCAACATTAGTGAAAAGCAAACCCAGTTAACTGAACGATCAAACCAAATCAAAGAAGCGAATGACCTTGTTGCCAATATGCAATCACAAATAGATGATTTACGAGAAAAACAATCCACTCTTACAGCACAACATAGCAATTGTCAAGCAATAATAGCTGAATTAAATAATAAAATAGAACAAGCCAATAGTAAAATTAACGAATTACAAAAAATTGTCGAAGGTAAAACGAGTGTTCTTAATGCAAATGATGATGATAATTTTGGAGTAGGTATTACCGGTGTCGCGCCTGAACCAGTTTTGAATACAGAACCTACTTTGGTTGAAGGTCCAAATGGCGAAACTAAAATACAATTAAAAGATGAACTTAATAATAAAATTATTGCGTTTCCTTACGACGCAGAAACAAACCTTCCTAAAAATGATGAAGACGGAAGTATAACCGGTTCTATTATTAAATGGAGCAAAACAATTCGACCAGACGGTTCTACTGTTTATACGAAAGAATCAACCAACAAAAATGATCCAACCAATAAAATTGTAAAAAAATACACGGTAAAGGGCGGTAGAAAGCGCAAAGCATCAAAAACTATTAAAAACACAATAAAAAAACACGTATCCAATAAACGTAATACGAAAAGAAAGAATAAACATCACAAGAAACAAACATACAAACGATAAATATGACTATCCTATGTACTAATAAAGTCCATAATTTGCTGTATCCATTGATTTCCACAATCTGTATCATCTCCATCTTTATAAGTCGCATTTTGATTTGTTTTTAAATGTAATATAGGTGTCGGAGAGTTCAATAACCAGTCATCGTGGTATTTCTTGCATTTCGCAAGATATACCAATTCTATTTCAGATTCTCCAGAACGCGCCCTTTTCGCAATTCGCTCAGAGCAAACTTCCGGGTCAGCATCGATATATACACAACGGTCAATGGGAAATCCGCCAGTAAACTCGTCATAAATCAAATTATATATTTGAAAACATACTTTACTTATAATACCGTCATCAAACAACATTTTAGCGAAAATATTGCGATCGGCGTGTAAAGACCGTTCGCAAATGATGATTTTACATTGCGGGTTCTCTTCAATTGTTTTTCTTAACAAAGAAATACGGGTTATATATGCCATCTGTTGAAACGCAAACGCGTGCTCCTTCGGATTCTGATAAAATAAGTTCAACATTTTCATCCCATTTTCGTCGCAGATATTCTCCCAAGTATCTACAGGTTCTTGTACAAATACGACGTCTAATCTCTCGGCATATTTTTCTTTCATCTTTGCTATAATACTACTTTTACCGGCCCCGATATTTCCCTCAATAGTTGCCAATAATGGTTTCGAAATATATGCAGACATTGTCTATACAAACAAGCTTGATGTACGATTAATAATATGGTCAATATAATGATATGCTCAATATATATTTGTATGTGTTTATAATCAATTTTTTACTCGGGTTATTCAAAAAGTATTATATATTGCCATAATATAAGAAATGAAAGCTAAAATAATACTAACAGTGGGCATTTGTATTATAATTTTGGCCGTTATATGTTTTTTTATCTTTATGATTTATGAAAAAGACCCAGAATTATATATCCATACTATTATAAAAACCAAACAAACTATCAATCTCCCATATAAACCGCCAAGTTCTCCAAAAACATCAGTTGTTCCTATGAAATTATTTCAAACGTGGCACAGCAAAGAACTACCACCAAAAATGCGGGAGACAATTGAGACTATTCAAAGAAATAATCCGGAATTGGAATATTTTTTGTTCGATAATAACGACTGTGTCAATTTTATTAAAGCCCATTTTTCAGATGATGTGGTCGATGCTTATAATAGACTATTACCAGGTGCTTACAAGGCGGATTTATGGAGGTATTGTGTTATGTATGTACACGGGGGTGTTTATTTAGATGTGAAATACCAATGTATAGATGGATTCAAGTTTATTGATATAATGGATAGAGAACATTTTGTGTTAGAGAGACCGTATTTTTGGAAACCCGGAACATATGGTATTTATAATGCGCTGATTATTGCAAAACCGGGAAACCCATTGTTTATGGATGCTATTCAAAATATTGTACGCAACGCTCAAGTAGGTTATTATGGATTTAACTCATTATACCCAACCGGACCAGGACTTTTAGGAGAACTTTATTTTGGAAATATAAACGACAACGCGAGTATGCTCGATAATTTTGATTTAGTATTTAATATGATTGATGGACAAGATGTTATTATTTATAAAAATAAAATAATTTTACAGTCCTATCCGGAATATAGAATGGAACAGCTGAAAACGCAACAAAATAAACATTATACGCAACTATGGCAACAACGGAGTATTTATACTTATTAGTAGTGGACTTTTCGTACAAATATAATATAAACTATATATATTATATTATCCAGAGAGATGGACTATTTGAAACCAATGGATGGACTCTATACCATTTACACTAGATCTGGATGTTCATATTGCAAAATGGTTATGGAATTATTGAAACACGAGGACCCCAAGGTTGACGAAATCTGCTGTGATGAATATATTGCATATTCAAAACCCAGATTTTTTCAATTCATCAAACAGCTTATAGGCAAAGAACATAATACTTTTCCTATTGTATTTTTAGACGGAGAATACGTTGGGGGATATACAGAAACAAAGGCATTCCTGAAGTATTTAGCTTCCTTGCCTCAATCATAGGCATCCTAATAGCCTATTTTTGGAACATCGAATTGTTTAGGATACCTATATTTCAATATATCCAATTCTTTTGCAGTTGTTGGAAACTCATTATTACCATATACATCTTGCAATAACAACCATTCGAATAGACCGCCGCAATAAATATAGACATTTGTGAATCCGAGAGAACATAATTGTTTGTATTTTTTATCTGTTGTACTGTCAGACGAGTTCCTTCCATACAAAATAATACAACATTTTCGCATTTGAAATTGCGCGATTTTTTCATTAATGGTAGTTTCTTCTACCATACAAGGCAATGTGTTTTTAATGAGACAGCTTTGTTCTGATGCAGGTAGCGTATTGATTATCAAATAATATGAGGGATTGTCTATAGCATATTTAACGTCTTCAAACCCGATTTTGCACACGGGTTTTTCAAACCATCCGGATAACATATACATAACTACTATTATTATGTATATATTTCTTCAGTTTTATGTATTTTTCTACAGAAAATTGAAAATATCAATAAACAAAATGAATTGAACATAACTATTCGTATATTATTATCAATATTTACCCTCTTAGTCTACTTACTCTAAATCTCTCTATATACTCACAACAATGGACTTAACTCAATCAAAACTCTCTCGTGCTGAATGGAACAGTATCGAAATATCTGTTCCTGAAGATGAATTATTCATATTAAAAATGATTAATGAAGGCAGTGTTAATGTCAATATCAAGTCGAACCGGCATCTATCTATTATACAGTTTATGAAGTTAGAAAAAACGGCATCCAATGAAACGTGTATCTATGAAAAATATTTTAAGCAGATTATCGAAAGCATTGTAGGCAAATATACGGCATTATCAGGTATAACTCCATCTGCGATCCCGGCTATATTGACAAAGGATAGTAAGGCGCTAAAGCGCGGTGATTCTATTCGCATTGAAAATATGGATATAGCAACAAGTCGCGTCAAAATCTTCGAATATACCTTATTGGATTTTTGCGAAAGGTTGTTGGAAAAACTAGTGCTCTTAGAACCAACGTATAAAGCTCCTAAAAAAGAAAAATCGTCGAAAAAATCGGTTTCAAGTTCAGCATCGGTCTCGGCTAACCCGGTTATCATCGATAAATCATTTGTATATTACTTGTATTCGCTCATCCAATTCCAGACAGTTTCTATAGAACACATTAATCCATTTGTAGCCCAATTTGTAGATGGTGTAATTAAATATGCAAAAACTAAGACTACTATTGCGGACGTGGTTCATAGTGCACACCAAATCATCGAGCAAAACCCATATTTGCTAAAATATGAGGATTTATGTCTATACTCGCATCAAAAGGAATTGTTCTCTATATTCAATCGCAATAAAACCCCTAAATTAGTATTGTATATGGCACCTACTGGAACGGGTAAAACAATGTCGCCTATAGGACTATCCAACAGCCACCGGGTCATATTCGTTTGTGTGGCTAGACACGTAGGACTGGCTTTAGCGAAGAGTGCTATATCCATAGAAAAGAAGATTGCATTCGCATTCGGTTGTGAAACCGCGTCCGACATTCGCCTCCATTATTTCGCTGCAACCGACTATACAATCAACCGGCGTTCAGGGGGTATAGGTAAAGTTGATAACAGTATTGGCGATAAAGTGGAAATTATGATTTGCGATGTCAAGTCGTATTTAGTTGCAATGCAATATATGTTGGCGTTTAATCAGGAGTCGCGGATTGTTACATACTGGGATGAACCAACTATTACTATGGATTATGAAACACACGAATTACACGAACAAATCCACCGAAATTGGACCGAAAACCGGATTTCCAAATTGGTTCTTTCGTGTGCAACTTTGCCTAAAGAAAACGAAATGACGGCAACTACAATGGATTTTAGGGCCAGGTTTTATGATGCTGACGTATTTACTATACAGAGTTTTGATTGCAAGAAGTCGATATCGCTTCTAGGTAAAGACGGCAAACCTGCGCTTCCACATCTTCTCTTTTCGCAATATCATAAATTGCAAGACTGTGCAGTACATTGCACTGAAAACAAGTCGTTATTGCGATATTTCGATTTGAAAGAAATTATCCGATTTATCGAATATGCGAACCGGACCGAAGGTGTTATAGAAGAAATGTACAGAATGGAGAACTACTTTGATGACAATATTTGTAAAATAACGATGAACGGATTGAAAGTCTATTACTTGGATTTGCTTTCGCAAATTAACCCGGAAATATGGCCAGCGATGTATGAGTATTTGGCTACGCCAGAGCAGGGGCCTCGGTCTAGCCATTTACGCAGTATTCGAAGCGAAGAAAATATTCGAACTGGAAGTGCATCTATTAGCGGACAAACTATCTTCCGCCAAAGTAGCGTAGCACAAGCGTCAGCACAAGCGCAAGTACAAGCGTCAGTACCCACAGTAAATCAACAAGCAGGTATATTGCTAACTACGACCGATGCACATACATTAACAGATGGACCCACGATTTATTTAGCCGAAGATATACAAAAAGTCGGTGCATTCTTAATTCATCAAACCAAAATCCCGGAACGTATATTGACAAGTATGTTGGAAAAAATCGAACGAAACAATGTATATCAAAAGAAACTCGATACTATGGAAAAATTATTGGAAGATAAATTGGGCAAAGATATGGATAAATCGAAAAAGATGGAACGTGAGAACTTTAGCAGTGAAGTAAAAACGCTAAAAACGGAAGTGGAAGAATTACGTAGCCAAATCAAAGTAGTTAGTATGGATAAAGTCTATTTGCCCAATACACCACAGCATCAACAACTATGGCTACCGACTAGTATGGACCCCATAAAAAACGCATTCGTTCCGGATATAGACGAACAAACTGTCAAGGAAATTATGATGTTAGATGTAGACACAAACAAAAAACTCTTATTAATATTGGGAGTAGGAACATTCGATGTTGCCAACCCGCCGCAATATATGGAAGTTATGAAACGACTGGCTATTAATCAAAAGCTGTTTATTATTATAGCATCATCAGATTACATCTATGGAACAAACTATCAATTTTGCCACGGGTTTGTGGGCCGCGATTTACAAAATATGACACAACAAAAAATTATTCAAGCAATGGGACGTATTGGCCGCAATAAAATACAACAGGAGTATACAGTGCGTTTCCGAGATGACGATATAATGAAGTCTATATTCTTACCTCCTTTACAAAACCGGGAAGCCGAAATAATGTCTCAACTATTTTCGTCATAAATATTGGCGTGTTCTCTGTAAATATAATAACTCTCTATAACATATTCATAAAAATATCATTTTTATTGTTCTACACCTTTGGACATTTAAAACGCCGATTTTCTAAACCTTGTAATTCTTTAATTTTCGTTTTCTTGTTTTATTTTTCACATATACTGCATCTCTGTTATATGCTCCTTTGAATATATTTTCATACTTTGCTTTTGGTATTCCCCGTATTACACTTGTTATATTTGCTTTTAACTTTTCGTGTGTTAATCCTTCTCCTTCTTCGCTTACCTTATACAATCGTGATTTCAACATACTAAAATAATTTTCAATACTATTTGTGAAATGTTGATATGGAACAGCATATAATATTTTATTGTGTTTATTTACCAACTCTTTTATCCTTTCGTTTCTATGACTACTCGCATTATCCAAAATAATAAGTTTGTTTTTGTATTTATTTGTTATATGCGTTTCTAAAAACTCATATAATCTATCTGTATTTATTCCACTTTTTCCGTATAATTCCCAACCTAAAACGCATTTGGTAGAAACTGCAAATATTCCAGTATATTTTTTGAAAACTTCTTGGGATTGCGTTTTTATTACACAACGCTTTCCAATTTCATTATAACAATGGTTTCGTTTTTGTAATGATTTTATAGAGGTCTCATCTATGCAAATAATATCATCTAATTTGTATTTCTTTACTTCCTCATAAAACTCTTTAATTTTTTGGTTAATATCAATATCCTTTCCAAATCGTTTTGTCGGTTCATGTCGCACACGAGTAATTTTGAGTGTAATATTATTGTCTTTTATAACTCTACCCAAATGCCTTTGTGAAATATCAAATGAATGGTATTTTTCTTTTACTTTTACAAGCAAATCTTCCATAGTGATTGTTTTATTTTTCTTGATTTCTTCCAGTATGTATTTTACTTCATTTTTATCAATCTTGTATGCTACTGGTATTCTATTATGTCGTTTAATTTCTCCATCTTTTTTGTATTTGTCTACCCAACGCATCAAACTTCGTGCAGAACATTTGAATATTTTACAAACTTCTTCTTGTGATTTGTCTTCGGTTAAATAATAATCAACAGCAGATAATTTATAATCCTCGCTCTTATGATTAGGCATATATAATATTGACAAATAATTTAAAAACTAATTATTATTTACATAAATAATGGAACTTACGGAAGAATACAATTTGCTTTGTCTAAAAAATAAATTACAAATTAACCTAAAATATTATTTATTAGGTTCAAATAAACCATATCATTTATTAGGAAGAGCTTTGGATATTCTTAAATTAAAATATAATACACCAGACAACGAAGTGGAAATATTGAGACAAAATATTCATAATTATGTATTTTCGTTGGAAGTTTTGCGAGTTGAAGATTGGATAGTAAATTGGAAAAATAAACAATTAATTAATGAATTAAATAATTTTGTTGATACAAGCAGAAATTACGAATTAGAAGAACAAATAAAAGAATTACAAAAACAAATAAACGAAATTAAAGAAATGAATATAACGCAAAATAAAATAATGGAAGTTATTGATGAAAAAATAACATAAATTATAAAATTGATTTAATTTAATTATATAAAAATAATGTAATATATAATTTAATAATATGAATGAAGAAGTTTGGAAAACATTAGATAATTTTTCAAATTATGAAATTAGTAGTTATGGAAATCTAAGAAATAAAACAACCAATTATACACTTAACCCATGTATTAAATCTGGTTATTTATACACATCATTAAAAAATGATCACGGTGATGTTAAACCTATGAAAATACATAGGTTAGTTGCGTTAAGTTTTATTCCTAATCCAGAAAATAAATATTCAGTTAATCACATAGACCATAACAAATTAAATAATAATTTGAGTAATTTAGAATGGGCAACTTCTAGTGAACAAAATAAACATAAAAGAAAACCAAAAAAAGAAATACAAGAATTAGTTTCTTCGCGATCAGTTTGGAGAATTGATAAAAACACTAATGAAAAATTAGAATATTACAAAACTATAAGGGCAGCGTCACAATGGATTTTTGATAATAATTTAACAAGTGTAAAAGAGTTTAATGATGGAAATAATATAAAAACGAAAATATCCGCAGTAGCGCAAGGGAGAAGACCAACTACATTTGGTTATAAATGGGAATATTGTAATGAATGTGAAAATAAATATAATGATGAAGAATGGAAAGATATTCCAAGTGATATTATAAAAGGAACCAAAGGATACAAAATATCAAATTATGGCAGAGTTAAAAATCATAAAGGAAGAATTACAGAAGGTTCTAACCATCATGAAAGTGGTTATTTGTGGGCGTGTATTTATCCTCATTCATATTTATTACATAGATTGGTTGCAAAAGTCTTTATTCCTAATCCGGAAAACAAAGAACAAGTAAACCATATTGATGGGAACAAACAAAATGCCTGTGTAAATAATTTAGAATGGTGTTCAAATACAGAAAATCAAATACATAAAATTAACTCAGGTTTGTCTAATACTACTAAAAAAATTGTCCAGTATGATTTACAGATGAATAAATTAAATGAGTTCAACTCGCAGATAGAAGCATCAAATGAATTAAAAATCTGTTATACAAGCATAAGTAAATGTTGCCTTAATAAGCAAAAAACTGCTGGAGGATTTATATTCAAGTTTGTTGAATAATAGTCAGTTGTTTAAATGTAAATACATTAGGCAGTTGTGTGCTTTGCTTCCATATGCAATTTAAATAATCCTTTTGTAAAATGACCAAAATCACACGCTTCACAATAATATTTAAACTCCTTTTTTCTTTCTTCTTTATTTGAGTGATGATTTAAATAATGGAGTTTCATATTTGTTGTGCGTGTTGTAGTATACTCACACGATTTACATTTTGGTTCTAATATCTTATCACTTCTCGTTTTTCGTTTTCCATTATTTTTATGTTTTTCACATTCCAAATGTTGGTTCCAGTGTGCTTGGTATAAACACTTATAATTACACACTTCACAATGGTATTTCATTTCAGTTTCATTAGAAGTTTCCATTTTTCTTATAAATATACACAATTTATATTTAAATTATTTGCGTTAAAATAACTTAAAAAGAAATAATATAGTAGTATATAAAATGAAAGTTAAGAAAAAGAAAAAGGAGGATTTCAAAGAGTTTAGGAATAATGAAAAATCCGCATATAAAACTTTCAAAATACCCTTGAAGACGATTTTACTTAATCGTGATACAACACAACCAGTTATAGATCATTTGGTTTTTGAAATGAATGATTTGGTTATTCATACATACCAATTTATTCGGTTATATGTTTTGCATCAATACACACAAAAACTTGATTTGCCAATGATAGATGATACTTTTATTTTGTATTGTATCAAAACATTAGGCAGTCGTGATAATAGAGGTAAAAAAGGAAAAGATACATCACTTTTAGAAACATTAGAGCAATTCTACACAACCGAATATCAACCTTTATTGAACCATGTAAAAACCAATTTGAAAAACACTACCTTTTTATTACCTTATTTAGCTACGCAAATACATACTTCTTTATCCAATAATACACAAGAGCATTTTATTCAACACTTTTTACGATTTATCAACAAAACAACAACTGAAATTACAGAAGATAAAGCAACCTTATTTCAATTCAAAAAGAACCTTATGGAATTGAATGAAACTGATATTATGTTTACAGAATGGAAAAATACACACTTACGCCATATCATTCCGCAAAATATCAAAAAGTCAATTTATTATGATGTAAAAGTTAGACCATTTGAGTATTTGAAAGGAATGTTGTATATGAACTCTGTATTAGAAAAACAAGAAAGCAAACTATTCCAACCATTACCATTACGCAACAATATCATACCAAAACATATTATTATTGATACTGCAAGTTTAATAAACCTATTTTGTCCAGAAAAAGACAAAGATGGTAATAAAGTTAAAAAGGGTGAATTATTAAGTAATGTAAAAGACAACCAAAACGAAGTATGGTGCAACTTTTTGGATTTGAAAAATAAAATATTCAAAAATAAACATTATCAGTTTCATAATCAAATCCAAACGGACGGAATTAGTTGTTGTTTGCTTTTTATTAGAAAAGATTTGAAAGATAAAAAATGGGGTTCACGCGTTCCAGTTTTACAAGAACAAGATTTCTACAATATTGAGGATTTATCCAAAGAGCAGTTAGACACTTTGAAAGACAGAAATATTGTTGGTTGTGATCCAGGTAAGCGTTCGTTAGTTTATATGATGGATAAGAATGGACATAAACTACAATATACAGCACCACAAAGAAAACGAGAAAGTAAAGCAAAGTGTAGTCAGCGTATTTTATTATTGGAAAGAAAACGAAACGGAATTATTGAAAAAGAAACTATATTATCGTTTCAAAATAGTAAATCAGTTGATTATGAAAAGTTCAAAATATATTTGGTTGAAAAAGATAAACTAAATAAGGAAACCATAGAGTTTTACAAACGAGATACATGGAGAAAAATGAAGTTTCGGCAATATAGTTATGGTAAGAAAAGTATTGATACATTTTTGAATAAAATAAAAGAAACATTTGGAGAAAATATCCTAATCGGTTATGGTAATTGGAGTAGGTCAACACAAATGAAACATTTTATGCCTACGATGAATAAAGGATTAAGGAAATTAATTCATAAGAGATATGATACAATAACGATAAATGAATGTAATACAAGTAAAAAGTGTTGTGATTGTAATAAGGATTTGGAATATTACAAGGATAAGGAAGGTAAAAAAGTGTTTCGCCTGTTAATCTGTTCTAACTGCGTGAGTTGCGAAAACAAAAAAATCGTATTTAGAACAAGAGATGCAAACTCTTCAATAAACATAATGAAATTAACGCAATCTTGGATAGAAAAACAAGAACG